GAATATGCTTTAGTTGAATTGAATAAAAAAGAAGCCCCAAGTTTACTTCTTGAGGATTATAATTATTTTATCAATAAAGCTATAAATCAATATATAAATAAGATATATAATGCCTATGATATTAATCAGCAAAAATCTGATGATCTTAGGGTATTAAAAGCTACGGCTATGCTTTCCCCAGCTAAAAGTGATGAATTTGCTAATTCATACTTATATAGCAAGGCATATGAAGTAGATTTACCAGATGACTATTTACATATACTAAACTGTGTAGTAGAGTATAAAGTAAAGAAATACTATAAATGCTATAATGCAGAAGATAGAGTTCATTTTGGAGCAAAAAGGCTTACTGCCGATATGTTTTCCCAAATATTGAATAATTATTATTTAAGACCTACCTATAAATCTCCCTACTTTTATATAAACAATGTCACTATTGAAAATGATTATCCTACAAAAGATAATCAAAAAACAATAGTTGCAGAAAATTATATAATATCATTTACTAATGTAGATGAATTAATTTCGGGAGAAACTACTCTTACAATATCTACTCCTAATGGAGAATTGTCTTTTGTATATGGTACAGATTTTACTGATAATACTACATTAAAAGCTGCATTAGATTTAGAACTAGACGGCATAAATATAGATGGCGGAGTTATAATTCCGTCACTGGATAATAGTGGAATTAAACAAGTAGTTGCAGTTGGAAGCAATGATCCAGATATGCAAGTTACAAAGGTACCAAGAGTAGAAAGAATTCAGGAAAATAGATATGGAAACAGATCTAAAGTAAGAATGGAAATTAGGTATGGCAAAGATGATGCTGTATTTGAATTAAATAAAGTATATATAGATTACCTGAAGGCTCCTCAATTTATAAGATTATCTCAAGAAGAGATTGATAAAGTGGAAGACTCTTCTCAGGTTTTAGAATTTCCAGATTATGTGTGTCAGGAGATTGTTAATGAATTAGTTAGACTATTAATGGAGAATGGAAGTGATCCTAGATTACAAACTCATATACCTATTAATCAGTCCATAGCTCAACCACAACAAGAACAACCACAACAACAAAAAAGATAAAATTTTTAAAATAATAAATTTTTAGTGAAATGTATCAATTTACAACGAGCACAATCATTAATTCTAATGTAGATTCTAACGGTAGTACCCCTAAGTATAGCGGAAACAGTTCTGCATTTAGAGTAACAAGGGTTAATACCTTTTTAAAAGATAAAATAGTCAGTGTTTATAAAAGGCCCTATGCGGCTGGAGTAAAAGAAGTAGCAACTGTAACAGTTCCTACATTAACAACTGGCGAAGTCGCAAGACTAGTAATAGATCTAAGGATGTCTCAGAATACTTTTTCTGACTTCGCAAATACATACTTGTATTTTAAAAAACCAATAGTAGTTGAAGTGGTAGCTACAGGAACCGCAGCTACAGACGCTACTGCATTAGTAGCTCAGCTTAATGGCTTAAAAGATAGATTTGGTCATGGGTATGTAATAGCTACTGTGGTAGGAGCTGATATTACTCTAACTGCTACAGATGTTTATCAGAGATTCCACTCTGTAACTGTAGAAGAACTAGTATTAGCAACTAATTCTATTGTACAATATAATTCCGTAGTTAAAGCTACAGGAAGTGTATCTGTTGCAGGAGCAATAGGTTTTGGAGACGATGACTGGATGATGAGGATTGTTAAAGTTCCTACTTTAGATAACTTACGTCCTTTTGGAATTAACAGAGAAGAACTTCCTGTAATTGGTGGTAACTATACTCAGTACACTTTAAGATATGTAACAGATAAAGATCACAACGATGGGGTATGGTCAGGAGCAAATTCTGTTACTACTCATGTATTTTATGTAAAATCTGATCTAGTAGCTGGTTTTGAAGCAGCTCTTGCAAACACAGGTTTGGTAGTAGATACAGTCGGTGTAGCTGTTACAGGAGTAACAATAACTAGTGGAAACCTAGACTTATCTGATTTCCCAAGCACTGGGTATCAAATTACTTATACTACTACACCTAGCGGTGTAACAGGAGCAGTATGGGAGGCTAATGCAGCTGGTAACGTAGATGCGGCTTTAGCTGACGCAGATTTTACAAAGGTAACAGTAACTCCTACTGGGCAGATACTATTAGCTTCAGGTCATGGTTTAGCAGCTTCTGACAAGATTGGAGTAAAAGTAACTATAGATGGATTTACCACTACAGCACAAATTACAGTTCAAGCTTAATATTAAAGGCGGGCAGCTCTGCCTGCCTTTTTTTATTTTAAATATATAATATGGTTAGTAAACTCGCATATGCTATATATAATGATATAGTAAGTGGATTGGTAGGAATAACATCAAATCCAACAATATCTATAGAACAACTAGAAGATGATGTAGTTGATGAAAGACTACAAATTATAAAGGAGTATTCCTTAAAAAATTTAATCCCAAAGAAAGATTTATTTATGTCTATAAATTGCATAGATATAGATTGTAAATCTTTAGATAAATGTGATTGTGGTACAGACCTAACTACCCCAGAGTTACACTTTCAAATTCCTCAACTAATAAATGACTTTGCAGAGGATGCCATAGAATATATTGGGTCTATAAATAGAGAAGTGGAATTTAAAGTATATACAGATAAAAGTTTTAGATATCATAAGTATAAAAGAAGGGGAAGTAATAAACCATTTGTTTACATTGAGACTACACCAAACGAAAATAATATGTATGATGGATGGATATTTAATGCTCCTTTTACAAAAAAAATATCCATAATAGGAATTTTTAAAGACCCAAGACAATTATCACAGTACTCTTGTTGTTCAGGAGATGATCTAGAAAATTATACTTTTATCTCTACAGAAATTAAAAAAAGACTTACTGAGAAAAAAATTAGGTATTATAAACAATTATACCAAGGACCAACTCCTAATAATCAAGTGGCAAAATAATGAAGGAATATCCATTTTTTACAGCATATACACAGGCTAATGATTTGTACGGTTTTAATAGTCCTGCTGACTATTTTGAAAACGTAGGAATAATAGCTTGGGGGAAAATAGGAAATCAAAGATATAGACTATATTCCTTTAAAACCAAACCAGATAAAAATCCCGATGGCAGCTATTACGTAGACTTACCATGTAATTGTGATGAAATAGAAGCAGTTACAGCTAGTTATGAGGATTATCAAAAAACAAGCCCATCTATTTTACAAGAAAATTTAGATAGTGCCTGAATAGAAAGTTATGTGGAATCTAGAAAATCCCACACTAATCATTTTTATCCATCTGGGAAATATATAAAGTATTTAAGAGAAGGAAATAGGATATATTTATCAGATAGATTTGACGAAGTTAATATTTTATATAAAGGCTTTTTAGTAGATGAAGAGGGTTTACCTTCCTTAACAGATAAAGAGGTAGATGCAATAGCAGTATTTTGCGTATATTCTAAAACTTTTAAAGATGCTTTGGTTACTAAAGATCAAGCAACTTTTCAACTAGCACAAGTATTAAAATTAGAATGGGAAAAGAAATGTACTCAGGCTAGAGTACCAGATTTTATAAATCAAAATGAAATGGATGAAATATTAAATGTTGCGGTTTCGTGAGATAGAAAACGATTTGGTAAATCATTTAAGCCCATTAGGTAATGAGGGTGCTTTTTAATCATGGGATTACAGCAGAAGAGTTATATACCAATATGCCTCCTACAGTTTTTCAAAAAAAATGATCTTGACTTATAAAAAATGGTTGTAGTAATATGACCTACCAAGAGGCAATATCAGACCCATTTAAGTACGGTATTAGTATTATAATGAATAAGGTGATTGATGATAAGGTGAGATTTTTAATGCCCGTGATTGGAAGCACATATATTGATTTTGAGGTGGTATTAGAAGAAGACTTTATGAGGCATAGAAGGTATGGAAGATTTCAAAATATAGATATAATAAATTCGGACTTTACTGGTTACTCTATAAGATATTATTTTAGTAATAGAGCATACCAAAAATCCTTTCAGTTTTATTTAGGAGGAGAATTAAAGAGTAAATTTTTAGAAAAAATAAATTCAGGAGAGAAATTCTACTCCATTAAAAATATTACTATAAAAGATATAATTCCAGAACTTCATAAGAAATTTCCCAATTTTACTAAAAAGGAATTAAAAAACTTAATGGTATTTGGATTAAAACGAATGCATGCGGCCATTAGATATGGTTGTGGTATAACTATATCTACTAATAAATATAGTAATTGTTATTTTTTTATAGGGGCTTTATATTCTGATCCAAAAAGACAAGTTAGAAATTATGTAGCAAAAAGGGATAAAAAACTTAGAATATTACATAAATGAAATGAGACAAAATGAGATAACTACTATTATATAGGATTATCTCCAGGTGCTTTTGGGAAATGAGTAGAAAATAATAAAACTAGAAGAACTTTAGTAGAATTTAATAATGTAATATTAAGAAAAATTCAAGAAGAGATATATTCTAGAGATAGAGAAGTTTATTTATTTAAAGTTAAAATGAAAAAACCTTTAGGATGAACTCATAGAGAAGAAACTCTAATATATAGAAATCCTGAATATATAGGGAAAACAGTGGATTGAAAGTTTATTCCTTCCACATTAACATGAAAAGAATTAATAAAAGAATATGAGGCAGGAACAAGTTAACACTTTTGAAGGAGGTTTAGTATATGACTTAAATCCCCTTGTTACTCCTAACAATGTACTTACTGATGTTGTAAATGGTACATTCATTACATTTAATGGAAATGAATTATCATTACAAAATGATGCTGGAAACATAGTTATAAATATAAAAGATTCAAATGATACTATTCCTACATATAATCCTACTTTATCGTATACAGTAGGTAATAAAGTAGCTACAACAGATGGAAGAACTAACCAATTAAGATATTGATTATGTGTATCTAATACTAACATAGGAGAAGATCCAAAAAGTTATCCTAATAAATGAGAAGAATATATAGTCAGGCTTTCACCAGGATTTTACCCATTAGCAGTAAAAGAATACGGCGGAGTATTATATATAATTTCTGGTAAGAATATACTAAAAATGTCTGAAATTTATCAATCGGATAAAATATATTCAAAAGGAGACATAGTGAGGCTAGGGTTAGATTATATAGGACAAGAAATACAAGGGCATTTTTATATGTCCCTTAAATATAATAATAATGAACCTATATCAAATACTGCATATTGGAAATATTTAGGAGATATAGAAGAAGCTAAAAAATATGATGAAGTTGAATTTGGAAGTTATCCAAGTCCAAATAGAATATCTAATAATAATTCTAATACACAAGAAGAAAGTATAAGTTCTTCTCAAATCTCTAGTACAAAAATATTAAATGAAGCTACTTTAGGGCCTGGAGATTATTTAACCTTTGATAATACAACTTTAGATTTAGATTATATAACCAGGCCAGGAGAACATCCTCCAAGATTTTATATAGTTAAACTACAACAACAATTAAGTAGTGGATATAAAGATCTAACACAGGATATAAATGATGCCTTTATTAATTTTTCAGGAAATAAAAATGAGCATTGATTAAATTCCCCAGAATTTAAATTTTTTACTCCTCATCTATTTAGGGGTAAAATAGGAGTTTCATTAGAAATAACACCTCTTAAATCTTTTACTATTTCAAATAGCCCATTAAGTTATAATCCTACTACAAAAAAATACAGTACATCTATAATAGCAAGTGTGTATTATTGAGATAATGTATATGGGATAAAAGTTTCAGGGTTTGAATTTACTGCCACGATAGAAGGAATATCTACACCTATAGTTATAGGATCGGTGTCTAATGTGGCAGGAGCAGGTTATGATAGACACGTACTTCAAATATTTACCTTAAACGATATTGATTATATAAATACTGGGAAAATATTAAATATTATTGTAAAGCCTATATTTATGTATAATAATACTAATATAGCATGAAATGAATTGCCAATAGAATATAGTAATAATTATATAAGAGAAAGAAACATTTTAATATATGACAAAGCTTCTTCAGGAGGAATTTCTATAAGCAAAGCATTACAACTATTTCCTCAACTAAATGCGTGTGATTTATCTAATCCTGGGTATAGGAAATATACTATATTGCCTTTAGTTAATTCTTATGGAGATCTTGTAGATATGAATTTATCTACAACTTCTACTCCTTATGTACTGACATTATGAGGAGAATCTGCTCCTATTAATACATTATCAGTTGGGACCTATTATTTAAGTGGTAATAGTATATCTAATATATTATGATCTTCAGATTATAGCAGTCCTCAGTATGACGCTGTAAAATCAATATTAGAAGCAGAGATATTAAATACTCAAGTAATAATAGAAGACTTATCTTGTGAATTAATACCATTTACTTTAAAAATACATGGGGCTAATGATAATACTAGAATAGTTATTACTCAGCAAGGAATGAGTTATGTAGATTTATTTGGTTCTGAAAATACATTCTTAGTTAGAAAAGGTATATCTTTTGGTATATATGTAATACCAGAAGAGCATTATTATGAAACTATAGAAGATACCAGAGTAATAAATGAGGCTACAACTTCTAATTATACATTAATAGCTAATTTGACTCTACATACCTTTGACGATTTTAGAATTTTAGGATGATTACACTCTCCACCAACGTGGAGCCCAATAGCGGCAGAAGTAACCTATAAAGACATATCTCTGGTGGGCAACTATGGAAGCCAGATGGTAACAATTACTAAGGTATTGGAAACAAATAGCACATATTATCCCTCTGCAATTATATTAATGGATGGTTTTGAATCGGTTAAATTTTACTCAGAGGTATATAGCTATAGATTAGTAGGAATACCGCAAACTAGTCAAATGATATTTTATAATACTCCCAATCCTTTAGACTTTACTATGTTATCTGGATCGGTCTTTAGAATCACTAAAAACTTTTAATTATGGCACTTCCAGGAAATTTAAACAACTCTCCTATAATAACTACTACTATACATGGGTTCCCTACTGGGGGAACTCTTGTATATAAGTATGCTCCTTTTCAAAATTTAAAGAATAACTTTCCAGGACAAGGAGAATCTGGATTGTCAGATTTAACTTTAAAAGCTGAGGAGGCAGGAATTTCAGTAGATAAACCAATAATTCTACAAATAGAGGAGGCTTATGATGGATCAGCCAATCTAATTATTAGTGATAGAGAAAATCCTTTAAAACTAGTTAATTCAAGATTTTATCTAACTGATTCCTCTAATTATAAAATAGCCGATAGAAAAGGTAACTTAGATACTAATATTTATACAAGAGATAATTTTAAGACAGAGGCTGGATTAATAAAAACTACTAAATCTATAGTAACCTTAGATTTTTTAGGGGTATTAGAAGGAGGAAGATTACCTGTTGGTAATTATAACTTTTATTTTAGGTTAGCTGACTTTGATGGAAATGAAACAGACTTTATATCAGAATCTGGTCAAGTAGTATGTTATATAGGGGCAGTAAATAAACCTTCTTCTATAAGAGGAGGATTATTAGACGAAAATAGTGAAAAAATGGTTAAGTTTAGATTAAATGATCTAGATTTAGCCTATGATTATATAAATGTTTACTACACTAGAAATACTGGAGAAGATCTTATAGACACTACCCATGTATATAAAGTAAACAATAAATTTAAAATTACAGGAACCTCTACTACTGTATCCATAACAGGATATGAAGAAGTAGAAACTTTATCTTTACAAGAATTAAATTTAAGATATGCTCTTTTTGACAAAGTACAAACAGTAACTAGCTGTCAAAATATGGTATTTGCTGGAAATATAGATAATAATTACGAATTGTTTTCTAAATTAGAAAAGTACAGTCTATTTATAACTCCTAAAATTTCTTTAGAATCTAATATAGGAAATATAGACAGTAATTATTCAGATAACTCTATAAATAGTAATGAATACTATAATCCAGACAATATATATTATAGACTATCATACTGAGATGAGGAAATATATAGGTTTGGTATAGTATATATAATGAATGATTTTAGTTTGTCTCCTGTGTTTAATATAAGAGGTAAAAAGAATATACATACTCAAAGTATCTTTAATCCTTTAGACATAACTCAAGAAATAAGCTATGATGAAAATTATAATATCTTATATAATGACCAGAAAACAGATGAAAATGTAAAGGGAGTATTTAGAATAGATCTAGGACCGGAAAATATATTTAGTAATACCGATGAAATAAAAAGTATAGGTATAAAGTTAGAATTTGACCCCTCTTTATTTTCTCCCGCAGCACAATTAGAAAAAATTACTAGAGGATTTTTTATAGTAAGACAGAAGAGAATACCTACAATTTTAGCCCAAGGATTATCTATAGGCACTACTAAGAAAGGGTATATCCCTACTATAAAAGGAACTAATGGATATTTATTAGAAAGCTTTCTACAAGCTGAATCTAGAGGTAATAAAACTATACCAAGACTAAGGAGAAGTATTTATACTATATCAGATTCTGAAGTAAATAAAAATGCCTTAATATGTCCGGAGGCTTCTATAAGAAATGAAATTTTTGGTTCTATATTCAATTCTTCTACTTTCTCTCTACAAAAATCTAAATATCAACTAACTGATAAGAATTTTTATGGAGCATCAGGAGTAGAGTTTAATAAAAGATTCTTTAATGTAAATATGTCTTATAGGAGTAGACCTGCTGAAGAATTGCCTAAAAATTCAGAATTATTACTTATATCTCCTGAAACTAGTATAATAAATAATAAACAAGCTTATTTTAGTTCAGTTGCAGGTAATGCACATGAGGCATGAAAACATACAGATCCTATACATGGAAATGTAGATGAAATTATTGAGGCTACATTGGTAGACAATAAAACTTTATCTACAGATACTAGAAAAACAAGGGGAATATTTAATAGTTATATAGGACTTAGCAATGAAGTAGAAGATTTACATTATTATAATATATACAATAAAGATTATAGTATAAATAAAATAGACGATTACTTCAAGATTAGATATAATGATTCTTCTCCATTTTACCCAGTTTCAGATAGAGTAGGATGGAATAATCTTATAGGAATAAATAGTCATACTGTATATAGAGGAGACTGTTACATATCCACCTATACCCACAGAGTTATGTGGAATTTTGCTGATCCAGAGTTTCCAACAAATAATAAAATAGTAGACCCATATACTTGGTATAAAAACTATAAAGTAAAGGAGACTACTATAAAAATAAGTGGAGGGTCTTTAACAGATACAGATATAGTAGTGGAGGATAATAGTAACTTCTTACAAAATAATACTGCTGATAAAATATCATATCGAAAAGTATTAAATACATTTACCTATAAAATAGGGGAATTAGTTAATGATATTGATAATGGGATAGATTTAAATAAAGCTACAATACTGACTCCGGAAGATAAAAAATTTAAAAAATATTCAGATTCTAATGGAGAATTTGGCACCAGTAAATTAAATAGAGCAGATATAAATGCAGTAGGGTTAGGACACTGAGTAACTTTTAAGATATGCAGTAATATAAACCTGGCGTTACGAGACCAAGACTTTAATAATCCATCAGAAGAAGCAATATATAAAAGAAAAAGAAGCTTTTATCCTTATAGTTCAGAGGACCTAAATAATAATTTACCCGAATCTACTGTAATAAATAAAGGTATAAGTAATACATTAGGTAATAGGCAGTATTTTGAAATACCAGATGTTCCTTTCATAAAAACTAGTTTTACCAATAGGATATACTATTCTAATTTGCTTATAGATTCTATATTTAAAGATGGAAGTAGAGTATTTGAGTCTCAAAACTATCAAGATTATACATTAGAATACGGCCAATTAGTTAAATTAGTAGAATGGTATGGTTCATTAATAGCTGTAATGGAACATGGGGTATTAATGATACCTGTAAATGAAAGGGCTATATTAGCAAACCAATCTGGTGAGGACGTCTCTATAAATACAGAAAAAGTTTTACCTAAAAATCCCAAAGTACTTTCTAATACTTTTGGATCAACTTGATCAGATTCTATAATAAAAACTCCAAGGTTTATTTATGGGATTGATACAATAGCTAAAAAGATCTGAAGAACCAATGGAGAATCTTTGGAAATAATATCTGATATGAAAATACAGAAATTTTTAAATGATAATATACTATTAAAAGTTACTGATAAAGAAGAAGATATTATTAGACATTTTGTAAAAAGTCATTATAATGCATTTAAGTATGATGTAATTTTTGTATTCAAATATGGACTTAAAGAATGAGTTTTATCTTGAAATGAGCTGGCTGATAAATGAGTAACCCGTTATACATGATTTCCTGAATTTTCTGAAAATATAAATAATATTTTTTATACCTTTGCAAATAAAGATAAACACCCCACACATTACGGCAAATTATTTAAACATGGATGGGCCGGAACTCTAGAAGAACAAAATTACATAAAATCAACGTTCTGATATGAACAACAACATCCATTTGAATTTGAATTTGTAGTAAATGGCACACAGGGAGTTCAAAAAATCTTTAACAACTTAAAGATTATATCTAATAAAGCAGAGCCACATTCTTTTACCTACGAAGTAGTAGGGGAAGGATATGATTGATTTAAATATAAAGAAGTTATATCCTGAATGGAGAACCACGGTGATTTTAATACAGGATTTGGTACAGAAGATTTAGATTTTATGTATACTGAGGATGGATATTATTCTATTTCAGAGGGAACTACTTCATATGAAGATGCCTATAAATTTTTACTTACTCATAACATGAAAGAAATAGAGGCTATATATCCAGACTTTCCTAGACCTCCAAATGCAGGAGATTTAGATTATTTTATGAAATTGCCTTATATACCTAAAGTAAAAACTCCTTCCCCAATAGATACTATAGATTGAAATACATTAAAATATGATACTGTTTTAATCAATGATCTATGAAATGGAGAGGATAGGGTATTATCTCATCAACTTGGTAGAAATATGAATAATGCAAGTTTTAGGAGACTAAAAGGAAATATGCATTATGTAGAAGATTCTTGAGATATACAGATTCAACCCGTTAGGTTTAGGTATGCTTTTATGAAAGGGGATAAATTAAGGTTTTCTTCCTTTGTTGAAATGAAAGTAAGAGATAAATATGTAAAAATAAGAGTTTCTTATACAGGCAAGAAACTTGTTATTATAAACGCAATAAGAACATTATTAACTATAAGCCATGCTTAATGATAATCTACAAAAGTTAGAAATGATTAATATCTTTAATAGATATAAATTAGATACAAGAACATTACAACCTATGACTCCTAAGTCAGGCAGTTTACCATGAGGAGATAAACTTAGAAAATCGTTAAATTTATCTGCATATAATTTAGGTAATATAGCAAAAAGTGATTATGGTAAATATATAGGGCAAGGTGTAGGAACATTATCTACTATTATTCCCTCTCAATCTGAGGATCCTACTACTAATTTAGTAAATGAAGGATTAGGAACTGTGTCAGATATAGCAATGTCTATTCCGGGAGGACAAACTGTAGGATTAGCAATGAAGGCATCTGGATTAATAGGTAAGGGAGTAAATGCTATAACAGGTGGAGCATTAACTATGGACAATTCTACTAGCGGTATAGACAAAGTATTATCTTCAGATTATTTAAATTGAACTCCTATTGGGTTATTTAATAAAGCTACTTCTTCTAAAGTAGAGGGTACTGATCAAGACTTAGCTAATTTAGCGGGAAGCTATGGTAGCTCTGAAAATATAGACGACTATGAAAGAGGAGGTCTAGCTAAAGGATTTGATAAATTATTTAATTTATTTAGAAAAAAGAAAAAACCTACTAAAGTAGAACAACAAAAACAAAAGGTAGAAGGAGCTCAATCTAGAAATGTAATGAAGGCAATGACTGCACAGCAAGCTAATAAGGATATGTTGGCAGGAATTAATACTACCAGTAATGTGGTTCAGAAAAATATACAGCAATTATCAGGAGGATTTAGTCCGGAAGCTTTAAGAGTATTATCTGCTAAAAGAGGAGATATATTAACTATAAAAAATGCTAAAAGGAAGGCTATTACTAAATTTAAAGAAGGAGGTCCATTTAATGTAATAGTAGATGGAGCTTTACATGCCAGAAAGCATAATTTAGATATAGAGGATATAACAAGTAAAGGAGTACCAGTCATATCTTACGAAGAAGGAGGAGAGGTAGTACAACACGCTGAGGTAGAAAGGGAAGAAATTATATTTAATAAAGAATTAACTTCTAAAATAGAGGATCTTTATAATAAATATAAGGACACAAATAACGACGATATTCTTATAGAGGCTGGAAAATTACTTACCTTTGAATTACTTGAAAATACTGTAGATAATGCTTTAGTAATTGATAAAGTATAATGAATAAAGTAAAAATAAAAATAGCTGATAAGACCTTCAAGGTAGAATTAGCTAACACAGAAGAGGAAAAAGAAAAGGGATTACAAGGGATAAAATCTCTTCCTAAAGATGAGGGCATGTTGTTTATATTTGAAGATACTGAGGAGGTATCTATGTGAATGAAGGATACCTTAATTCCTCTAGATATAGTATTTATAGATCCAGAATTATCTGTAATAAAAATATACCAAGGAACTCCTGAATCAGAAGAAATATTTACAGAAGAAAATGTAGGCTTTGTACTTGAAGTGAATCAGGGTTCTGGTATAGCAATTGGAGATGAATTAGATTTTGCACCCAATTCAAGGGTAAAAAAAGATAAAATGGTAGTGATAGGGGCTAATGGAAAGCCGCAAATGGAATTAGAAGGAGGAGAGAGAATATTTAGTAGAGGCAATACTAAAACTCTTATAAAATTTGCAAAAAAAGCAGATATGTCCCAAAGAGATTCTGATTTTAAGGCTTTAGGTAAGAGAGTATTTAAGTTTATAGAGGCTCAGGATAATAACGAGCCTGAGTTTGTAGAATTAAAAAAGTAACAAATTATGAAAGTTAAGAAATTTCAAATGGGTGGTGAAATGTCACAGGGAGCACCCGCTCCAGAACAAGGAGCCCCAGGAGCTCCAGCAGGAGGAGGTCCAGAAGAACAAATAGCTCAGATGGCTATGGAGATAGTACAACAACTTGGACCAGAGGCAGCCGCAATGTTAGCGCAGGCTATTATGCAGGTATTGGAACAAGGAGCTGGAGGACCTGCTCCAGAGGGAGAACCAGTATATGCTAAAAAAGGAGGTAAACTTACAATGATAGGCAGACGATAGCCTACCTTAACAAGGGAAGCAGACATTCTGTCTTCCCTTATTTTTATTAAAATACATAAATTATATAATATGTCAGTTGTAAGAAAGTATCAAGGGGGTGGAAAATCCGGACTTTCCTTCAAGGACTATGCAATACAAAACATTAAAAAAGAAGAGTTTACTCCTGAAGCCTTAGCAAGTTTTCAATCTGCTGTGGATAAGTTTGATCAGTTAGCTAAACTTGATAACCTAGGAGAAGTATTTGCTATTGACCCAAAAGAAGGAAAATATACTATAAATGTAGATAAAATAAAGGATACTAATTTAAGTAACATAAATTGAACAGGTAGTTCTTTACCTGGTAAAAGAAATTTCTTTGGAAGATATAATTCTAGGGATATTAGGGGAGAAGAGGGATCTGGAGAAAGTAAATATATGGGAATAGTTGCTAATTTATTTGGGAACTATATGAAGACCTTCCCTTCTACAACCAGTACTAATGTATCTAAATCTTATAATTTAGGAGATATACAGGATTATATAAAGAACAAAGAATTTGGAGGGAAAGATTTTGATTTTGATTTATTATTATCTCAAAATTCAGAACCAGAAATACAAAATAAAGTAGTAGAATTAGTAAAAAATTCTCTACAAGATTATATAACCCAATCAAGTAAACAGGGACATAATCCTCAAGAGTATGTAGACCTACAAAAAGCCCACGATATACTAAATAAAGTTAATAACGCTCAGTCTTTTGAGGACGTACGTTTAGCTGTATTACCATTAGGTTGAAATCTAAAAGAGTTTTTAAGTTCAAAACCACAAGATTCCCCGGAAGTAAATAAACAAGATTCGTTTGGAGAGTTTTTATCTAGCAGAAATATACCAAAACATATTTATGAAGATTGGTATTCTAAGGGGTGAACATCTGCAAAAGGAAATCTTCCAGATTATTTAACTGATGTAAATCTTAAAGAGTGGTTTAATTCTTTGGGAGGAATAACATTATCTGATGACTCTGGGGCTAATATAGAATTATTGTCTCCTACAGGAGAAAGTTTATCAAATTATAAATTCGACTTAAGTTCTCCTTTATACGGCACTTACTTAGGAAAAGATAATTTTGGGAGACTAAAACACTTTAGGCCAGGAGTAGAAGGGTATGTAAATCCTGACACAGATTCAGTTCAAGGAGCTGGATATAGGCCCATTAAAGGATTAGTAGAAGGCAATACAAATTGAACTATATTAGGAGTACCTGAGGAAAACGAAGAGGGGTGGTCTTATACTAATAGGTTACTTCTACAAGATAAAAGTGGAAGGAAGGTAGAAGTAGTTAAAGCAGAAGATGGGACTTATAGGGATAAAAATAACAACCCAGTTGATATTAAACTTCAAACTTTTGGAGAAGGAGTGGTAGAAGGAGAGTATTTCGATGTTAGAAAACTTCTGGAAAATGATCCATTCAAAGATATTAAAGGAAGAGAAGATAATATAGAGAATATTGTTAAAGAACACGAGCCTCTAATGAGAGAAGGTTTTAGTAGGGAAAGCTATGAAAAATTTAAGGATTTAATAGGAAGACTTAGATATAAATTAGACTCTCCTTCATACTTAGATAGAGAAATGGCAGCTGGATTATATAGACAACTACTGTTAGATCCAAAATTAGCAAAAGATTTTTATGCCAGAACTAATGAAATAGGTAAACTTAATAGAGTTGCTAATAAGGCCAATAAGATATGAGGAAATAAACCTTCCGGTATGTATTATAAAGGAGGTATAATAAAAGCACAACAGGGGACTAAATTATCTACTAAAGAGGAAAGTTGACAAGACTATGTAAATAAAATAAGCACTTCCACTAAGTCAGGAGAAGGGGCTCCAATAAAAAGCTGAAGAGGTACTTTAAAAGACGCAAGTGGGTTAGAAAAGGCTGCGTTAGCTTCATCAGTAGCCAGTATACTTCCAGGAGTGGGGGCCCTTGGTGGATTAACAAGTGCTGGTCTAAATACTATAAGAAAAATAAAAGGCGAAGATGTTTCTGCTGGGGAAATTTTATTAGATTTGGGATTTGCAGGCTTAGGATTAGTAGGATTAGGCGGAATAGGAGCAGCAGTTAAATTAGGTAAATCTGCTAAAGTAGCGTCAAAAGCAGGGCAATTAGATGAAGCTATGAAATTAACTAAAGAAAGTCCTAAAGTACTTAAAAAATTAGGGTTGCTAGATAATAAAATAAAAATTGCAACTGAATCTTTAGAGGAAATATCAAAGACTTTATCTCCAGAAACTTTAAAAAATTCTACTTTTAGAAGCGCTGTTAAAAAAATAGCTGGGAAGACAGGACCTATAAAAAATACGGGCCTTACTCCGGAGGAAATTGTTATTCTTAAGGAAGCTGGTATATTTAAAAAAGGAGCCAACCCTTCTAGTTTATTAAGTAAAAATGCTAGCGAAACATTAAAGTCTTTACAACAAAAAGAAAAGGCATTAACAAGAGCAATAAAAGCAAAAGATAAATTCGTTAAACAAATAGACGATACCGTTAAAAAGTTAGAATCTGAGAAGAGTCTCATAACTACACCAGAAGTTCCAGGATGAATGGGTAAAAAATTAAGTAGAGTACCAGATAAAGCTAAAAATATAGCAGCTAATACTTATGGTATTGGGATTGTAGGACTTCCTGGAGTTTTAGGAGCAACAGAGGTAGTAAAAAGTGTATCAGAGGATGGACTAGCTAACATTAAATCAAGTGATTTAAAACAATTAGCTTATACAGCAGCGGGGACAAAACGATTTTTAAATAATAAAAAATTAGCGTCTTCTATAAAGAGTATAGTTAAAACCGAACCAGGTAAAGCTAAACTACAAGTAAGAACTAAAGCATATGACACAGATCTTAAAGCTCCAGAAATTGTTAAAACTCCAAATAAAGTTAAACAGTTTTTAAGTAGTAAAGCCAAAACTAAAACAACTTCAGTAGAAGCAACTAACAAAGAAAAGTGAGATACGTTTGCTAAAGAATTTAAAGAAAAAACTGGACAAGACTTACCTAAAAATGTATCTATAAAAGACATTAAAAATATAAAAGGAGAAGATACAATAACTGGAATAGTTAAGGCCTCAGATTCTAAATTAACCCCAGAACAATACGAGAGAGCAAGTAGAGCTATAATGGGTAATACTAGTAATTTTTCACTTCCAAATTTTTTAAAAGTAATTAAAGGACAGGAGGGAATAAAATTAAATTGGGCTACTTATGGAAAACCAAAGTATTTAACAGCTAAAGATCATATATTTACACCTGCCCCAACACTACCATCAGTAATATCAAATTCTAACCCTTTAAAAAAGCCATCGGCTTTTAGTAATTCAGTTCCTAGGGAAATGTGGGATTTAGATCCAGCATCCTATTTACAAAAGATAAGGAACCCAACTAATACATTAACATTAACTGGTAAATCTATAAATACCCCAATAAGTAATATTCCTACAAAAACTCAATCAGGAGCTTTAGGAGTAGATAGAAAATGGGATATTAAAACTCTTTCTGGTAAAGTAGATCCTTTAGCGGCTATTAATTTGGCTAAATTAACAGCATCTAACTTGGCAAATAAGAGAATACATAGAGATCTTATAAAAGCCAACGAGGCCTCTTATTATGCTAATCCTATAATGCCTAGAATAAATTTAAATACTCAATCTACATTTAATCCTTTATATGAAAATATGGCTTCTCAAAATAGAATGTTAGGAAGGAATATAGCAAAAAGTACTGATATAGATAGAGGAACTGTAGCTAGGCTAAATGCAGAAAAAATGGCTAACGATGTTATGATTAAAGGAGATTTAGCTAATCAAGACACTATAAACAAACTTAGGGCTGCTCAAAATGAAATGGACTATAAAGTTTTATTAGCTAACTCTGAGGCAGTTACAAAAAATAGAGCAAATTTAGCAGGTATAGCTAGTAAAAGATCTTTAATAGACGCAGAGTTAAGAAAAGATAGAGCTGGGCAATTTGATCAATATCTAAGTTCAGTAGCTTCTGGATTAGAGGCTAAGAGATTAAAAAAGGAACAAACAGAAGCAAGGGAAAAGTATTTTTCACTGGTTACTGACCCAGAGTATAAAAAATTATACGAAGAGTATAATACAAACTACTCTGAAGAAGCCTTAGCTAATCTTAAGAAACAGTTTGAAGACGCTAATAAAACAAATCTCTATAAGCCTAAATGGGAAGGTTCTGAACAGGAAGTAAAATGAAAATCTAATAAAGAGGCCTTAGCTAAGAGAATACAGTTAGCAGAAGAAGTTTTACAAGCAGGATTACTTAGACATAGATTAGGTCTTTTTGCCAAAGGAGGAAATATATCTGAAAAAATAAAGTCTAGAGATAGGGCTTTATTAGCAAGAGCAAAATATTACGAGTCTATATTAAGAAATACTGGACAAGTAAGAAGTTCATTACTATCATTATTTAAATAATATGAAAGTTAATATAAATAAATATAATACAGGTGGTCCTTTTCATAGGGCCACCTTTATTCCTGCTGCTATGTTACCTGAAGATTCAGTTGGAGCAACTACAACAGGGGACTCTGATAAAAAATCAGGAAAAGGATTAGTGGAAGATGATTTATTAGAAAAATTAGTAGGTAATGGTCTTACTAGCGACGTTAATATGTTAGTAAAGGAATTATCCAAACAAGATATGAATAGTATATTATCTCCAGGAGGTACTAATAAGGTATTACAACTTATAGGAAAAGTAAATGAGATAAAAAACAATAAAGAGATGTGAAACGAGGCTATAACACAGTCTAAGGCTAATGGTTCTTTTTCAGAAGTAGCAGTTTCTTCTGAAGGAGCTGTTTTTTATAAAAACTCAGAAGGAACTATAGGAGCTACAGATATAAATTCTTATACTAAGAATCCTAAAAAATATGGAGGACTGTTAACAGTATCTGACTTACTTTTAGAAAGACAAAGAAATAACGGATTGGCTTTTGACACCAAAATATTTAATATAGCTACTGCTTCTATAGGAATGGAAAAAGTAGTAGACTATGTATCTACTTTAGTTAAAAATATAGGTATGGATACTAGAGAGTTTACAGATACTTACTCAAAACAACAACTATTAGAAAAACAAAAGCAAACTCTCTCCCAACTAACAGGTAAAGTTCCTAGTAATTCCGAAATACAGGCTCTACATTCTCTACAAGAGGCCTTTGACACTCCAGGAGATTATACTGAAATATATACTAAAATAGCAACAGGGGAAGGTAAATTTGGAACAGCTATGAATTATATATGAAATAGTATGGATCCAAGATTTAAAAATAAAGTGATAGTTACTGCCGCTGTTAATGGTGTAGAAAATCCTAAACAATTTATGCTAGAAATGATGGTGGCTAATAATGCCTCTACTATGACTACTAAAATTTCCCCAATTAAAGAAAATTCATTAACAGATGTGGACAATACAGATACTACAAAATCCTTAACTAATTATCAAATGTTTCATAAAGATAAGTTAAGAAACCCAGATATGAGCTTTGTGTTTAATGATCCTAAATTACAGGTTTTATTTAGGGGAGCTGTAGGAGGAGTAGGACCAGTAATAACTCCAAAAGGAGAAACTGTAACTATGACTACTCTAGGAAATGTACTGAGTACTGGAATAGAACAGGTGTTAAAAGTAGGGGAAATATATTTTGGAAATAAAAAAGTTCCCAGAGAAGAAATTAATTCTATTATATATGATGGAGCAGATGCAGCTAAGGTATATATGCCAGTAAATAACCTAGGAGGACCAGACTATGAATCTTTTAAAGAATTTAAAGAGGTATATAGTATATACGAAGCCAATAAAAATCAACTAACCACTCAGGATATAAAGGAATTGTTTGATTCTCATGGATTTAAGGTAGATGTTGAGGAGACCATAGAAAATGGAAAAATAGAGAAAGTATTAAAAGAAAATGAATATGTTAAACCATTTTATATTTTATATGGTTATACTAATGACGCTACCTCTTTAATAGGGAAAGATAATGAAAATTTTGTAACTAAATTATCTAGAGATGAGAAGAAAGCTATAGTTCCTCAATTAGAGCAAATTTGAACTGTAGGTACTGGAAAAAATAAAGTAAATATGACCCCCTCTAAATTCTGAAATATAGAAGATTATTATAAAGGAATGATAGCTATTCCTTATAGAAAAGAACATGCCGCAATAGTAGATGGTCAAGTAGGGCAAGGACCAAGAGAAAAAGTATCAACCATATTAGATGTCCAAAGAAATATCAGACATTCTTCACAGCCTGCCACAGGAACTACTAGGGCTATACAGTTAACAAATTAATTATATGAAAATAACGAAACCAAATGATATATTAGTAGCTACTATTAATAATCCTAATTCCTCTACATACGATTTGATGTCTATAGGATTAACTCCGGAAAATACATCTTTTTTTCCAGATAAAGATACTTATAAAAGTAGCAATTATATAAAAGATATATTTAAAACAGAAGATGGTAAATTTGACGATGTTTCCTTTGATAATTTCTATAATTTAGCTTCGTATCACTATCAAAATATGAGTGATGAGGTATACCTCAAATCTTTAGATGAAGTAGAATATAGTCCTTTTGATATAACAAGACCTAAAGAGGCTAAAACTTTTAAGGTAGGTGTAAAATTTGAAAAAGAAATAAATCCATTTAGACAGTTATATAGTAGAACAGGTATAAATAGTATAGACGAAAGCCCTTTTTCTTTAAGAGAAATTGCTCAGCAGGAAAAAATATATGATCCTGATACTGATACTTGGTCTGATAAATCAGCTAATGATATTTCGCTACTTAAAAAATTATTTGGGGAAACTTTAGTATACGCCCAGTGGGATGAAGACGGTACTCATGTAGATCCATCTTCCCAGAGGGTTATAAAACATAAAAAGGGAGATTGAAAAGTAAACGACAGGGGTAATTTATATATAGAGAAATTAGCTGGGAGGGAAGTATATGGAAAACAAATAGTAAATCCCATGGATTTATTAACTACAGATGGGTCTGTTTTAAATCAGTTAGATTTTTTTGATTCAGATAGTAAAGATAAATCTATAACCAAAACTGCCTTTAAAGTAGCTTTTGATATTGCTCCCTTCTTAGTGCCGGCATCTCTTCCTTTCTTAGGAGCCTTAAAAATTCCACAGGTTTATGGAGGAATAAAGGCTGCTGTTGGACTAGCCGCAGTTATGCCTACCTTTTTTAAGTCTTTAGATGGGATTTTAGAAAATAATAATACTGGAGGAATAGCTAATTCCTTCACAGCAGCAGAGGGGTATATGTCTAAATTTACTACTTCTTCTATTTCAGATAGGGGCCAAAAATCATTATTTACCTATGAACAAATGAGTCAAATGGTAGGAGATATATTTTCTCAAATTTATGAACAAAGAGCAGCTGCAAGTTTATCTAAATTAATTACTAGAAATAAAGAATTAAAGTTTTCCGATAAACATAAAGAACTCATTACAAAAATAAATGATGGCATTATAAAAGACGTTATGGCAGGGAAAATAGGCTGAGATAAAGCTTCGGAAGTAGCTAATATAGCTAAAAGTAAAATTCCAGAACTGGCTGATTTTTATAATGCCAGATCTAATTTATCTAGATCTTTTTCTTTGGGTTATATGGCCTTAACTTCTACCGGACAAATATATGGAGAAGCTTTGGATGCAGGTTATGATAGGAGAGTAGCTGGTTTTGCTTCATTAGCAGCTGCTGCGGGACAATATGGTATTATGATGAATAATGCTATGGGCACTTGATTCTTAGATGAAAGTACTGGATATACTACTTCAAGTAATAGAGCCATGATATCAAAAAGTATAAAGGGGTACCTTGATGATATACAAGAACATATGAAAGCTATACCTACAAATCCAGGTAAAGCTAAAGGAGGACTTGCTACTACTTTTAGAAATATAAAAAATAAAATGTATGATATATTCACCTCTCCTTCTGAGTTACAAAATGCTATGGTTAAGAATGCTTTTGTTGAGGGGGTTGAGGAAGTAACAGAACAAATGGTATTAGATGCTACAAAAGGAGTATTTGATACGATGTCCTACCTAGGACTTATTAAACAAAAAGGTAGCTTTGGAGGATTTTCAAATGCCTTTAGTAGAGAAGGATTAGAAGAATATGTAGCTAACTTTGTTGGGGGTTTATTAGGCGGGGCCATGTTTGAATTTAATAGAAGAAAAATAGAACCTTGAGTTTCTGGAGAAGCTTTGCCACCAGACACTAAAAGATCTGTATATCAACTAGTTGCTAATGGGCAAACTGAGGCTCTTATAGAAGAAGTTAAAAAACAAAAAAATAAATTAGGAAATAATTATATATCTGCATTAAGTAATAATGATCTTCCTACAGAAGCTGCTCCTGGACAATCTCAAGCAGACTTAATAGCAGACATGGCTATATCTATGATAAGAAATATAGATGGGACTATGAAAGCTAAGGGACTTGCTGTATCAGACGAAGATATAGTAAGACATGCAATGATAGATCATTTAATTATACAAGACTTAGAAAATTCTAAAGGAGACTCTTCAATAGGAATAGAAGGTATAATAGTGGATGATTTTAGAAACGCAGCTTCTGAGATATTAAGAATAGAATCTGATATAAAAAGACTATCAGAAAATAAGGAAAAAGAAGAGGAGAATAAAGAAGAAATAAAAAGGCTTAAAGAGCAATCTAAACTACTTGAGAAAAGAATAGAGGATATAAAAGAAGGAAAATTAGCAGAGGATTATTTTACACAAATGTTATTTTATTTATCTAAAGATATTAGTGAACATTGACTTAATATAGATAAAGAAACATACACTAAAATAAAATATGAAAAAGAATATAATGATTTAGAAGCTAAAGGCCTAGGTATAACTAAAGAAGTTATAGACAAAGAGTGACAAAACTACATAGACTCAAAAGACTTAAGAAAAAGTATAGAAGTCGCTACTAAGGCTTATCTAGCTTTAGAGAAAGAAATGAATCCTTCTATAGCTAAATATATAGATTCAGGTTATATAGAAGAGCGTAAAAAAACTATCTCTAATTTAGTAGATAATTTAAAAACTCTAAAGTTATTTGACGTATCAACAAAAGAGTCTAGAGATAATACTATAACCCACTATATACGCACTGCTAAAGAGGTAGAATCACTAACAGGTAAGAGAATAATACCTTGGGAAGTTATAAATACAGATGTAGCAGATAAAATTATACAGGAAGAACTATTATCCTCAGTAGATTCTAAAACTGGGGCAAGGAGTAGCGTAAATATAAAATATTTAGAAGAAGAAGTTAAAGTAGGAGAAGATACTATTAAAAGAAGGGACATTATAAAAAATATTTTAAATCTAACATTATCAAGTCTTCCTCCCGAATCTTTAGTATATGATATGATTGTGGATAGATTTAACAATAATGTATTAAACTATAATTCTCAATTAGATAGACAAATTTCAGAATTAGAAAGTAAAATAACTTCTTCAAATTCTACAGAATTACAAACTCAAATTTTAGAACTAGAGAATAGAAAAATAGAGGTAACTTTAGAAACTTATGAAGATTCTAGCTTTAGACAAAGGCAAATATTTGAAACGGATGGTAATTTAATAGCCAAACAAAATGAATTACAAATAAGCCAAGAAGAAATTGATATAATAACAAATTCTACTAAAGAAGAACTATCCTCTATTATGACTTCTTATTCAGAGATTTTATCTGACTATGCTAATAAAAATAATATACCTAATGTAGAATCTTTATCAGAAGAACAAAAAATAGAAGCTTTATCAGGAGTAATAGCCTTATATAACGCAGTTAATAGAAATAATTTAATTTCTAATATACTAGAATCAGAAAATGATGATAAATTCTCAGAAGTAGAAAAAATAATCAATGATTTTATTGATAGGCTAATAAATATTCAACCAAAAGTGGAAGAATATAATGATTTTAAAAATAATATACTCTCCACTTTAAAAAAGCCAGATTTATTTAATGTAAATAATTATGCAATAGAGGCAGTAATAAAAGAAATTAAACAGTCTAAAAACTTAGATAGAGAGTTATTTTTAGAAATTCAAAAAATGTTTTCCTCTTTAGTTTCTGGTATAAAAAATAAATATCTAAAAGAAATATATTTTACTGATGAGGACATCTTCAATTTATTGGAAAATATAGAAGAAATTTATCCTAATATAGCAGAATATGTAGATAGTATAGTTAATGAGGATGAGTATGAAGAAATAATGCCTTCGTATATAAGAGAGGCTTTACATAAAAGTCCAGACTTAGAATCTGCAGCTTTAAGATTAGAGCAAGCAAGTACTACATTATTAGAATTAAAACGAAATAATGATAAAACTTTAAATAAGTTAGTAGAACTAAAAGAAATAATCTCTAATTCAGATAATTTTATTTCTAATACAATATATGATTTTTTAGAGAATTTTGAATTATCTTTGGAAGGAAATGAAAGTATAGATAAAAATACAGTATTTTCTGTCCTAAAACAAGAAGAACTTTCATTATTTAATTCCTCTGACATAACTAATTATATAGCAGAGGGATTAAGAGACCAGCACATACAACAAGCTATTAATACTTTGAAAATGGCTAAATCGGTTGTTTTTGGCATGCAGACTACTAGTATTGATTTAGGAGATCCTTATGGATTTATAGCCTCCAGACAATCTTTTGTTAAAAATAATAAGTTAGATTCTGATATTAAGTCTTTAAAGACTATAAGTTCTGATAGTGCAACAGTTATGTTGTCTGATTTACAAAGAATAGAAAGCAAACTAACTTTCCTAAAAGAGTTAGCTAAAGATAATTCTGGTAAAATTTTTGTAGAACAAGAGATAACTAGAAGTAGAGTAAATGAATTATCTTTAAAAGAGTGGGAAAGGCTTGTAAAGGTTGGTCTAGAAATAAATGGAAAGTCTTTTCTTCCAAATATAGAAGATATTTTATCTTCTAAAGATTCAGTTGATAAAAAACTTCTTAAAATTGAAGAGTCCCTCTTTGAAAGATATAAAGATAGCACCCTAGAAGAAAAACTAGAAGTAGTAAGGGAGCTTATTAAGGAATATAAGTATGTAAATTCTGTAGATACTTTGTATAAGGTAGACGGAAGTGATAGAATTTCTAAAGAGATGAAAGAACTTAATAAAAATGATTTTTTATTAGGTCTGATTTCTAATATAGTAATAAATTCTAGAGACTTTAATAATAGATTACTAAATATACTTAATGGTACTTTTAATAAATCCCCATTTTTTACTCAAGAGTTAGCTGCTAAAATTGCATATGCTTCTATAGTAAATCCAGAACTATTCTCCGAAGTAGCTAAAGAAAATAAATACCTTGGAGCTCAGGTAACTGACTATATTACTTATGTGCTTGGAGATGCAGGAACTGGGAAAACTACTGTAATATTTAAGACATTATTGATGATGCTACAGAATAACAATCCTAATATGAGTGTTTGATTTGCAGCTCCACATAAAGAGCAAGCGTCTAAATTACATAAGGAAATATTAGAAGAGTTGGACATAGCTACTCTAGATGTAAAAAATTCTTTTGATAAAAATGAATTATTTGAAAGATTGGGTATAAAAGAAATACTTAATCAAATTAACGAAGAAAATAGTGATTTGATAACTGAGGAACAAAATAATCTTACTTTACATTTAGATAAAGTAACATTTAAAATACCTACAGATTTACCTAATATAATCTTTGTAGATGAAATCACTCACTTTACTGCCATAGAATTAGCCGTAATGAATGAGTTAACTAAGAGGGCTAGGATATCAAATGGAGATATTCCTGGAATTAATATGAGAATATTAGGAGCAGGTGATCCCACACAAAATGGAGCTATTTATTCTAAAAATAATAATCTATTTTATAATGTAGATTGGGCATCAGGAATATTTACTCCCCAACTTAATATAACTGTTAGAGCTTTAAATTCCCAACAGAGAACAAATAATGATTATTTATCAGCATTAACAAAAAAAGCTATAGCTAATTATTCTACTAGTAAGGATATTCCTGTAGTAATGAATATAATAGGCAGCGGAGTTACTTTAACAAACCATATTTCTAATAATAAATTAAATGGTACATTAGTAGTAGAAACAGAAACTTTACCAGAAAATATTATAGGAGTCTTAAAAAATATTATATCTGATAATCCAAATGCAAAAATAGGTATACTAAATAATTCTTTAGAAATATCTGATGAACTTAAAGAAGCCCTGGGTAAAATAGGAATATCAGAAAGTAATTATAAGGTATACACAGAGAATACAGTACAAGGGTCTGAATCCGATTATTTTATTTTTCCTTCTTCATTATTAACAAGCGAAAATATAGTAAGAAGTTTAAGAAAACTATATACCTATACAAGTAGAGCTAAGTATGGTAGTATAATATTAAAAACTGGAGATATACAAAATAAAGATGGGACTGTTGTAAATCTTATACCAAAACCACAAGGTTATTCAGAGTCTATACAACCAATGTTACCAGAAGTAGTAAAGGCAGACAAAGAAAAAAGAATCCAATCTTTAAAAGAGTTATTAGACCCCGATTTTAATATTAAGTATGATAACTTTAAATTTATTATAGGAGAGGTTACTATAGACGAAGATCAAGAAGATAGTATTTTTAAGGGTGAGGAAACAATTTCTCAAGAACCAGAAGAAGAAACTTTTATAAAACCAGAGGATAATTTTAATTATAGAGCTCATACCTTTTATAATGATTTAAATATTGAATATGAAAATAAAAGGGGAAAAGTACTATTATATAAAAATGATTCTTTTTACGGATTATCTTATGGAATAAGTAAATGAAACACAGTAGGAGACAGGGAGGTTATTGAATTAACTACTCAAGAATTTAATAAATTAGTTGATGACTATGTATCTGCAAAATATGGAATTTGAGGAGGAATATTAAAAGGAAAACCAATCAAATTACCTAGAGGAAATGATTATTTATCTAATGTACTAGGTAGTAACTACTCTGGAAATTTAAAAACTTCTATAGTTCTTAAAAAAGGAACATATAATAATAGTTTAAATTCTCCATTTGCTAAACAGGAAGACAATATCTCAGAACATTTAGCTACGGGAGATAAATACTTAAATTTATTTGCCAAAATAGAAATTAATCCTGATAATTTTCATTATGTGCATTTGGCTACCATGCCTAAAATAGAAACAGTACAAAAGTTTTATGATCAATATGTAACTAAAAATTCTAAATCTGCTAAAGCTTATTCAGATTTTATTACTAATGGTGGAGACGAATATGAAATTGATATAAAACAATTAGATATAAAAACTTCTACCAGGGCATTAAAAACTAAAGTAACTGAAAATACTTTATCTAATTTACAAAATATACCTGGATTAAGATTTTTTAACGGTACTAAATTTACAAAAACTCCCTCATATAATTTATTTCCAACAGGAGAAGCTGGGTTTAATGAATTTAAGAATATATACAAAAGACATACTTTTGGAAATCAAATATCTGACGAAAAACTAAAAGAAATGTATTTTGGAAGAATAAGAGAAGATGGGTCCAAAACTCCAGGATATAAAGGTAAACCTTATGTAATAGTATCTTTTGTAGAAGACTTTTCCCAAGCACAAGTACTATTATTAAGAAGTAAGGCAAGAAGTTTAAAAGATATAACTGAATCTCTGAAGAATCCTTTTAATTTAACGTCTCCAAAAAGCGCTAAACAAATAATAAAAACAAGTAAAGAGGGAAGTTATGAGAGAAAGAGGCTTCATGGCTTTACAGATACTTTGTTTAGTGGGAGTCAAGTATTAGATATGTTAATTGATTTAGCAGTAGACAAGCCAGAATTATTTAATTCTTTTTTTAAAACTGGAGCAGAAGCTTTATTAGTAACAGAACAAAAAATAAAATCTTGGAATGTTGATAATATTATAAAAGAGGATTTTTTAACAAACTATTTAGGAGCAATATCCGGTGTCTTAGAAAAAGACCTATTAGCAAATATAACCTATGCTAAAGCAGGAAGTGCTGATCCATTGAGACAAGTACTTACTGAGATACAAATATCAGTTAAAGATTATGTAGACAATAATAAAAGTATAGATAAAAAAGAGTTAAGAAAAAAACTACTTGATATAGTAAAAAATAAAAAGGTTTGGTTTAGCAGATTCTGAAATTTATTTAGCTTTAAAAATCAATCAGATCTAATTATTACTTTTCCAGACATTTTGCCAGAAATAAAATCTCAATATGAAGGATTTTCTAAGGTAATGAATAGTATGATAGATTATTGAAACGATAGGGGAAAAATTTATTTTAATACTTCTATTACCCCAGAAGCTAAAGGAACCTTTGTATTAAATAAAACAGAGTGGGATAATGATAATTTATATATAAATAGATTGCCAGAAGGATTTTATTTATCGGTAGACCTATCTAAAGAAGTTACACATAGACCTACTCCTAATTTAGAGAAAAAAAGACTAGCTCAAATATTATCTTATACTACATATAATGGAAATCCTATATTATCTGAGAATAGTACTGATATAGTGGAAACCCTAAATAAAAAGATAGAAAAGGCTGTAGTTATTAAAGAAATTTTAGAGCATAACAACAATATTAAGGAACTAGGAGAAGTATATTTCTTACAAGACTTAATATCTTTAGATCTAAATACTCTTCAAGAATATAAGAATGAATTAGATAATAGAAAAAAGAAACAGATTTCTACTGAAGAGGCTATTACATTATTAAAGGACATATCATCTAAATTAGAAGATAGTGGCTCTTATAAAGTATTAATAGTAGAAGCATTAGTAGAAAAATTAAATTTTTTAATAGATAATGATAAACTAGTGTCTGACTCTAGAATTACTAAAGAAGATATTAATGTATTAGAGAGTATATCCAATAATATAGACTTTACTATTAAATTTTTAGATTCTTTCTCTAATTCGCAGACTGAGGTTTCTGAAATTCTTGGATTAGACCCCGTATATGATGATATAAACACAGCTTTATCTAGTTTATACTGGGATCAATTTTTTAAAGTAGTTAGACCAGACCTATCGTTAGAGTCTTTATCTCCTACAAGTTTAATAATAGACTTGTTTAACCTTTGTAATTAATTAATTATGATATGTAGTGTAGAAAACCAAATAAAAATATACAACAGATTAAAGTTAATTAGGCCTAGAAATAAAGAGACTGTAGTAGAAATACTACAGTCTTTTGTACCTAATTATACTATAGAACAAGCTGTGAGAGAATTTGATAAAGTTCCAAAAGAATATTTATTAAATGTACTTAAAGCAGTAGGTTACAATCCAAAAACAGATTCTCAGGTAATAAAAGAAGATAAAAAAGTAAATAACATAAATACAATTTTTACTTCGTCTTTTATTCCTAATTTATTTGAAACCCTACATGTAGCAGAAAGTTACTTTGAACAACAAGCTAAAGAACTTATAACAATAGCTACTAAAATAGGATATGGAGATAAATATGTAAGTTCTAATGTAGAACTAAATAACAATATTAAAATATTAAAAAACGATCTATTTGAAAAAATAGTTAGATTTTTAAGAAATAGGGGAGTAAAATTAGACTATGATAAATATTTTAAAGATGATATATTTCTAGAAAGTGCTAAATTATACTCAGGAAACGTTTTTAATAATTATGATTTATATAAGGAGGTCTTAAAAACTTTAGAACATTATCTGCTTGGAGATAATAACCAAAAAGCTATATTGTCATCTAGAGGAGCTTATATTCCTAATATAAAAGGAGATATCAGAAAAGCATTAGATAGACAAGTATTTGATGCTTACAATGCTGCCATAATATTATCTAATTTTGATAATATAATGGAAAAGTATTTTGGTAATTCTATTTCTTTAGATTACTCTGCTTATAATAATTTTGTAGATCCAACAAATAATAGTTTTAAAGGGAAATATCAAATAAAAGAAAGTGGAGAAAAAGTTCCCTATTGGTTACAGGATTCCCATGCCCAAGAAAATGTAGAAACTATAGAGGATGAACTTAGTTCCAATATTATTAATATTATCAAACACATTAACAAGCAGGGAGAAGAAACTGGTATTTATTTAAGTACTAATGATTTTTATAGTTTGGGGTCTTATATTAGAGAGTTTGAAAAAGAGAACTTAATTACTATACTTAATAATAAAAGTAATGGTCTAGAAAGGTATAAAGACTGGGAACCTCTGGAAAATAATCCAGTTAAAATGCTAGGATGATATCTAGAGAATATAATAGAAGCCTATAATCAAGATTTTAAATATGATTTAAATGCAGCTTTAGGTAAACATTTTTTACATAGAGTGGACATAGTTAAATCTATAAACAATTTTTTAACTTCTGTAAAAACTAAGGAAGAAAATTCAGGGTTTTATTTAACTAGAATACTTGGTCATAAACTTATAAATACTTATGGAGCTAATTACTCTGTATACAATATAAATAATCATAAACTTATTTCACAGGAGATGCATTCTCATAATTCCAATAAGGTAGATTTAAATAATACTACATATAGACATTTATTAAACAATGTTTCTCAGCCAAATAAGTTTTGAATTAAGGTATCTCCTAAAGAAAATATGACTGATAGAGAGTTAAATACTCTATTAAAAGAAGAATTAGAAAGTATAAAAGAAATAATCTCCACTGATTCTGGATTATCTGATATAATATTTAAGAGTTTAGGGATTTTTATAGGTAAACATGGAGCGGCACAATTAAGAAATAAATTAGGAGAGAAGACCGCCACCACAATACAAGATATTTTATCAGAAATTAGAAGTAAAAAAGCGATAGATGATGAATCTATTCCTAGAAGTATATTAGATAGAATTATAGAAAATGAGAAAAATATAGACGATGAAAATTATGGAGAGGTCTTAATACCTAGTGATGTAATATCTCCATTAGTTAGAAAAATCCAGGATATTCAAGACATTTATTTAGATAATTTTATCTTAAGACCTATAATGAATATATCTACATTAAGTGGAGAACAAATACCAACTTATAAAATTCCAAATTTAATGTATAGTGATACCCAGGTATTACTAGATAGATATGAGATAGAACAAGAAAAAGAGACTAATTTTACTTCTTTATTCTTAAAAGATAATATTTTGTTGGGAACTTCTACTGGACTAGAAGCAATAAATAAAAACAAGAATAAATCGGTAAGTAAATTTAATGTATTAGAAAGTTTTACTTATAATTTTGAATATTCCTTCTTAAATGCTTTTAAACCTACTAAAGAACAACCATCAGGAATACATGTGCTTATGGGTAATTACTCAGACAAAAGTACTATAATGTCTAAAGTAATAAGTTTAGGGGCTGTAAATAAAGAAGGAAAATATATAATAGGAAGTCATACTGGAGAAAATATTGCAACTATCGAGGAAGTAAAAGAACTATTTAGAACTCAGTCTTTAGATTTTTATACGGACACTTTAAATAATATATTTGAAAATTATAAAAAAATTGGAGTTAAAATAGATTCTAATGTAGATTCTAATATAAAGAATATAAATATCTTTCTAAAACAATTTAAAGACAGAAGTTCTTTTTTAAAATTTGTACACGGAAAAGCAATATTAGACCCAACTATAGAGATAGTTTCAGAATTAAGTTATTCTATTTATTTAGAAAATAAGAAAGCTAGACTAGCTATGAACCAAGCTATAGTGGATAACTATAGAATATTTAAAAGTAAAGATAGATTTAATGATTTTGTAAAAAGAGAGGAAGAGTCTCTTATTAGTAAACTAAAAGAAGAATTGGGATCAGAAAATGGAGTATCCTTTTTATTTACAGAAGATAAATTATTTAACATAGAGAAGTCTATAAATAAAGATTATAGTGGAGAAGGATCTCCAGTAATTAATCACTGATTGTCTTCTTTAGGAATAACTAAAACAAACTATAAGCCATTTATAACAGAAAAAGGACATAAAGTATCTTTAAATAATAATAGGATAAACCCATTATTAGAAAGGTGAATGTGGGTAAGTAATTTATTTAAACACGAGTATTTAGCTCTTACCGTTAAAATGGAATATATGCATCCAGCTAAAAAAATAGTATATAGAGGAGATTCCTTGGAGGTTGATGTGGAAGCTCTAGACAATGAAAATAGGATAAGAATACCTCAAATGTCTAAGAGAAATGTATCCTTTACCGCAACATATGAAATACCTACAAAACATACAAGAGAGGGAGCTCCAGATAAGGTAAATATAGCTGTTATAGAAGATTATTCTTCTCCTTTATATAATTTGTCTGGAGTTACTACTAACGCTAAAGTACATGATGGAAGTTCCTATATATCATATGTATATTCTAGAATGATAGAGTCTTCTTATCCTGGAAAATCGTATAAAGGTACAAAGAAAAGAATAGGTACTTTTATTAAAGAATCGTCTAGTGCTCTTAAAAAAGACGCAGAAACAGTTATAACAAACTGAAAAATTAGAAACTCAAATAAATCTGTTATAAGGTTTGAACTTAAACAGAAACAAATGCTTTCTGCAATAAATTTACCTAATTTTTCTAGAACTTTACATAAATTACCGACTAGTGGGATTTATTATAAAGATGGGGAGTATTTTAGAATAAATGAATATTCAATAAATAATGGTTTAATGGAAGTAAATTTATCTAAATATAATAACCTTACTAAAAAATTTGAATCTTTAGGTAAGATGCCTCCACAAAAAATAAATACTTTGTATGATATATGAAAAATATTTGGAGGAGAATATTCAGCGGACCTAGATAAAAATGGATTTACTTTTACAGAAGGATCTAATGATCTATTATTTGATTTAATTACCTCGGTTAATACCGACGGAAATTATTTCTTAAAAAATAATATGATACATATAATATCTAATGAGACTTCCTTTAAATCAGGATCTACAAATGTAAACCCTAGTAGCCATTGGTATGATTCTAAAATAGAAAAGCTATCTTATTCTACTTATAAAGGGTCTTATTTAGGACCTCAGTTAGATGCAAACCATGATATAAATGAATCTCATATAAAGGAAATTACTCAGATAATTTCAGCCTTATCACAAAATCCTAAATCTGCTCCTATAGCTAATGAAATATATAATGATATAGCCAGAATAATAAGAGAGTCTGCTAAACCGTATCTAAGTAAAATTACAAACTTAGATAACGAGAAAATGGAAAGTTATTATAAAACTTTATCTAGAAATTTTGCTTATGCTTTAGCAGGCTCTAATAACACAGGGCTAGCTAAAACTATAGCAGAGTCTTTTGGACAAGGGTCAGTATTACCTTTTAGTCACCAAAGTTTATTTAAAGATTTTACCAGGGATTTAATAACTAAGATGAACAATGAATTCATTACTAGATATTATCCAGGAATTGGAGTAGTATTAAATCCCTCTCATGGAATAATACAAGTATATGAAGACATAAATGGTAACATAATGTCACATAATGATATTATAAAGAGGGCTATACAATGATATAATGCTCTACCCCAAAAACAACCTTTGTCAACTGAGCAGATTATTGATTTATATACAGAGCAAACTTTTCCTCCGCAAGAAATTACCCTAGCAGAAGTAAACTTAGGAGATATTATAGAAATTGAGGGGAGAATTGAAAACTTAAATGATATAGAGTTATATTATAATATTAAATTTAATTCTAATTTACCGTTAGGAACTTTAGTTAAAAAAATATACAATGTTCCTAGGGATTTAAAGCCAGCAGAAATAACATTTACATATAATGGAATAAAAAGTAATGTTTTTGATTTACCATCCGTTAAATTAAAGTATGCATTAGAAAAAGGAGAATCTAATATAAATTTAGATAGATTAGCTAACTATTGAGGAATAGCCAGAGATAATGATTTTGTAAAAAACATGGCTTTAAAACTAACTGCATGGACACAACGAAATTTAGATTTATTAGATGAATCTTTTGTTATTGCTACTGTTGTAGATGAGCAGGGGAATATAATTCCTGAAGAAACTTTTATACCAGAAGATAATTTAGTAACTACTCCATTTTCAGAGGTTAAAGATATATATATAAAAAGTAAGGCAGTCCCAGTAACAGACTATGTATTTAAACCTGCAGAACTTATAATGGGAAATATGTATAAAAACATATTTAATACTGAGGAGGATAGTATAGATATTATTAAGAATACAGTAAACGATAGGGGAGAAAACATATATTTTAAAAATAAACTTGATAATATATATATAGAAGACAATAAAGAGGCAGACTTTAAGTTAATTTTATCTGAAGGAGATAAACCTGTATATATTAAATATGTTAAGGAATATCCAGCAGCTATTAAGGAAAATAATAGCATCTTTGTTCCCCATTATGACGATAATACAGGAGAATTAAATACTTATAGAGTTAGTAATAATGGCACTCCTTTATATAAAAAATTACCGGAGTCTAAAATTATAAGCCATGATGGTTACGATATAGTTTATATTAAAATAGGTAAAAATATAAAAGTTGATGCAGAAACTAAAACATTATTATCTAATAACTTTAGTAGTGATATTAGGGAATTTTTAAAATCTTTTAAAGGGAAAATTAAGGCTATTATACCATTAATGAACGGAAGTAATGAGTTAACTACTAACCTAGTTAAGAACACTAAAAATGGGTTAGTTCCATCAAATTCTAATGAAATTACTTTTAATATATTTAAAAAATTCAGCGGGTATAATTCTAAAGATAATAAGTTATCTAAAGATTGATTTAAAAATAATAAAGAGGCTATTATAACTCAGTTAGGAAATAAAATGTTGGCTTCATGAGAAAAATCTCTTGAAGTAGTATCAGCACGTATTCCTGCTCAGTCTATGCAATCATTTATGGAAATGAAAAACATATCCTATTTTGATACGGATACTAATGATGCTTTTGTTTCTGTTTGACAAATTTGATTACAAGGCAGTGACTTTAAATAAATATTGGAGTCACTATAATAAATCTCGTTAACTGCGGGAAACTCCTTAGAGCTTTTGCTACGAACTTAAGATAGAGATATACTTAAGGGTTATAATTAACTATTATAAATATCGTAAAAAGGTAAAAGATTGGACAATCCGCAACCAAGCGTCCTAGATAAAATTATTTAAAGTTTAGACTATTAAATTGACAAAATTTTATTAATTTTATATAATAGGATGAAGGCTCATCGACTATCCCGGAAGGGAGTAGAGACTTCATTTAGTATTAATTTATTAAATGAATAATTATGTATAAAAGAAAAATTACAAAAAAGTTAAATTTAAATCAAAAACAACTATTAATAGGGTTGTTAATTGGAGATGGAACAATTTCATCAAATTATGTTTTTAAACTTTCTCATGGAGAAAATCAAAAAGAATATTTAGAATGGAAAATACAACTATTAAACAAACTAAATATAAAAAATAATGGATTAAAAACATATATATCAAATTCTGGATACAATGAAGGTAAATTAGTATTATATTCACAAATATCATTAAATGCAACAATAAAAGCATTAAGAAGATCAATTTATACACCTAAGAAAAAAATAACTAGGAAATTATTAAATTGGTTAAATGAACAAGGATTAGCAATTTGATATATGGATGATGGGCATATTAATGTAAATACATCTCAACAAAGATCTTCTATTCAACATACAATTAAAATAGCTACTTGTGTAGATTTTGATACAATAAATGAAATAATAAAATATTTTTCAGAAAGATGGGATATAAAATTTAGACCTTTTAAAGAAGGTAATAATACTTATTCTATTGCTTCTAGTTCAGAAGAAGATTGTGAAAAATTTTGTAAAATTATAAAACCGTATATTAATCAAGTACCTAGTTTATTATATAAAATTAGAAAAAATTTAACTAAAGAAGAATTTTTAGAATTACAAATTAAAGGTCTCGAAATGCGAGACATTATATATTAATTTATATAATGAAGATATAGTCAGTCTTTATATGAAAGTATAAAGGTTTAACGGATATAGATAAATCTTATATAATGGCCCACGGATTTAATAAAAATGGACAATATGATTTTTGAAGTGATATATTAGAATATAACACACGTAAACAATTAGATGCTTTAGAAAGATTACCAATACCTCAAGACAGCCAAATAAATATTTCTGCTGATGGTATTGATGTAACTAATTTTATATTAGAATTATCTAAAGAAATATCAGGAATAGAAGAAAATTATAATTTAAGTCCAGAAAATATCAATATTTTAGGTAAATTATTGAGAACTATAAATAGTTCTCCGATTAAAATAAACACTAATTTAATTTCTGAAGAAGATATAGATAAAGTACTTACTTTAGTAAATAAATATAATAAAGATAATAGTTATTTACGAAAAGAAGGAGCTATAAAAAACTCTATTGTGTCTAAAATTAGACAGATTATATCTTTACCAAGTAATCAATTATTAGCTACAGAGCCCGTAGATGTTAAACCCTTAGCAGATGCAGGAGATAGGGCTAAAGAAATTATAGGATTCAGTGAGCCTAGATTTTCTAGTTGAGATATGATAACTTCCTATAAACAACAAGAAGATGCTTCTATAGGTAAAGGAGATGTTGGTATAGGGGCTAATGGATTAAAAGTATTCTTTGCATTAAGTAATTATTATAATAATTATTATACTAAAGAAGTTAACTTTGAAAAAGACATACTCATAAGTCCTAAAAGCTTTTTAAAAGAATTTACTATTAACGGAAAAACTAGGGTGATAACTAGTATAGCTAATGTAGATATTCCCACAAAATTTTTAGAGGATACTTTAAATATATATGGATATAATAATCTTAATAAAGAACTTACAAAACTAAGTACAGAAAAAGCAGCAATTAATGCCTCGGCTTTCCTTACTGGGGCTACAGACAATGCTAAAGAATTAGTAATGGCCAAAATAAATGCAACGCTAGAATTAGCCTCTATGCATATGTATTTAATATCTTTGGGTTATAGTATTGAAGATGTTTCTATATACATGAATTCTGATTTAGCCAGGTATGTATCTAAACAAGCTACTGGTAATATCTTTAAAAACACTGATGAAATATTTGTTCCAAGTATAATAGATGCATATAAAATAGTAAATACTAATATTAGTCAATCTGAAATAGATCAGTTTAAAGATATATATTATGGGGCTCAGGAGTTTAGAGTATTAGCCTCTATATTAAAAGTAAATCAAAAGGCTTCTGCTAATATACCTGAATTGAATAAATTTCTTTCAAAATTTGAAGGGGCTGTTTATAGCAGAGAACATAAAGTACTAAATAAACATTTAATAAAACTGAGAAATCCAGATTTATGAAAAATTAAAATAAATGGAGGAAAAGATATAATTGATATGATTATAGATGATAACCCCCTACTTAGTAAACATCCTGATGCTAGAAAATATGTGGAAGAAGTTTTATTAAGAGCTTCTAATATAAAAGTTAATTATATAGACGAGAATGGTTTTACTAATTCTAAAAGAGTAAGTTTAATAGGAGGTCAGTTTGATTTTAGATATTATATACACTTAGAAAACTCTAATTATAGAGCCGCTGCCATAGAATATTATAATTTATTTAAAAATACTATAAATATATTTGATGTAATAGAAAATTCTCCACATTTTAGAGAAATGGTTAATGGGGTAGGAATTATACATAATGTAATGTCTACTTATTCTAAGAAATATAATATGGCCTTTAATAAAGTAAGAGATCTTGTTAGATTAGAGGGTACTAGAATAGTAACTAATAATAAAGAAGTTAAACACTTATTTGGAAATTCAGCGTTACCTATAAAAATATCTGATATAGTTTTAGCCCGATCTTTCAGAGCTATAGAAAATTTCATAGTGTCTGGTTGATTTAAGTCTGGGAAGAGAGTATCTGATTTTAGATTTAACCCTAAAAATTTATTATCTTTGGCAGGAATACCAAAACTAACCTTTTATTTAAATGATAATATTAAATATTATTCAATAGGAGAAATTAAGGGACTGAAAAATATAGACGATATAAAGAATAACATAATAGAAATAACTCCAACCCAAGAAGAGGATTTTATTATAGATTTAACTACTGACTACGGAATAGCTAATTTTAAGATATTTATGGAAGAAGTAGTATTAAAGATACTACAACAATCTAAAGCCAATAATATATTAGAATTATTAAGATTAAGTTCTGTTAAAAATTCTATGGGGCTAATATCTACGCAGATAGTTCCGTCTTTTAATATAAGTAGTTTAAATTCTCCAATTAATATGGAAAAGTTTCAAGCATTACTTACTTCCTTTAATGAAATAGATTCCACAGTTGAAAACGGTTTAAAAATAAAAAATTCTGAAAATAAAGTAATTTCTTATAAAGATTTGTTTTATGTATATAATTTAGTAGTAAATAATGAAATGTATGGAGATAAACGGTTAACTCCTTTATTTGACGATTATATTAAACACGAAGATTCTTTAGGGAGAGAGTATTTAGATTTTGTAAGTAGTGTAGATTCTAATAGAGTTAATATATTTGAAATACCAGAATTAGGAACAGATACAGAGGCAATAAACTTAAGAAATCAACTATATTCTAATCAAATAGATGATATTTTATTTATGCTATTTCATAATAGAGGAGCCTTAAATATAGATAAAGTTAATTATAAAATTGAATTGAAAAATGCAAATTTTATATTAAATACCTATATGGAAGAAAGAGGCAGAAAAGACACGGCTCCTTATATAGCACTAAATGCTATACTGTCTATTCTAAATAATAAAAACTTAATAGTAAACTTCAATTGCGATTAATATGGCATGTTATTATTATATAAAGTTGCCAAATGGTGGCGAGGTAAAAATCCTCGCTACCATTTCAACTATAACAAGTAAAGATGGTAAATTATATGAGGACTTTAATAAACAAATACAAAGTCATTATAGAGATCCAGAAAATAGTACTTTTATAGATTTTTTAAAAGAACAAAACCTAAATCTACATGTAAATACTTTAAAAAGTATAATAGAAAACTCTAATAAAGATACTTTTTTAAATAATCTTAATGATAAAATTACAACTCAGTTAGGAACACAAGATTTATCAAGTGCTTTAAAAAGATCTCTATGAGATAAAAATAAGAAAATAGAATATATAAATAATCAAGGAAGATCAAAGAATATAAGTTTAGGAGAATTTTTAAATAAAATAAAATTTCCAATATCTAAAAAATATTTTGAAGGAATAAGTCCTACTAATTTAATAGGAATAAAAAGACTGAGCCAAATAAAACAAGATTTAGATATATCTATATCAGAATTAAATTCTATAGGAATGGACTCTTCTTTAGTAGAGTCTTTAAAAAATATATTAAATAAGACTTTTTACCAAAAAGATAGGACACAAGATATATTCTATAATATAAACTTTGATTCAGAAGTAAATGATTCTTTAGTAGTTTTACCAGAAGAAAGTAACTCCCCTATTATATTTTATAATGGAATGAATGACATGTCTCTTTTTATGGGAACATTTAAATATCTTGGAACTAAATTATCTATTGAGGAGTTAGTAAATATTATAAATGATTATAATAAGGAACTAATAAATAAAGAAGGTAAGGAAAGTAAAAATATAATAGATACTAATAATTTAACAGTTAATGATTTTTTTATAGGTAGTTTTAAAGAAACTAATAAAGGAATTGAGTTTAATGATCCTGAAATAAATAAAGTATTTAGATTCAAAAAAAATGCAGAAACTACTATAAACTCTATTATATCTTTAATTTCTTCTAAAATATCTGATTCTGAAACAAATATAAAAAAATTAGAAAAAGACTTCAAACGCTTATTTAAATTTATAGATCCAGATAAATATGGTAAAGGGGTAGATTCTATTGAACAAAGTATAATAAATAATTATGATATAGAACAAAAGGAAAATAAGCAACTTACTAATGAAATAAAAGCAAAGGATATATTAAGTTATATAAGTATAAAAAATAGAGATTATCATTACTCTAGGCCAATAGTCAAAAAGGGACTAGATAATGAAGAAGATATGTATACATATCTATTAAATAATGTATCTAAGAATAGAGACTTACTATCTGTAACTATATTAAATAAAAATAAGTCTGTTTTTAATAAATTACTAGTACCTACAGAATTTCATATAATTTCTGGAGGAATAAGAGTAGTAGGATTCTATGAATCTGGTGGGGAGATTGTTTGAGAAAAAAGAGGATTTATATTTTTAAATAAAGGAGAAAGTGAAATATCTCATAGGCAACTCTTAGAGGAAAATCCTATAATATATACTACAAATGCTGAAGAACTATCAAGTGATAATTCTATAGTAATAATATCCCCAGAAGACGATTTTTTACCAAAAGAATTAGTAGCAGAGGCTTCAGTTAGAGGAGGAAGAATAGTTTTTAGTACAGAAAAAAGTCCAAATAAAGAAATAAGTTCAGTAATTAGGGGAGTATATCCAGGAGTTATAAAAGGAAATTCTATAAGAACAAAAGCCGGATCCTTGGAAGAAATATCAATATCTACGGAGAGAGTTAAAAGACTTAAGACTGATAAAAGTTTATTTGAAGACGAATTTACAGAAGGGGAAATAGATAGAATGTCTTTTCTAAGATCTTTGGATACTATAATTCCTACTAGAGACTTTATACCAGTAGAAAAGGGAGATTATATAGAAACCACAGTAGAGAGAAATGATAAAAAAAGTAAATTATATAATAAAATAGTAGCAACTTCTGATAAGGATGTTTATATATTAATTAAAACTTCTAAGGGAAATTATTCTGTAAAGCCTATAAATAAAAACTTAATATCTAAAATCTTTAAAAAGCCCATATCATTAGATATAGGTATAGTAAAAAAAGTAGGAAGTTTTCATAGAAAGGTTATAAATGATAAATCTATTTCTAAGGATAAGTTTTCTGCCATAGATTCTTATGAAGCGGCCAAGAAGGACGATTATTTAGTTAGTTATAGTAACGGAATTTATACTATATATAAAATAACTAATAAAGAAAATAGAGAAGGTATAGAAATTATATTAAAAAATGATGTAGAAATATCAAAAAAGTATTCTAGATTACCCGAAGAACTAAATAATTATTTTATAGTAACTAACAGAAATATATACTCAGAACATGCTATAGATATAGCTGAAAAAAATAATATATTTTTAACAACTGAAGTTAAGCAGGAAGAAAGTATAGAATATATACCTATACAGTATTTTGTGCCAAAAGATTATAAAATAGAGGATTTAACTATATTAGGATCTGGAATTTCTTTAGAGGGTAAAATATATATGCCTAATATTAGTGATCCTATAGACGAGAAAATATATAAAGACATAACTAAAGATTTGGCTAAGTACTTAAATGAAAAAAGAAAGATAAAAGGAGAAGATAAATTATATATAAAGTCTAGAAATAATTATTATCTTAGATATAATGCCTCTTTGTATCAAACAGATTTTACTACTGACACTTCTTTTAAAGAGAAATATCTAAAAGAACATTCATTTGTTACTCTGAAAAATCCTAATAATCCAGATAAATCAGGATCTAAAACATATAGAATTATAGGAAGGTCTGATACTATATTGACTTTAGAATATGCAGTTTTTAATGACGAAGGTAAGCTTCTATCTATACAAAAGAAGCTTGATTTATCTAAAGAAGAAGATAAAAATAGCATTAAATGACTATATGTAATGAAAGGAAGCATTAGTCATAAGGAAATGACTGCTAGAATAAAAGAAAAAGAGTTATCTAGCCAACCAAAAACTAAGGAAGTCATAAAAGAGAGAAAAGAACTTTTATCTTCTATCTCTCAGCAATTTATGAATATATTTAAAGTACCTTCTACAATAGTGTCTAATATAGGAAAGCCTGAATTATCTAAGAAAAAAGCATGAATTCAAGCAAGTACAGATAATAAACCTATAATTTACCTTAATTTTGATAATAAAAACACAGACGAACATGATGTAGTACATGAATACTTGCATTTATTCTTAATGCCCCTAAAGTATAAAGAATTAGGAACTGGAGAGATAAATCTATACGAGGATTTAATGTTAAAATATAAAGAAAGTTATAAAGATAAAAAAGAAGGCAAAGACAAAGACTTTATATTAAACTCAAATGATTGGTCTAAGATAGAAGAATATTTTGTAAGAGATGTATCTAAAGCTATAGTAGAGGGAGGAATAGAAGGAGTTATAGATTACGGAACTTTTGTAAAGGCGTTTAATGAATCTTTATACTCTCTTGGTATAGAAGATTTATCTATAGATACTACTAATTTAGTATCATTATTAACTACTAGAATGTCTGAGATATTTAAAGGTACTAAAAGTAAATTAGCAAAAAGCGAATTAATATTATTTGATGCTAATTTTAGAGAGTGACTATCTAATAATCTTTCTAATGGAAAGTTAAAAATAAATTGCGAATAATATGGCATGTGAATATGAAATAGCCGGAGTTAAAAATAGTTTAAATTTTGGAGAAGTAATAAAATATTATTATAAATCTACTGGGTTACTCGCTAATACTAATATATTTAGTAGTGAGGAAATAGTAGCCAGTGTTTATAGTAGAATACAAAAACAATTAGATAAACAAAATTTAAAACAAGAAGTATCAGATGATAAAGAAGTATTATCTAAGGGCAAAGGTAAGGTGGCTGTATTAGATTATATTACAAGTCAAAATAATACTGATGTATATAAAAAAATAGGGTTAGATAAAGATAGACTAGTACCAGAATATAATAAGGATAATTATATATTAAATGAGACTAAAAGAAGGATAAGACAGGATGGTTTTCCTGCTCCTGAAAAAGACTCTTTAAAAGATATTTTGGAAAAATATCCACAGGCTTCTAAATATGTATCTGAAATAGAAGAAGAAATATTTATAGGAGAACAAACTAAGAATCTAAGTTTAGGTATCCATAATATACTAGCTAGGATATTTAGAGAAGAAGGAGAAGTTAGTGATTATACCAGAGGAATGCTTCGTAAATTAATAATAGACAATCAAGATTATTTACATGGAGATATTGATTTATGAGTAGATAAATTTATTTCTATATTTGATAATTTATATGAAAAGATAACTGCCAAAGGAGAGAGAGTATTAACTGAAGTAGTATTAGAATCAGAAGAAGCTGCCCTAGCCCAAGTAAGGGGTAAAATAGATATACTAACCATTGATAGTTCTGGAAGAACTCATATATATGATATAAAACTATCAAAAGACCTATATGAAGATTGAAGCTCAGAAAGAATTTTACAAACTGATTATCAATTAGCTTTTTATAGAGCATTATTAGGACAATATGTAAAAACTGACGATGCAACTCTAAATATAATACCTATTAGATTAGGAGGACTAAATGCAGATAAAAAAATAGATGTAAATAATCTAGTATTGGATAAGATAGTAGATAGACTTTCACAAGAGGGGGGTAAAGGATTATTAGTAACAGGAAGGATTTATAAAACAGCTAGATTATTAATACCCAGTACTACTGAACTATTTTATGATCCAGAAAAGATAGAAGAAGTTAAATCAGATCTATCTCTTATATTTAAAGACTATAATATAAAAACCTCTGGAAGTGATTATGATGTAGAAACTTTGCTGGATAAAGCAGTAAAGCAACAAGGAATAACTATGTTTCTAGAAGGATTTGAAGATCCTAGAGCACATATAAGAAATAATAGATTATTTATAGATCATAAAGTAGGGGATAGATATAAGACGGAAGAAGAATTAAGGATAGAATATAGACCTATAATAGAAAAGTATGTAGCCTTTGCAAAAATGTCAGAAAACAATAATGTATCTCAGTTAATGCAAAAAATAATATCTTCTATTGATAAAAATGGGGAAACAATACAGATGATGAATCCAAGAGATCAAATTATAGTAAATAATATAGCTCATCAATATATAAATGGAGATTATGATGTAGTCAGAGGTTCAGATGAGTTAGTTTCTTTAGGTATTATATTATTAAGAAATAAAAAATATGGATCCTATGTACTATTAAATATATCTTCCCATAATCAAAAGGATAATTATGATAATAAATGGTTATATAGAGATGTAGATTTTATAAAAGCAATGGCTTTTTTAAATAGATACCATAAAGACCTAGACTTAGATTTTAATAAAGTACAAGACATAATAACTTATAATCCTTTAGAAAACCAAATATTTTATAAACACCTAGAGTCTGGTTTTAGAGAATTTGATGTTCTTATGAAAGAACATGGCCTAACTTTAAATTTAAAAAATTCACATATATTGCCAGCAGAAAAGAAAGCTTCTATAGAAATTAGGGAAGCGCAAAGATATATATCTAATAAATTGTCAGAGGGAGACAAGGCTTCACTAAAATCAATACTTGATAAATATTCTGAGCAAATAGAAGACTTGACAGTAGAAAGACTGAAAAATATGGTTAAAGATTTTATAAAAGCTTTTCCTAATTTAGAAAAAAAATCTTTTGAGTCAGGATTTGACTTTAATAATCATATAGAATATCTATTCGGAATGATTAATACACTACTTCTAATAAAAGCTGAACAAATTCCTATGGGAGATTATACTGGATTAAATAATTTTAATATTAATTTTTCAAGTATATATGATATATTTTCTGGCTTCTTTAAGAATACTAGAGAATACGACGCAAAAGAAAAAAGAATATTATCTTTTATGGATGGTTTAAAAATGGCTACCCCAGATAGAATAGGATCTAAAGATTTACAGAATATAAATATAATGTTATCTGGTACTAACTCTTTTATTAGACAAAGTTTTTATAAACAATCTACTATCATATCTGGACTAACCAGGAAATATTATGATTCTATAAACTATACTAATTGAGAACAAAACTGAGTAGGAGATCATAGAACAAAGTTTCAAAATATGTGATTTAAAACTAGTAATGGCAACATTTCTATGGAATGGAGAACTAAAAATCCATATTCAGATTCTTTGGAGGATAGTATGACTGAATCGGAAAAAGAATATTTAAAAGGTATTCTCTTTGAAATGAATAAAAGAAAGTTAAATATTCCTAAATCAGAGTTAGATAAAGCAAATATAACTACTCTGGAAAGCATGGAAAAAACTATGCCAAGTACTTATCAGAAAATAGTTAAAATGATTGCTGATAAGACATATTTTAAAATGCCCTTAGTTAGATCTCAACAAATAGGAAGACATACTTCAGTAATAAGAAAGGGATATGCTCATGCTGTTGATGTTTATAAACAAGAAATGTATAATTCAATAGACTCAAGAGAATTAGAATCTGATGAAATAAGGAGTCTAAAAGAAAGATTGGGATATTATGAAATGTATAATATTTATGATAGACAGACAGATAAGTTTAAAGAAGAGGCTATAGAAACCAAAGGGATAGATTATTTTGAGTTAGATTTAGACGCTATAAGTCATAGACTTACTTTTAATCAAATAAGAAAAGCTCATTTAGACAACATTCTTCCTGTTATAAATGCTTATACGTGATGGATGAAAGTACAATCTGGAAAAGCAGGGGAGGATATATCAAAAGAGCTAGAACATGTAAAAAATAGAATAAAATTAGCTGCAGCAGATGAGTCTATAATAGACCCAGAAGCAGAAGATGTAGTACAGGCAGCTACGGTTGTTAAAAAAATAACTACTGCTGGTATGTTGGCTTTTAGACCAGCTCTATTTTTAAAAGAGATGACTATAGGACTTTATAAGGGATCTATGCTAGCATTTACTAAAATATACGGAGGAGAAGAACAATTTACTATATCAGATTTAGGAAAAGCATTAGGAAAACTAGCAACTATAGATAAAAAATTTGCTAGAGAATGAAATATGATTGATGGAATAAATAATGAATATGGTTTTGCGAATAGAGACGTAAACTCCTTAGCCCCAAGACTTCAAAGTAATAGAAGGGGTCTACATATGGGCTTAGGTCCGTGAATGTATATTATGAATACTGTTCCAGATTATTATAATAGATTAGCATTGCTTTTAGCTAAAATGATACATGATGGTTCTTATGATGCTCATGGATTAGACAAAGACGGATATTTGACTTATGATCCTAAGAAAGATAAAAGATTTTCTTATTATTTTGAAGTTAGAGATAAGTATAAAGCTGAAGAAGGAAGTGTTGTTAAGTATAAGTCTTCTAATGCAGATAAATTATATAATAAACAAAAAAGCTTATATAATCTCCTAACAGACCAACTAAACTCTGAAAGAATAAGAATGGGATATGAAAAGTTTAGTGAAGGAGATATTGTAGATAAAGCTTATTCTGAATTAGAAAGATCAAGTTATAAATCTTTTGTAGACGGTGTTTATGGATATTATGATGTGGATTCTCAATCTGAAATACATAAAACATGGTATGGAATTTTATATTTACAATTTTTACAATTCTGGCCAGGTAAAATGAATATGTGATTTGCTAGCTCTAAGAAGAAGGGAGTAACTCCTACCGGAAGATTTGAACAAATGAGTAAAGAAATTGATGGGAAAAAAGTTTTACTTTGAAGAAGAGAAGTTATAGACGAGGAAACTGGAAAAATTACTGGTTTTGAAATTACTGAAGAAGATACTGGAGACCCTGCATATGAATGAGTAGGTACACCGCAAGAAGGATTGGCTATTGCCCTAATGATGACAGCTAAAGATATAGTCACTTTTAATTGAAGTAACATAAAATCTGATGATTTAAGAACTAGAAGAGCTTTATATGGACTTTCTGATGGCTTATTAATGCTTATATTTTTTGCTATTATTTCTAATTTATTGAAAGCATATAGAGAAGAAAATGGGGATGATGGTATAGACGGAGAAACTATAAGATTTATAGATGCTGTCAATGATAAAATATTAAATGAAGCTAATATTTTAGATAATACTTTTGGGGCACTAAGATCTAAACCTGCTTTTTGAACTTATAGTACCAGAGTAGCTGGTAATGTAATAGATGTAATAGAGGGAGACAGAACAGCAAAACAAGCTTTAGCTAAAAATATAAGAGCATTTGAATTTTTAGAAGAATAAAAAAAAATAGGGGAGCCCCAGCATATAGCCGAGACTCCCCATTTTTGTTTATTTATTCATCATATACGTCCATTCGTAGGACTTGTTTTGTATTTAGATCTATAACTGATACTAATTGTAATTTTAAATTATCTGATGCTTGTTTAATAGCATAGTTTATATCGAAAACTCCCATAGAAATTAATTTCTTTATTTCAGTTAGTTGTTCTGCAGTTAAATCTTTATTTTTAGTATCTTTTATATAACCTATTAAAAACTCATTCAATTCATTATCATTTATTTGTCCGGTTTTTAGTATTTTCTTAACTATATCTCTATACATATTTTTTCTGTATTATAACTTCATAATTCTTAATATTAACTTGTATAAGAGATATTTCAAGCTCAGACATAGTATTTATAGGTTCTTTAAGAACATATTTTATATTATCCATTATTTTTCTAATATCTTGTGGAGATACAACGAGAGATATACTTTTTTTATGTTTAAAATAATACCATTCTTGTTTGTTATCTCCTTCATATTCACCTTCCCCAATAATTTTAAGAGTCTTTTTATCTACAGCCCAGGTAATTTCTCCTTCATATATATCTACATCATCATCTGAAGTAAATTTAAAATTGGCATATAAATATGGATATAAGTTAGCTACTTCTTCTGGAAGTTCAATAATAGAACCTACCTTTTCACTGTTAGGAAACTCATTAATTAATTTATATTTTTTTAACATATTAAGGTATATATAAATTTGTTGGATTGTTTCTATGAATTTCTACTTCTGGATATCTTTTTACGAATTCTCTTGTATCAAAAGGCTTTGTAATTAAGTGATATCCTACTTTAGTTGGTAATACAGCTAAAATTTTAGAAGGAGAACCAAATAAGGTATGTTTTTCTATAGGCTCACATTCTAAATTTATAAACGACATCATAATAGGACTAATTTCTTTAGAATCTACGTCTAAAATCCAAATTCTATCATCGGTATTAGCTACTCCACATGCTGTATTATATGCTGTTGCAACATTATGAAAGTTTCTATTATGTAATTGCTCAGATATTTTCTTAAGAGTATTAAAGGCGGTTTTATAAAAACTTCTTTTATTTAAGTTTATTCCAACTCTAGCATTAAATATATTTGCCAAAGCAATCATTTCCTCTTTATATTTTTCTAATTGTTCGACAGATTTAATATAATAAGCTTTAATTAACCTATTATTGTTATTAGTTCCTTTTATAACTCCTGGATTATCTTTTTTTCTTTGTAAAATTTGAACAAAGTAAAAATCATCCTCTGATTCAAACTTTAATAATTTTTTTATTAGATTAAAATTATCAACCATTACATATATTTTTCGAGGATTCTAACAATAGCGGCTTTTACTTTATATCCATAAAAATCTTCTTTCTTTTCTCCGTCTACCTCAATAATTACATAAGGTACAGCCTTAATTCCAGGATTTAACTCTGGATTTTTTTCTATATCTATTTTTTCAACAACAACATTTTCATATTCTTGTTCTATCTCTTTAAGCACTGAGGCTAAGTTTTTACATGGGGCGCACCATGTAGTATAATAGTCAATGATTTTTATCATATATTTAATATTAAAGGTTCTTCCATATAATCTAGGTAATCACAAAACCATACAGTAGAATGTCTAGTATGTAATTTAACTAATTTTTTTACATGAGTGTGTCCTACTATTTGAGTATATCCTTTTAAAGGTTTTTTCAATTCCTCCTTATCACACCAAAAGATGCCCCCGATAGGAAAACTTCCCCACCTTCTATACCCAACTTGGTTTAGAGCGATATCTTGATTTCTATCTTTTGGGTTATTTAATTGGTCTGCTATATTACTTTGAATATCTCCTTTAAAATAATGAGTAAACCAATAATCTTGAATACCAGCATGAGTAAAAATATACTTTCCTTTCTGGAAAGCATTTTGAAAAAGGCTTTTATTCTCTTGAAAAATGTCATGTACATCAAAACTTATTTCATGGCGCATACCAGAACACGAAAAATTCTTTTCTCCCAATCTTAAATATGCTATGTCGTGATTACCTAATAGAGTAATAACTTTATCTTTATTATCTAGTTTAAATTGAATAATATCATTTAAGTTATTAATCATCTCAATATTTGAATGTGTAAAAGAATCTACATAATCCCCTAAAAAAACTATTAAATCACTGGTTTCTTGTATAAATTTTTTCCAAATATTTTTACAGTGAATATCTGGTATAACATTAATTTTAAAATTATTCATTTTTATTCATTTTAAAGAAGTATTTTTTTAGTAATGGATTATATTAACTTTATATAAAAAATACCCCTACAGCCCTATATGGATGTGGTAGGGGTATTTTTTATTAATATTTGTCTTTTGAATTAATATTAAAAAATTCTGAGTATTTAAATATAATTCTAAAAGTAGTAATTATTATTCCTAAGAAACCAATTATAAACAATTCTACAGTTCCAATAAATATAGCAATTATACTTATAATATAGAATATAAGCCATAGAATTAATCCTATTTTCATATTAAGTTAAACTCCATTCATTTTTAATACAATATAATATAGAAATTACTGCTATTTCTTCTACATTATTTTGATCTGTAGGAGATAATCTTTTATGTATAGAATCTATAAATTCTTCTGGAGAATTACACAACTCTTCAAATAAAATATTACCATGTATCTCGTAAAGTTCTTTAAGTACGTTAGATAAATTATCAGTTAGTAAGTTTACTAACCAATTAAATTTAGTTTTGTTCACTGTTTTTTAATTTTTTTATGTTTTCTCTATTTATAGCTATATCTAATTTATTAGAAAGAATATTCTTTTTGTTTTTAATAGCTGTAAATAAAGCTTTAAAACTAACTACTGTATCTAATACTAAAAGTATTAAAATTAAAATCAACATCCAAAGTTCCATAACTTTTTATTTTAAATTTGTAAATACAGGGTCTGCCTCAGATATTTCAGGATCATATATTGAAGCTGTTGGATAAACCCCAGTGGAAGGAATAGGAGAATCAGAAAGGGTACTTTCTATAATCTCTAGATATCCAAATTTTATTTTTTTAGAAAATTTACTTTTAGTATAAACCTCCTTTAATAAAGATAAAGCTTCTTCTTTATTACTGGCCTCAACCTGTACAGGAATTTGTACTGTAACAATCCTGTCTTCTTCGCAAATAAATTTATATATCATATCTTATTGTTTTAAATACTGGTTGCATAGGAACTCCTCCGTCGCTTAAGGTAAAATACTTTACATCTCCCATTTTACCAATAATACTATCCATACAATCTATGTATTCTTCTTTTTCTTCCCTACTACCCATAGGTTTAGCTTCAAATAATTTTCCGTTTTTGGCTTTTAAAACAAAACAAAAATCCTCTGGTCTCAATCCCTCTTTATAGTCTACTATCTCAAAACTATCCTCTAAATAATCTTTTACTTTTATCCAATCGGAATTTCTTTTTCCTGGCTCATATTTTTTATGGGGCTTTCTAGCAACTAGTCCTTCAAATCCTTCTGAAACAAATTTATCATGGTATTTTTTAATATTATTCCATCCTTCTAGATAAATATGTTCTACTATCCTAATACTGGATTCATTTTCAAAATATAATCCCAGGTCTATAAGATCATCAAGTCTTTCATTAAAGTATTTATTAGTATCAACTATATCAAACACCCAAAACTCTAATTTATTACAGCGATTTTCCCAGGTTTGTAATCTAGCAGCTCCAGATATTTTTTGTAGAGACCACCCATGAACATAGAGTTCTCCGTCTAAGGCTATGCCTGTATTATTTTTTAAATACTCTATTAATAATTCATTATTTCTTATGTGAGAGGTAGCAACATCATAATTCTTACCTCCTCTACTTATAGAAATAACTTCTCCTTTATCTTCAGACCACTTAAATAAACACCTTACTCCGTCAATTTTTCTGCTACAGAATAGCCCCTTATTAAAAATATTAACAGAACAATCATTAGAAGATTTTGCCAACTGGGGCTTTATATTTCCTTCTTGATCTGTTTTTATACTAGGAACTATTGTGTTTAGTTCGTCTTGGGTAATTACATTAAATTTAGTAGTAGTAAGATTTGATAACTTTTTATATCCCTTATCTAAAGCTTTATTTATTAAAGAATTAAACTCTAATTCAGCCTGCATAAATACAGACCTCTTAGCTTTACCTCTTTCTATTGTCTTAGTTGGCTGTTCTGTAAATTTTCCGCCAAATTGTCCAGTATTTCTTCTTATATAATAAGTATTACCTTCCTGTTCTAGAGTAAAAATAGCTACTTGAATTTTATCTCTAGCATTTCTGGTAACCAATACAACTTCATTTTCTACTATCATTACTTAATTCCGCTATCTCCAAAACCAGTTAATCCTCTTGTACTTTCCGGAAGAGTTTCTACTTCCTTCCATTCTATTGTTTCAAATTTAGATAATACTGCTTGTGCAATTCTATCTCCTTGTGCAATCTCAAATACTTCCTCTCCTAAATTAATAAGTATTACTCCCCAAAAATTTCTAAAACCCATTTTGTTATCGTAAAGACTCTTTATTCTTTACCTCTGCAATTTCATTTGTTATAGTTGCAGTTCAGACTATATCATCAGTAATTACTTACTGCAAGGCGCTCGTGTTAGTATCATCATCCACAGCATTGTCTGTTGGGATTAAACTATTAGTCGTTGAACCTTCAAAGATATTACTATCTAAGCTTGGCTGCTGATTGTCTACTTCTAGATTTTCCAGCAATTCACCTTGTTTTAAGACGCCAGTTATATTATGCAATATTGTATGTTCTGATCTAGTTAAAATTTGTAAATTATCTAATCTATTGTCCGATTTAATTTCATTAATATGATGAACATCATAATCATCCTTTAATACATAAAAGTTATTTATAAGTTCAAAGTATTCTTTATTAAATAACCTATAATTTTTTTCTATAATTAATCTATGTTGTCTAATTCTTCCATGTGTATTACACTTAGGATGATTTGGACAATATTCATAGATATAATCATGATGTATTATTTCTAGTCCTTTATAAGAATTATTAAGTTCTCCTTTTAAACCAAATTGATGATTTCCTTCACCAGACATATAATTAGATTTTAATTTACTTGCACAATTAACTGAACAAGTAATATCATTTTTTACTCTTTTTATTCTAGATTCTTTTAAATACATTTTTATACCACACACCGCACATTCACAGTTTGGTGTTTTATTAAATTTCTGCCATTCTTCATAACATTTATATGAACAAAATTTAGCAGGAAACTTTTTTGTATTTATTACATAATCTTCTTTTTCACAAATTTCACATTTCATAACTTTAGATTTTTAATTATATCCAAAGATACGAATTATTATCATGAAAAATTATAAAATTTAGAAATTTGTGAATTAATCCTGGAACCGTTGTTTAGCGTCTATAGTACCAGGTGTATTAAGTACAGTTACTCCTTCTTTAACAGCTAAACCACTTCTTGGTCGTATCTGAACTTCAAATCCTTCAGGGACAGCGGCCATTATATTAGTAGGTACTAATGCCCTACCTCCTGGAAAGATAAGTAAAACCTGTCGATCTGAGTCAAAGTCAGAAAAATGGAACCATTTATCTGAAAGACCTCTAGAAAAATCTGCTCTAAGATCCATACCAGCATCCCCCGGATTAGTATATTTTGGTAGTTCGTTATTACTTTTATTTATTACAGGTATTTGCATTATATTAGTGTTTTTAAGTTATATTCAATTTCTTTTTCCCAATCGGGATTATTTTCTGACCAAATAGCCATAATATCTTTTAAATTTTCATCTTGAAAAATAATAAGAGGGAGATTCCTCGTACCATGCTCTTCTTGCATTTTACGAAGAGTCCCCCTTTTCTTATATTTATTAAAATTAAACAATTCAATATAAGCCTTATTATTAAACTTTTGAACGACATCTATTATGAAACTAGTTTCGTTATCATATAAGACTTTAATAGTTTTCATTATACTCCTAATAAATTATTAACTATTACAGTTTTTTCAAATTTATTTAGAATATCTTTAGTATCATTTGTTAACATTTGGGTAAAACTACCATAAATGTCAAATAAAGTAGGGTCCATTCCTTCAGGAATATAATATTCACTATCTTGGTTTATAAACAATTCCTTATAAGCATTTATAGGAGTACTTGCGGATATTTTGACTTTACCAAAGCCATAATCTTCATACTCTCTTAGGGAATAGTCTACCCATTCACCTAGATACCGCTTTCTTTCATCCCTAGATAAATAAGTTTCTTTTAAAGTTTTTAAAAATCCAGGAAATGTATTTTGATACTCTAATAACTCCTTAATGGGATTTATGTTTATAGGTTGTCCTGGAATTAAATCTTGGGTATTTAAAAGAGTAGGAGAAAATACACATAGATTTGTACATGCTCTGTTTAAGTATCCCCTATATAATTTAACTACTGGTTTTCTAACATCAATGCCATATAAAAACCCAATAACCTCATCATGATTATCTATACAATATTTTTCAGGCAATACTGCTTGTATTAATACTCTATTATATGTGATATCTTCTTTATTTTTAGTCTTAGTTACTTGTTCTGGAAGAACTACTTGAATTCTAAAATCATCAGTAAATTTAGACATTTTTTCGATAAAGGGTTCTGTATAAATTTTAGTGGAAAAAAACTCTTTATCTTTTATGATTGTTTCTTTACCTTGAAACAATTCTGCTATTGAAATATTATTCATACCATTCAGCTAATGTTCTTAAATCAATCAATCCATAACTTTCCCAAAAAGAAGTCATTTCCTTATAAGTTTCTTCTGAAACTTCCCTTATAATAAGAGAATTTATTAGTTCTTCATAAGACTTAAAATTAATATATTCATTTGCACCAAAATAAATTTCTACATCATCACTAATGTCTAAAGAAGACATTCTTTCTTTCCATAATGTAAATTTATCTTCTGTAGTAAACCACAATACTGGAACATCAAATTCATCTGCCCAGCAAAGATTCATTTCTATTAATACATATTTCATAATAATAACCTTCCTTCAAATATAGAATTTCCTATTAATATATCATAATCTAAACAAGCCTGAGTATTTCCAAAGTTTTTATGTATCCATTCAGAAGAACCAAAGAAAGATCCTACAGATTTATATCTAAATTTCTTGGCATATGTAGTAGCCGTTTGATGTAAATCTCCTTTAATAAAATGGATAGTGCCATTTAATTTATTATAATCTATTAATTCAGAAATTTGATTTTCTGTTCTATCATTTAAAACTAAAGGTAATCCTTTAAACATATCTTTTGCGTCTTTTCCGTGAGAAAGTAAGAAAATATGATCTTTTACCTCAAAAGAATCAATAAACTTATTAAATACTCTAGCCGTTAAATTAGGAATTCTAGAAGGCAGTAGATATTCTAATACTTTGTTGGCCATATACCCTGCATCACCATCATGATTTCCTCCTTCTACTGCTATATATTGTATAGAACTAAATTTTCCAGAGACTGCCAAACTATCAAACAACTCAACAATAAGTTTTATAAAATTATTAAATTGTTCTTTATTATTCATATTTTGTGGGAGAGTATGTCCTCTTCTTGTAGTTTGTCCGTCCATACCATCTAATGAATCTCCTAAATTACATACTATAATATTAGTAGCATTAAAGTTATAAGCATCTTCAATTAACTTAGTGATTATTTTAGCCATTCTAGTTCTAGCTACTTCATAATCAAATTTATTTTCGTATAAAGAAAATGGAGAAACATCTGCTCCTATATGCATATCACTTAAATATACTATAATAGTATTATCAGTAGCTAAGGTAGGGGTCGAATAGGTTATCTTAGTTTCTATATTTAACTCATTGAGAAATGAAGAAAAGTTTATTACAGATTCTTGCAAATCTCTGTGTTTTTTTCTTAATTCGTTATAATCCTGTTCTAATTTTTTAGACCTGTTTTGTTCTAGTCTTTTTAGGAAATTATTATCTTTATTTTGATAATATAGTTCCTCCATTTGTTCATATGTATGTTCTTCCTTTATATGAGGGGCAAATGGAACACAATCTTTAGTAATATTAAAGGCTCTTAATATTTTTTTAAAATCTCTGAAAGTAAAATGAGGAAAATATCTTGAAGCAGCCCTTTGAGTAAGGTTAGCTCCTTCATTAGAGTATAGATTATAGATTAAATTCATCTCTTCTCTAGAAAGTTCTCCTTCCAAAGTTGGCTTATCTCTTACAAGAATTTTAAATTTATACCCCTTAATGGGATTTTTTACTTCTCCATTAATAGTAATTGTTTTTTCTGAATCTCTTATAATTTCTGTATGATTTCTTTCACTCATGCTTTCATCATAGGAGGCATCATAATTTACTTCTTCGGGATTATTTTCAGAAAGACTATTTTGATTTAATTCACTCATTTATAAGACTTTTGAAGCAGTTACGCTGTTAATGATGTTACTTTTTTTAATAATGAAAAAAAGGCCAGTAGTAAATACTACTGACCTATCTAGAATTGTTTGGTTATTCACGGGTGAAGAAGATAAACTTACCCATTTTTGCTGATTTTGAAGGAGTATATTTACCATAAGAGGCATATTTTTGTCCTTCAGTTACTTCTTTTACAATCTCAATCACATAATCTTTTTTGTTAGCTTCAATAAGCTCTTTCATTTTCTTTACAGCTACGTCTTTTTTCTCTGCCTTAGCTTCTACAGCTCCTACAGATAATACCTCAACTGTTACCTCAACAGAGGTTTCTCCTTCTTCATTTACTACTGGACGTTCCTTAGTTTTAAAAGTACCTTCTTTAATTTGATAGGTAGTTTTAGTTTTCCTTTTTCCATGAGTAGCCTCGTTAATTACATTATAAGGACGTAACCTTGAATCATCAGTTGCGGGATCTACAACTAAATATGCACCCATAACTTTATGTTCCTTAATATAATTCTCCATGAAATTTTTCAATTCTTTAGAATTTACAGGAGAACCTTTACGTTTCCATGACTGAGTTGCATTTTTCAAATCTTCTAATTCAACTTCTAAATTTGTTGATTTCAGTGCTTTTTCTTTTGAATAACCTTGTGCTTCTACGATTTTCATATTCATTTACATTTTTAAAATTTTAATAAAAAATATCTGGTAAGTCTATCATCTAAATACTATACAAAGATACATACTTAAATTGAATAAAACAATAAAAAGTATGTTAATAAATTGTTAAATTGACATTGATTTATATTTTCCCTTAACTTCAGTATAATCTTGTTTATGTATTGTATGTAAGATTTTACTAAAAGCTTCATCTATAGAATATTCTAAAAGGAAAATACAAATATAAAGTTCTTTTAAATCTGCTAGGGAAAGGCCCTCACTTCTAACTACTAGTTCTTCCAATTTAGTGTCAGGAACTCTCTTAAATTTAAAATATTCTCTCCTAACTACTTCATTTGGATAATCTATAGCTATCCTTAAATCTATTCTACTAGGTCTTAAATAAGTATCATCAAGTTCTTCAGTGTTATTACTAGTAGCAATGATAACATGATGTTCTATTTGAAGCTTTCCATCGAGAAAATCTAATAGATACGATTCATAATCTGAATATTCATCTATATCCTCCAGTATAGTTATAATAGGAGTAGTGGGCTGAATTTTTCTAAAACTATTTTTTAAAAAAGAAATATAATGAACTAAATTACTAGGACCCTCTACTTTAAATACTATTCCCCCAGATTTTATAATTCTGTCTGAAGCAAGAGATATAATAGAACTTTTACCAGTTCCAGGATATCCTTCTAATAAAATACCTCTTTTATGAACTAGTTTATTTTCTTTATAAAGATCTGATTTTTTCCAAAATAAATCTATTTCTGATAATAGAGTTTCTGTTTTAGAATCACTAAAGATAAATAATTCATCTGAACAAACAGTTATTTGTTTGCAATAAATACCATAGTCCCTACTAAACTCTACAGAATATAATCCGGGGTCTAATTTACCTTGCACTTTAATATTAGTAGAGGGTCTAAAAATATCATCTTCTACTAACCACAAAGAAATGGGTTTATCTGACATAGGTCTTGTTGATACCTCATCAGCTTCTATAAAAAATATTGAGTCTAAAATGGAGTCCATGTATTTAATATTTGTTTTATTTTATTTATTATTTCGTCAGAAGATTTTAAACCACAGCTATTTGCAGACTTATGTCCATAAGATAAATCTTCTATAATTATTGAAAAATTTTCTAAAGAATTACTAAAGCTAGAAGATATATTAGGGCCTACTATTTTTTTAATTATATCAAAAGGAGTTATTTTAGGATTTTGTTCCTTAAGTTTTAAATAAGTAAGACAAAGCAACGATATTAAAACAAGAGTTTGTTCAACGCTATTACCTTCTATATATCCTATACTAAAGGATAAGTCGTGTAATTTCTTTTTATCTGCATACTCTAATTTATTTATCTCTTCACTTAGCTCTCTTATTTTAGAATAATTACTAGAATCCGATGGGTTATTTTTTAACTGTTCATTTTCCATATAGCAATATCAGTTAATAACTTTTTAAATTCTTGTATTCCTCTTTTTACATGAGCATTTTTAACTTTATATACTTTAGTCTGAAAATTTGGCACAGTCTCTAAAACAACCATATTAGCATTAGTTTTATAAATAAGACCAAATTGTTGTTGTACAGCACATTGTGCTAACCAAGAATACAAAGCTATCTGTCTATAATATCTATATTTCTGAAAAGACCCATCAAACCACTTCCAAACACTTTTATCTTCTTCTACTACTTTAACTCTATTACCCATAAAAAAGGTAATGGGTTTACTTGTAGTTTTTAAGTCATTTATAATTATGATATTATTATCATGATCTATTAACAAATTGTCAAGCTTACCTTTTATTTTAAGTATTATACTCCTGTCTCCTACGGTAACTTTAATATCACATAAAATAGCATACTCATTAAAAGACTCAATAGAACCTTTAAGTTGTTCAGGATATACAAATTTAGTAACATCCGAATTATCTAAAGCAGTTTTTATACAAGAATAATATTTTGAATAATTACTATCAGATAAATAGATAGGACATTTACCAAAATTTTCCTTCCTTTCAATTTGCTCTTCGTGTCTAAGATAATGATAATATTTGAATCCTGTCTTTAAGGCTGTTTTTAATCTATTACTAGATAATTTTCCTTTGTAGTAATCTGCAGAAATAGAAGCTAGGTTTACACACTCTACAATACTATAGCCTAATTTTCTATTTTTAAATACCTCTTCTATAAATATACCTAATTTTCCGCCTGGCTTAATAAATTTGGATATATAAAATAAATCTTTTTGAAGTAAGGATGCATGTATAGCACCTCCTAACTCAAAAGAAGAAGAATACTCAGATTTAAATCCTTCTTCAAATTTTTCTATAGAACCTCCTTCATCTGGGTTTATGAGACTTAACTTAGAATTAGATATATATTCTTTATACTGTTCACTAAAATATATAGCATCATCCATTTTAGTAAAGATAATGCTATCAGGAATTATTTCAATTTCCGCCACAAATTTAATATATTATTTATATCGAGATCATATACTCGATAGGGTGTTTTAATTTTCTGATTATGAGAGGCATCCATAAGTAAACAAAAAATACCATTAGAATGACATTCCCTAAAAGTTTCTACTTTATCGTCTATAAATATGTCACATTCTAATTCTTTTAAAACTTTTATCTTACTTTGTCCCCAAGAAACTTGATGAACATTACTTCTTCCCGGAATATTATTTAGTTTTAATGATTCTTTTGTCCAGGATTTGGGAATGCCTCTAGCGCTAACAAAACCTTTAGGTTTAAAATTAGGTCTATTTTTTAAAGATAAAGATAACCAAAATTCTTTTTCTTTGCTTAATTTTGTTAATCTTTTTTTAACAAGATTTGAATTTAACCAAGACTTAGGAACTTTAGTATTAAATCTATCGGCATATCCTTCGTACCAATTAAAAATAACATCATCTATATCTAAATAAATATTGAGAGATTTTTTCATAATTTATAAAGTTAATTGTTCATAATCTTTAAAGTCTTCTAATTCTTTGCCTGTAATAACTTCTTCTATTGTATAATGAAAATACTCATCATAGATCATAGAAAGATGTTCTAATTCTTCAGGAGTTAACTCCTCATATTCTTTATATGGAAACTCCTCTTCAAGTACATATTCTTCACAACCAAAAGACTCAAAATTTTCATAAGCCAAAGTATTGGCAAATATTTCTATTTCATCTAATTCTTTATCTGTGGTTAGGACATATGTATTATCCATACCGCACCAATTAGTGCTTACTGTTATTAAATATTTCTTCATTAAAAAGTTTCGTATACTATGGTATCCATTTTATTTTCTAGAAAAGCAAGAGTTTCTGAAGTTATCCAAGGATATTCTGAAGTATCTTTAAGAACAGATAATTCATAATATAATGAAGAAAATCCATCTTCGTAGCCTTGTTTTAGTCCTACATAAGACCCTTCCTCAAATCCTTTATTGTAATACTCTACTGCAGAAGTAGAAATATCCTCCATAAGATCATTAATTTCAGGTTCTAATTCTTGTAACAATTTAGAAGAAAGGTCATAATCATCCTCTTCATATCCAAAATGTTTATTTAAAAATGAGGAAATAATATTAATCATTTAAATAAGTTTTTAATAATTCATAAAAAAATTCTTTGGGAATTATAGCAAATTCCCCCATTGAAGTAATATTTACATTACCTTCTTTTTTTTCTTGAGCATTTCATATAATGCATAAAGGTTTATCAAGTTTTCCTACCTCAGTATTTAATTTTTTAATACTAGGAGTAGTTTGAGTTTTTTTAAGTTGAAAATAACAAGGAAGAATTTTATCTTCGTCATTTATATCTATTTTCATATCATCTAATTTTTTACTAGAAGATCTTGAGGTTGATATGTTTTCATTGCCTGTTAATTCTTTTAACTCATTAACTATTTGTCTTTCGTAAGCATTACCTTTATTTTTACTATAAGAACCTGCCTTTTTCTTTTTAGGCTTTTCTTCTGTTCATTCTTTTTCTATTTGTTTCTTTGCCATAATTATTTCATCCATTCTGTAAAACCCTCTTCAATCGCTTCTAGGGGAGAGAGAGTTGGGTTAAGTTTCATAAATTTTAAAGCTGAAAATATCACCTCTATATCTAATTCCTCTTCTCTAGCTATATCTATAAGTTCCATAATCTTATCATATTGTTCTGCGTCCCTCATACCTATTTCATCAAAAAATAAAAAATTCATTAAAATACATAAAAATGTTTTGTTTGTTTTATAGATTTATCATTAATTATTTGATTTAATTCTTCTACAATACTCCAAAATACATTAGAACTTACTTTTTTATATAAATCACTAATATCTTTTGAATATTTTCTTTTAATAAATATACATCTGACTCCATAGTTTTTTATATATTTTTTAGCTCCTCTAACTCCAGCTAAATCATTATCAAAGAAAACAAATATGTTTTGAAATTTATCTTTTATTTTCTCCATTTGAGATTCAGTCATTATAATATTTTCTGAGGTAGGAGCTATAGAAATAAAGCCATATTCATGTAATAGTAATAAATCTTTCATAGATTTTATTATTATACAATGACTTCCTGCCTTTGGAAGTTGCTTACTTCCATGCCAATGTCTGGAGGTCCAATTACTAATAAATCTATATTTCTTTTTAGTAGGCATATATAGTCTCCAGAGCTCATCTCCGTTGGAATTCTTACCGCCGTAGTATCCATAAATTGGAGATGAGTCTGTGAAACTATTAAAATAAACACCATTTAAAAATATATGTTTTATAGAATATACTCTAAACTTTTTAAGGGTTGTTAAGGATATTCCAAATGAACCCCACCAAGATAACTCTTTTTCAGAAAAATCTTTAATTTCTACTTGTATTATAGCTTTTTCAGTTTCTTTAATAATAGAACCTGTATAATTTAATTTAGGTTCGTTTATAGGATAATTCTCCATTTTTATATAGCCAAAATCGTTAGCTATAATATTTAGAGCTTTATAATAAGAAACATTAAAAATATACATTACTATTGAAACAAAATCTCCAGAGATACCTGCAAAGTCTTTAAAAATTAAATCACCCCTTTTATTCTTATAGAAAGAACAAGTAGGATGATTATCTTTTCTTAAAACAGAAGGGCTTTTAAAAAGCCCTTTTTTGACAGGAACTCCTAAATAATGCTCAAAATAAGCCTCAGCAGGAGCTTTTTCTAATAAAAATTGTTTAGTTATTCTTGGCGGTAATTCAAACATATATTAAATTTTTATAATTTAAAAGATATATCTAGACCATGATCTACTTGTGGAGTTTCAAACATGGTAGTAGCATCTACCTCAGTGGGTTTAGCTGTTGTAGAATTTTTAATTCTATCTGCTTCATATGGAGTAAATGCAATTTTACTCCCGATAAAGTTATTTCTAATGTATGCTTTACCGTCTCTATTTACAGAAGCAAAAAATCCAGGAAAAATAGCTTCTCCTTTATTATTTTTAAGAAGTTTAATCTTAGTGACGGCCCCAATACCGGGCTCCAATACAGCTGCCACAACTTTTCTTAGATCTTCCCAATTTTTAGCCTTAAGACTGGCTTCTCCTTTATCAATTTTACTTGCTACTGTAGGGTTGATACTATCTATAGCATGTTTAAGTAATAACATAAGGCTCTCAACTCCAGAAGGTTGAGGAATTTTTTCAACATTACCATTTTTATTAGTAAATTCTCTTTCTGTTCTTTGATATTCATCTTCTTTTGGTTCAAAGATTGTATGTTCGTATACTCCATCCTCATTAGAAAATTTTAATATTAAAACTTTGTATAATTGTGAAGGGTCTTTAACGCCTTGAATATCTTTAATTTCGCATCCATCAAATTTTACAGTGTAAATTTCATTACCCTCTAATCTAGGTTTAATAGAACTCTGAGATGATCCTGCTGTATTGTCAAATGAAAAAAAGCTCATATTTATTATAATTTAAAAGTTAATTCATGTATCTCTGTTGTGTCATCATCTTCAGTTAATAAATCTGGTTCTATGTTTTCAGCCATTTCTTCAACCTGCGCTAAAGTTTTAGGTTCTGTAGACTCTAAAAAGAAGATTCCAGGTTTAAATTCTTTTAATTTAAAGGTTGTGCCATATTCTGCTAATACAGTATTTGCTTTACCTCTGTAAGTAACTGTATTTGATTTAGTTACTTTATTACCAGATCCCTCTTCTTCAAAAGAAAGATCTGATCCTATAATAGGAAGTCTAGTCTTGCCTACTTTTTCGTACTTGATAATTATTCTGTCCTCTGGCTTAACATCTAGATCTGCTGCACATTTATTATTAAGTACTAACTTATTATCTTCCCTAATTAAAATAGCTTCATCTTCCATAACTATTTCTTTAGTGGGGGCTTTTTTAGTAGTTCTTTTCTTTTTTTCTATACCATCTACAAAGGTAGTAAGGTTAGAAACTAATTCGGTTTCTGGATCAAAATCGAATGTTACTGTTACTTGTTTAATCATTTAATGAAGGATAAATATTTTCCCAATAAGCAGTTATCTTGCCGGTTTCATTATCTTTAGAAGTCAACCTTAAGGTTTTTCCTGACAGGTGGGGCATTCTAGCACCACAAAGAACAGAATTCATATCTCCAAAATTAGCCATCAAATCCCCAGTTTCAATGTCTCTATAAACATAGCAGATGGCATCACTGGAGGCACTTAATATTCTACCTAATTTACCTGTTAAATCTAAATCTTTAACATTTAATTCTGTACCATTTTCATTTAAAGCTTTATCTTTTACGTGACCTACAAGAATAATATTAGGACATACTTTAGTAAACCAGCTAATTACATTTTGAATAGCTTCCCTAACGTATAAATACATTTTGTTAACTTACACTTTCATGTAAGATCAGACTATATCTTTAATTTTTTGTATGTGAATAAATATACCCATTATTTAGAATTTTATCCAATTTATAACGTAATCCTTCTTTTTTAAAACCTTCTTGTAATTCACAATAGCTTCTGGAATGAAAAGTTTCTATAAGATTATAATCTTTATCATATTTATAAACCCTTTTTGCTCTAGCATTATTTTTACTAGCTTTTTCTTTTCATTCTTTAGATTTTTCTTTATTTTTAGCTCAATGTTGAGTTTTATAATCTTTACATGGATCATATTCTTCTTTATAAAGAAATACATAATCTTTTAAATAATTTAAAGTATGTTTACATACTTTAGATATATTTGATGTTGTTATATCATAAAATTCAGCTGCTTCTGAAATAGAATTAAATTCTTTTTCTAGTTCTCCAGTAAATCTATTTACTGAAACAACTGCTTTACCTCTTGCTTTTTTAAAGTTTTCTATTGCTTCTTCATTTTGTTTAAAATGTACATAATTAAGACAAATATCTGTCATATTATATCCATTTTTAACACTATTATACTCTTTAATATATCCTTCTTCTATTTTTAACAATTCTTTTCTTTCTATACCATCAGGATAGAAATCAAAAATAATTATCTCAAAATTATCTTCTCCATGTTTATTTCATGAATTTTGAAGTTTTGTAGAATGATGTCTAGATTTTTTTAAATAAGTATAATGTCGTTTTAATCTCTTTATAATAGATTCTGCTGAACCTATATAAATTTTGTTAGAAACTACATTTTTAATTCCATAAATTCCCGAATAACTTGGTAACTCTTTACAATTTTTAAATTTTATCATTTTATTTAGTTTAAAATTTTACTTATGTAAAGTTACAAAAAATTATTCTAACTTTTCCCAACATACAAATATTGTTAGTATTTATATGTAAGTACTCCCCTGCCGAGGATAGTCGTTGAACCTTCAACCAAAAAAATTAATTTTTGGAAGCTTGGATGCGGATTTCCCAATTCTTTTTGATTTTACTATACCTTTCATCGTTACTGAAAGCCATTATATATATTACTACTATAATTTAGTTAAAAAGACTCTAAGGGGTTTCCCGCAGTTAGTTAGAAATGAGCTATTAAATAACCCGCACCATTAGGAAGTTTAAGAATGTTTGCATCAGGACTAAAATTTACTCCCATTGGAGTGTCTCTATATAACTTATTTGCATAAGGAAGTACAATATCTTCTAAAGCTGTAATAGTATCAAGTATCACAAAATCAAATCTGCCTGGATTTTCTTTTAAAGCTTTAGCTATTTCAAATAATTTTAGGTAGCTGTCAGCCTTAACACTGTAAGCTTCAACATAATCTGTACCATCTTCTAAGTCAATATGAAGAGCTTTTGGTAAAAAAGAAAGAGCTGTAGTCTTTCCACACTTAGGCAATCCAAAGATTATGAGATTTTTGGGATTTTCTGTTTTAATTTTAGTTTTTTCTTTTGGTAACTCGAAACTCATTATAATATAAATAAATTTTTAGATTCTTCTTCATCTTCATCACTCTTATAATCTAAATTTAAATAAGGCTCGTAATCTGATATAAGTTCTGGTTTAGGCAATTCAATAAACATACCAACCTCACCATAGAATCCTAATCCCTTATTAACGTCTGCCTGACCATATCTATTCTTAAGTAATTGACAAAGTCTAAATCTTTTCTTTAATATATTTTGAATAGGATATCCTTCACACCTGGCAATTTTTTCTCTATAGGGATAATATAAAGCTAATACAACGTCAGAGCCGTCAGTAGTACCAGAAGTATCTTTAAACACTATGTTATCTTGTAGGCTCTTTATCCTACAAATCTACACTTTTATATATATGTGTAGGTCAGACTATCTCTTCAATATCCTTTAAGTATTGATATACATAAGATATTGCTCCGCACTCGTGGGCCTTCATCTTCTTCAACATCACTTGTTAAGAAGGTATGACCTAGTCGTTGATCCTTCATTGTATTTCTACAAAGCTTGGATTAGGGTTATCCTGTCGGACTTTCCCAGATTCACGAAGTTTAATGATGACTTTTATAATTTATATTTCATTGATTCAACAATATAAGGTTCGATTAATTTTTTAAAAGCTAATTTACTATCAGATAAAACATATAGACCATTTTGAGAATTAATAGAAGTATTAATATTAAATTTATTATATAAAACATTTTGTATAATATCCAAATCTTCTTTAGAAAAACTATGTGTACATAATAAATAACCTCCATAATCTTTATATTTACTTCCATCATCCATATACCAAATCGCAAGTCCAAGTGCTTCTATTTTCTCAAATAAATTTTTATTAATATATTTTACTTTATTTTTATAAAACATATCATAAATATTATTTAGTGCAGGATTTGAATTTATATACCAGTACCATTGTTTATAACTAGGATTTTGTAACCTTTCATCGTACTTATCTACAAGGCGAGGTTTCTTAGAAATATTTTTTAAATAATTATATTTAGTAAATATTAATTCTTCTTGTTCTAAACAATGATTGCAGGTTCCGGTGCAATCTCCATTATTATACCTTCTATATAAATGTGTATCTCCTAAAACAGTTCCTAACAATACTTGAAATTCTATATCAGTTAGAGGAATAACTTCTTTCTTTTCTTTATGAGGAGGTAAAGAAAGTTTATTTCTTCTTTGTATAATATATCCTACAGATGTATTTAATTTTATAGAAATTTGTTTATCTGATAATTCTAAATTATAAAATTTTAAAAACTCTTCATTAGTAAAATGTCTTCTATCAACTTTAGCAAGATTTAAAGATTTTCTAAAAAATCTTATTTTATCTTCTGAACAGTTGAATTCTCTTCCTATTTCAAGATCTGACATTTTTTTATTATAAAAAGTTAAAAATTTTTCTTTATCTATTTTTTCGTAATTAGCTTTTGAATTAGATTTTAGATTTAATTTTTTACATCGTCTACTAGCCTGTGCAGCAGAAATTCCTGTTTCTCTGCAAATTTCGGCTTGAGTTAATCCTAAACTATGTAATTTTATAAACTCTTCGTCTGAAATAATCTTTCCTTTTTTTGTTGTTTCCATATTTATTAATTTTATTTTTAACAAATTTAATAATTTATTTTTATAAAAATTAATAAATTTAAAGAAATATAAGTTAGGAAGTTCATAACTTTATTATTTTAATTCCTAACATTTTCTCTATCATCAAGCTGATACAGTTCATAACCAGAAGTTTTTCTTTCCACTGATTTTGAATTTCTATTCATTTGTTGTATAAATACCCCAGTTAATCCACATTTATTTCTAAAATAAATTGCATAATCTACTGTTAAATCTATACGTTCTTTTTTGGTTCCTTGTCCACTTATTAAACCAACGTGGTCCCATAAAGCTACTTTATAGATTTCAGGATCAAGTTCAACATAATCTTCTCTGTGGTCATCTATTTGTACAAAAGTTCCAAATCTTTTTAACCATTCTTTTAAAGTAGCATAAATACCATTAGGATTTAATGATTTATCATAAATAGTTAAATGAGAGGCTATATCTTCAAGCCAAGGAATAGATAAGTCTACTAATTTTTTTTGTTCTTCTGATATAGGACTTATAAGAGAAAGAATATCTTTATACGTAACAATTACACTATATTCATCCCAAATATGCCTAGATAATAGTTTAGCAAATAATACATCACTAGACATTTCAAAAGAATAATATAAAATATGTATTTTTCTATCTCCCCTATTCTTTAATAAATTATATACAAATATATCTAAAGCAAAACTAGTTTTACCCGTTATATTGCGAATATACCGATTCCGTATATTCTCTCATACTTTCACATGAGACTAGACTATATCATCAAAGAATTGCTTCTTTGCCATCAGCTTCGAGTTCTCTTGAACTCTACTCCCTCTCCAGGGATAGTCGTTGAACCTTCTCCATATCATAAGACTTAGGAGCTTGGCTGCTGATTGCCACATAATATAATATTTTTAAACATTTACGTTAAGAATTTCTTCATTCGTTTTAGTTATTATATCTTCGCGGGTTCCCAGCAATTCAAATGGTTTGCTATCATAAATGATAGGGGCTTTTATTTTAAAACAAAAATATCTGTTTTTAAATATACTTTTATTATTTATACAGTTTGTTATAGTAACTCTAGAGTTTGTATTTAATCCAATAGCCTCAAGAAAAATTGAAATACTGTCAAAAAAAGAGTATGTTTTTTCAATTATATCTTGAACGACTAAAGTACTTCTCTTTTGAGGAGCTCTTGCCCAAATAAATTCTATTGGCTCAAATGACCAATATGAATCAAAAGCAGTAGTAGTCTTTCCTCAAAGATTTCTTTGTATAACAGATGTTGTGTTATTTGGAGTATTATAATGCCTATTTGCATCATTTATTACTTCTCATTCCTTAATAAGTTCTCCAGTAAATCTGTTATATTGATAACATTTCTTTGTATTAGTTTTTTTAATTAATCCTAACTCTCTTTTTTCTCTGAGAGTATTATTAATTTTTTGCCTAACTTCTTCTGAAATAATACAAGTATTTGCAATACAAGATATATTATAACAAATGTTATCAAATCTATTGTCAATTTTATTAAAAAACTCTTTAGCTCCTAAGTTGTCTAAATAATTTTGCTCTATATCTAATAAATTTTTTACGTCACATTCTTCTAAAATAGAAAATTTAAAATTGTCTTCTCCATACTTATTTCAAGCATTTTGAAGTTTTTTATTTTCATGTTTATTATGACGTAACAAAGCCTTGTGTTTTTGTCATCTTCCTTTTATATTTATAGAAGATCCAATATATGCTTTATTATTTACTGTGTTTAAAATTTCATATATTCCTATCATATTATTAAATTTATAAGTTATACAAATTTAACAAATGTGGATGATATAATCAGCAAAAGTATATTAATAAATAGTTAATTTATTGTTAAAAAATCATTAACCCGAGCTATCTGCTCCAATAGTATAAAGATATTTTCTCTGGATTCCATAAATAATAGAATCAATAACAGGTAATCCTGTACTTATTCCAATATTTTTTCCAAGACCTCCTCTCTCAATATTATGTAATAGATTCTTAATTCCCATTATAATAAATCAGAATTATTATATCCATTAACATTACCACTATTTTGAATATATTCTATTTCTAGATACTTCATGCTAGCTATAAATTCTATAATTGAATAATTAATTAAGTTATGTTCTTTTCCAAACCTAAGAGCATTCATAACTCTTTCGTGGGTTACTCCAGAACTTTTTATAGACTTAGTATAATATAAACAGAAATCTTCTATAGAAAATAAATTAGCCTTGGTAAAATTCTTTATACTAAACATCTTACCGTTAATATTAATAAAAGGAGGGTATTCATCAAATAATTCTTTACCTATCAAATTAGCTTCTCGAATATAAGATTTAAGAAAATTTTTATTTAATGGTATGTTTTTATAATTTAATGTTTCTCCCTCTTCGGGAATTTTAAAGGTAGCATTAATTACCTTTTTATCCTGTAAGGATTTTAAGACCGACCTAAATAATTGTTTTCCATTTGGTACATTTGACAAATAGTTGACAAGTAAATTAGTCTGGCCATCAATGGCTATAAATAGTAATCTTAGTACAAATAATTCTGTAGGTGTAAGACCACTATTAATATAGATATTTATTTCTTCATTTAAACTTAGCTCGAAATGTTTCATATATATGTTAATTTCGAACTACTTACTTATTTTGGTACTAATCCGTTACGGGATCTTTAGAAAATTGGGTAATTCGTATTGGTTAATAAATTCTTCTCTTAATTTTTTATAATCAGAATGTAATCTATCAAATAGCTTTTCATCTAGACTTTTACAATATACAACATCATTAAGTAATGTATCTAGTATTAGAAAACTTAACTTTCTCTCACTAATCATCGAATAAATCTTGTCCGTTATTATAATCTCGTTCTAATTCAGAAGGATTATTTATATAATTGATTAGTTGTCTTAAAAGGATATCTTTGCTAGTGATAGCAAATGTTTGACATCCTACTTCAACTATATATCCTACATCACATTCCTTAATGTGTATATTTTTTATCTTATATTTTGCATTTTTTCTAAATTGCCCAGGAGGACCTAGATTACCTGGAGTACCTGGAGTACCAATAGGACCACTAGATTCTGCTGAGGGGGCGTCAAATAAATCGTGTAGTGTATTCATTTTTAAAGTCTAAATAATAGCGGACTTTCTTCCGCAGTAATTTCTGGATTATTTGTAATTTTTCCATCTAATAATTCATATAATTCTGCTTCAGTTATTTCTATATAACTTTTACCAGCAGTAGAGGTACTGTACCAAGACTCTTCATTAGTATTTTTGATAACCAATGTAAATATCTCAGATTCTTTTCCTTCTTCATACCTTATAACTCTTCCTACCCTTTGAGTCTTTTGGGTTTTAGATGAGGTATTACAAAGGATAATTGCTAAATTTAATCCTTTTATATCTACTCCCTCATCTAAACTCTTAGCAGTATGAATAACTCCCCTATCTAATTTAGAAAATTCTTCTATTGTTAGTCTATTTTTCTTTTTAGTTTTACCAGAATGAACAACAAAACCATTTCCTATTTTTTCTGCTTGTTTAATAGTAGCTGAAAAAGTTATTGCTTTACTATTAGGTCTAGAAGAAAGAATTTTCTTAGTAATTTCTATTTTTTTAGGGTGCTCCATAACAAACTGTTTTCTAGCTTTTAAAGACCTTAACCAAGAAAATGTTATACCATCTAACTCTTTAGCTCCTACTCCCATAGTTTTGGCATATCTTCTTCTGTAAATGATGTCAGTTACACATTTCATAGCCAGATTAAAATCATAATCAAAAAATGCAAAGGCCTCATTAAACTCTCTATTATACTCATAATAAATATGAATATCATCGACTTCTAATAATACTTTGTATTCTTTATATTGTGATAACCAATTATTTTCTGTAGCCTCTTTAACAGTAATAACATCACATACTGGACAATATTTAGAAAGTAAAATTTCTTTTCCATCCAATCTATTAAAAGTAGCAGATAAACCTAAAACTAAAGATGGATTTTTTGCTTTAAATATTTCATGAAAAAGATCGGCTGCATAACGATGTACCTCATCAAGTATAATAAAGTCTATTTTTTCATTATTTTTAACAGCAGAATTTATTATCTCAACTTTTACATCAAAGTACAAGCCAGCTTTAGTAAGAGCTTGTAGCCATTGAATTTTTAAATGTTCTGTAGGAACAACTACTAAAATTTTAGTATTAATATTTTTAGTAAGATATCCCTTAATAGCCATAATAGCAGCAAAGGTTTTCAGTTATGTTATCCATAAGGCTTTTTATCCTTATGTTCTATAAATTCTTATTCTTTATAGCTCGGCGTACATTTTCACCTGTTCTAGGTGTTGGGCACTCTTGGAGAAATTATATTTATTCATTCCCTACGCTCTACGATGATAACTAGCCTTTCGCAATCTAGTTATTTATCTCGGTATTAACCTCACAGCCTTTACCGATATTACCCAATAATAATTTACTAAATTCCTTTAGTAAACGGCACTAAAAGGAATAAATTCTTTTGAAAAATAAATTTTATAATCTGAATTTTTTATATAATATGGATTATCTTTAGTAGCATCAGTATGTTTATTTAAAGTAGATCTACTACTATTAACATAATCTGCACATTTTTTAATATCTTTATGATATTTAATATTTCCTAAAATATCTTCCGATATTAAATATTCTTTACTATCAGAATTACTAATCCTATATAAAAGATTTTTACATATATAATTTTTTGCTTCAATTTCAGAATTAAATAAATTATAAGAAATACAATATTTGTTTTTATAAATTGAAGTATCTATTTTTTCTTTAGTACTATATTTAGTATTTAATTCTTTAAATGCTTCATTTAAATTATTACATTCCTTATATAATAAAAATGTTTCTATATCATATATATAACATTTTTTCCAATTATGATTTTGTTTATAAGTTGTTATTTCTCCAGAATTGTATTTTTCTTTTAAAGTGTTAGATATTTTCTTTTTTTGTTCATCTGTAATGACTCTATTAAGATTTGCTATTACTTCATCTGAAAAATTATATTCTGGATTAATAAAATTTATATAATCTTGTTCTCTAGTATATCTAGAGTTTTCATCACAAAATTCTAAAACAAAAAACATAAATTTATTTTCTCCATGTTTATTCCACGATGATTGTAAATGTTTATTATGTGATTTATTGTTTTTTAATAAACTTAAATGGGTTCTTAATCTGTCATATAAGTTTTTACTAGAACCAATATATCTTTTTCCATTTTCAACATTCATTATACAGTAAATTCCTGACTTTTCATTTAATTCAATTTTTATATCCATATTTAATTTTTATTAATTTTTGTAAAATTACAAAAATATAATAAATAAAAACTATAAATTTTTATAAATATTAAATAAATGGTTTAAATCAGATTTATTTACTATACTGGTACCATCACACAGCACCTACCCCGGTACTCCAAGCTAAAGTGCCCCTACATCCAACATTAATCCATTTTTGAAGTCCTAGTTTTTGTCTTTCTGTTCTATCCATTACTCAAAATTAGATACCGTTCTCACTTTATGGAACATTTCTTTAATATTGCCCTCTATTTTATATCTTTCAATACTAGTAGAAGATACTGCAAATTCTTCATTAACCATGTCCATATACATAGTAAATTGTCCTTCTTCTCCCATAAAAAATTTTTTCCAACTTTTAGGTGTAAAGAACCTTTTTACTTTAAGCTGCTCAATAGCTAAGTTATCAAAAGATAAATGAATTTCTCCTATATAATCTGATATTTTATTATACCATTTACGTTTAATATCCTTAACTTCTTGATTATAATATCCTATACCTCTTCCAACTTCTTTATAACCAAGAATAAGGACCTTTTTAAAAGGAGTATTCTTTATTTCATCAAGTATATGTATATTATTTACTCCAGCTATTACATGTAAAACTACATTAGAAGGATTTTCAATGACAGATAAATGTTTTAAATTAAAATCATCGGTAATAGAAATTCCAACTCCATATATAAGTTTATCATTTATTAGGTCGTTAAGAGTATCTTGCCATTGTAAGATATGCTTACTATTAATTGTCATATTAGGTACTAAACTATACCTTTTACATTCTTTTAATAATTTAATTTTTCCAGGATAATCTAAAGGATTTCCTCCTCCTAAGGCCAACTCTGTACCAGGAGGTAAATCTTTTATTATAGAAAGAAGTAAATCCAAATTTCCATGTCTTCCTCTTGTAGTAGACATTTCATGGCAAAATTTACAATTCGCATCACAATAGTTAGTTATCTTAATATCCATAGAATTTGGAAAAATAGGTATAGGAATTTCATTATCATCCCATTCCTGTACTTTAGTTCCGTCTTCATATAAAGACACTATAACATTTCCATTTTGATATTTATATAATAAATCTTTCATTCCCAGGATGAATATTTAATTACTATTTTTTTCTCATCATCATTTACAACTTTTAATAGATCTTCAAAATTTTCTTCAAAATTTCTTCTATTTATAAATATCTCATCGTAATTATCACTATCTAAAGTAAAATCATAATCAAGAGGTAATATAATATCTGTTAAAGAGTAAATTTCTATTAACTTATGTATATAGAAATCCTTTAATGTAGGTTCTTCATAGAAAATATCTACTATCCAATATACTACTAAAGCTAATTTCTTCTCTAAAGTATCACAATTAAGAGTATATCCAATACCATCACTATAATATACTACATAGTTTAATAATATTTTGGTGTTTAATACACCTTCCTTTAATATAGTATTGTCTTTGTTAATTATGTCCTCAATAGTTATACTATGGGAAGAACTAGAATTAGTTTCAAAAATTCCATTTCTTATTGTTTTCATTAATGTACCCAATAATTTCCTTGTTTACTACTTGCTTTAAGAGGTACAGTTTGACAAAAAGGCTTTCCTCCTTCTTCCATACAATGTATAGTTAATTTAGAAACCTCTTCTGCCATTTCTTCTGGACACTCTATCAATAATTCATCATGAATAATATTCACAATTTTTACAATATTCCACCATCCTCTATTTAATATTTCTTTAAATAATAAAATAGCTCCATACTTTGTTATATCGGATGACGTACCCTGAATAGGATAATTTTGACTCATGCGCTGAATATCACTTTTACTTTTGTTAAAATTTCTAGACTTTTCGCCATATTCTGGATCATAATACTTATTATACCTATCCTCCATATATTCTTTATATAGAAAATAATCTGTAGTATCCTTATTGAAGAAATATTTTCTTTTAGTTACTCTATTAAATTCTATATAACCCTTTTTAGAAGCTTTGTTAAAAACCCAGTCAAAGTATTGTTTCATAACAGGAAAAGATTGAAAATAAGAATTATAAACAAACTCTCCGTCTTTTTTTGGTATATTACAGTTTTTAGCTATAGTAGCTCCATTTCCACCATATGCTATCGCAAAACCCGCAGCCTTAGCTATTTGGCGTTTATTTGCATGATTTTTAGCAATAAAATCTAAAGCTTCTTTAGATACTTCTTCTATAGAACATATCCTTAACTGTGGATACATTAAGAAAGCTATATAAGAATGCATATCTTTTAAACCCTTAGCATAAAATTTAATTAATCCAGGTTCTTTACTATGGTTGGCTAATACTATTGTTTCTTGCAAGCCTAATCAACTTGGACTTTCTCTTTACCTTAGAATATAATTCCTTAGGTATACCGTGTAAAGTCTCTACACCTTCTTAAATTAAATTTAAGCTTGGCTCGGGATTGGAGGTTGCGATCTCTTTCCCCGAATTTACGGTAACTAACTTAGTAAATTTCTCTACTAAGGGGCCAAATTTTTCATATTTTCTTTTTAAAAAATATGACGCATCTTTATAAATTAAATTTTGAAATTTATAAATATCTTTTTGTTTATATATTAAATTAATAATATACAAAGATAAGAAAATTTATCCAGAAATCTGCTTTATAACAAAATTTAATTTGATTAGTTATTTAACCACTATAATCAGCATCAATCATAATACACCCCTTCTCTGGAACAAAACATCCCCTAAACTCATAAGTAGATGGTATATTTTGCATATTAGGCTTGTTTTCCCTCTTATCTCCACTACTTAGTCTTCCAGTATCCATTAATTGTTTGTAAGAGGTATGTATTCTGTTAGTTACAGGATTTATATAATTTTTCCAATTATATCCATAAGTACTAATTTCCTTTTGAACTTCCTTATATTCTAAATAAGGAGTTAAAATAGGAAAATCTTTTTTTTGGGGAGATAATACTTTAGCATCAATAGATTCTTTTTCTTCTCCTCTTTCTTTTATTATAGTATTAATACCATAACTTTTAAATAAAGAAGTTACTTGTTTAGGAGAATCCCAATTAATAACAACTTCTCTTTTACCAGTCCAAAGATTTAACATAGGAGATAAAAATTCTTCTTTATTGTCGTTATAAATAAACTCGTCTAGAGCTTCTTTCATAACTTCAACTTTAGAAATATTATTATCTGTATTTAGTTTCCATTTATTGTAATCCAATTTTATACCACAATATTCTATATAGGCTAAAACAACAACAAAGGAATTATCTAAATTTAAAGCTCCTAAAAGATCATTCTCATGTATTTGTTCTAGTTGTTTTTCTTTTATTAATGGTAGATATTTTACGTCTTCCGAGGAATAAAGTAGAACTTTATCACTTAATCCTTTAGTAATTATATCCCCCCTTACACTTTTATCTAAATGTACACCACAATATTTAAAACAAATAGTTTCCAAGTCCCTACCACTATATTGCAAACCATTAGTTAAAATAATTTCTGCTAACATAGTATCATATACATTTTTTATAATAACATCTTGTGTAAAAAGAAATTTTAAATCAAATTTTGCATTCTGTAAAATAAATAAAGTATCAGTGGTATTTAGATAATTTTTAAGGGTAATAGGAATTTTACCTCCATAACTATTTATATCAAATAATATTTGAAAATCATAATTACCTAGTTGAAGTAATAAGAGTTTTTTAGTGAATGGATCTAAACCTTCAGTTTCAGTATCCAATCCTAATTCTTGGTATCCTTTTAATAACTCTATAGAATCTTCTAAAGGTATTATTTTATATAAAGAAGAATCATATAGAGTTATTTGATTAGTAACTAAATATACAATATTAGACATCTTGATCAACAGGCTCAACGAAATAATCTATGGCATCTTCTCTTTCTTGGTTATATATCTCCATTGCCACCTCATAAGAAACATCTTCTTCTTCCATAATATCGTCTATTGTTCTAAAAGGATCTATATCATATTCAGCCATAGCGGCATTTATTGCTATCTCTACAACATCTATAAATTCTCCTTCAACTTCTCCATGACAAGGAAGATCTACGTCTTCTCCCTCATATTTTCCTCCGTAAATAATATATTTTCTCATAATTATTGTTTTATAATTTAAACCCTTTAAAGGAAGCTACTTGTTCAATTTGTTCCATTCTACTTTCCCAATCAGAAATATGTTTTCTTACATCTTCTTCAAGAGTAAATAATGCCTTATTTCGTAAAGTCTCAAGTTGAGTAGTAGTCAAGTCAAGATACTTTTTATTATGCTTGAGGTTTAATAAAGCCCTCATCTCAGTATAATTTAGTCCCTTCGAGTTTATATGAAGTCTTTCTACTTCTTTTATATTTAGTCTTTCTCTTATAACAGTTATTCTGTCTACAAGTTTACCTTCTGAATCATATTCTACTAAATCTTTAGCTTCTGAAGGAGTGAGCCAAATTCCTTGTTTTAAGATAAAATTTCTTGTAATAGGTTTTTTATTAAAAGTACCCAACCTATCCAAGCAACCGTCTATAATTAAACTTAATGGAACTTGTTCAAATTCATTAGGAACTTTAGAAAAAGCATGGGATAATATAGGTTTAACATTTTTTAATATTTCCCTATTATTAACTAAGAAAGTACTAATCATATTCATAAGATTAAAACGGGTAATAGAAGACTCTTCTTCAATATACCTAATGAATAGTTCTGCCCCACAACGATCTCTTTGTTCAGCAATTGTTTCTAATAAAACATATCTTCCAGGATATCTAACATCTTTATTGAATAACATAGCTTTACACTTGTTATAACAATTAGAAAGTTCAGATTGATCCATATCTACTAATTTTTTTTCAGATTGTATATATCTGCCGTTATCATCTAATTTTTTTTCGCCCCTCCAAATAAGGGAGCTAAGATCTGGTGAATTTTTAGCCATAAAGGCTTCTTTAAGTCGTTCTCCAATTAAGGTAGTTTCCATCTTATAAAATTATTTCTGTATTAGAAACCTCTGATTTATTTAAGAAATTTCTAAAGTAAATATTAGAATATTTATACTTGTTATAAACATCTGTTAAAGGGTCATAATACTCTTCACCTGCATTTACTACTTCCACTTGTACAAACCCTTCATCTCCTATATTAATTATTGGAGCCTGCCAATTAGGTAACTTTGTACACATTAAATATTCTCCAGTTTCAGTATTCTTAAATACATACATAGTATAATTACCCTCTCGAATAGCTAATAGTTTAGCAGGAATTATTTTTTTATTCACTCTTCAAATTCAGTAAAAATATCAGACTCGGCTGATTTTACTATAACTACATTTTTATGACTTTTAAGATATTTATCTTTTTCATTTTCGTCAAAAGGAAGAATGTCTAATAACTCATTAGTTTCGATTGAATATACTAAATATACCATAATTTACAGAGTTAGTAGAGAATATACTCTTTTAGCCCTTTCAAATATATCAGCATCTTGCCTCATTATTGCTAATGCAGCTCGACTAGTATTTTCTTCTTCTATTTGTTCTTTTATTAATTTCTCATATAACCAAGAGGCAGTCATAATATCTCCTTCTTGTACACAAGCATCATGAATCTTATAGATGAGATTTGTAGTTTCTATTTCTCTTACAACAGTAAGCTCAAAAGGTTTTACAAAATTATCTATCTTACTAACATTATTACTTGGGATAGAAGGATAAACAAATTTTATATCAGCTTCCGTAAGAAAATGATAAATCCAATCATGGTGAGTATATTCTTCATGAGCTCTTTCATGATAATAATTTTCTAATTGAATTATTCCTTCCACTCCATAATAATTAGCAAAAGTCTTATATAAATTATAATTCATTAGTTCGTGAGCAAGTTGCTCTACTAATAACTTAGTAATTTTTTCATTAATTAATTGATCTTTTCTTTCTAACATTTTTAGGTCTTTTTATATAAGGTGTGAACCCATTGTTAATTAACCACTCCTTAGGAGCAGCGTGTAAATCACAGTATATAGAGATATATTCGTTTATATGAAAACACTCTATTATATTATTAATCTCAGAATAGGTATAATAAAATTTATTTTTTACTAAAGAAAAAACATTTTTATATTTTATATATACCATAACTTGATATATAAATCTATTTTCAGTATCTAATAATACTCCTTGTTTATTATTCTCGTAAAGCACTAGTTAATTTTTTTATAGAATTTGCTTGCAACTTATATTCTTCTAGATACTCTCCTAAAGTATAAACTTCTTTCTTTTTAGCTATCCTATAATTAATTATTACTTGAATACAATGTTCAAGGGGCATTCCATATCCATAAATTTTTAATTCTTCTGATCTTTTTTCAGGATTCTTTGCATTTTTAACATATAATAAATATAAATTAAATTTACTACAATGTTCCTCAAATTCGATCATAAAATCTTCCTCCCTAATTTCCATAGAAGGTAGTTTTAATTATTTTTCTTAGTTTTTTATTATTTTGGACATTATAAGAAGGATTCCAAGCTCCTTTTAGTGTGTGACTTTTAAAGGAAAATTCTTTAGGAGAAATCATTTTTTTTATTGTATTAGATAACCTATGATTTCTTTTATAAATATTAATACCATCAATTATACCTACTCTGGGAATATAAATAGCTACATGAGGAAAACTGTCGTGATTTTTAAGTCCTTCTCTTATATCTCCTATAGTATAATCAAATATTACAACTTTGTGTTCTATTTTATGCTTTTTTAAGGTTATACTTAAATAATTAGCAAAATGTATACAACCTCCGCTGTTAATACTTTTTATTCCCTGAGACTGAATCTCATTTTGTATTTTGTTAATTTTTTCCTTTATAACTTTAGACATATTTATAGAATTTTAGTTATTATACCTCTTTCCAAAGCCTCTGTAGAACTATACCACTCATCAAATAGTAAGGTTTCAGAAAGTCCCTTTAAAATTGTTTTTTCTTCAATAATATTAAATATTTCTTTTTGAAGTGTTTCTACTAGTTCTAAATTAATTTTTAATTCAGTAACTTTACCAAAAGAGTCTGCCTGGGCTTGATGAAACATAATTCTAGAGTGTTTTAGAGAGGCCCTTTCTTCTCCCATCAGCATTAATACAGCAGCCATAGAACAAGCCATACCTACACAAACAGTTCTTATAGGACTTTTGATAATTTTTGAAATATCATATATAGCCAGTCCTGCTAATATACTTCCTCCTGGACTATTTATATATATATTGATGGTATCATTTTTTATAGAGTCTAAGTATAACATTTGGGCAATGACCCCATTAGCTAGATCATCTGTAATTACGCCATCAATAAATATGATTCTTTCTTGGATTAATTTAGAAAATACATCCATTACTACTGCGTTTTTAGCTCTTTCTTCTACTATAGTTCTAAACATCTTTTTACTTTTTATTATTCTATTATACTATCTATTAGAGATTGTTTACTTGAAAATACTTCTGAAGACTCTTTTGTAATTAAACCAGACCCTAGATTTATTTTATATATCTCTAACTGCATACAATTGCTTTTTAAAATGTCAATACTAAAAACACTACCTTTATGAACTTTACTTTTGTCTATAAACCAAACTACTTGATTAATATCAAATTTTGTATCAATTTTCATTATTTATATTTATTTTAGTGGCATGTACAGCTAACATATCACAGTAAGAGTTAAAAGTATTTCCAGCATGTCCTTTTACATGTTTCCAATTAATATTTAATTCAGGAATTACTTCTTCCATTTCAACCCAAAGATCTAAATTCTTATTCTTTTTCCAGTTTTTAGTCATTGTTCCTATTAAATACATAGAATCACTATATAAAGTAAATTCTTTTATATTTTGAGTTTTCATGTACTTAATAGCTTCGATGGATGCTTGAACTTCCATCCTATTATTTGTAGTATTTAAAACAGAATCATATTTACTAAATATTTTTTTTCCATCTTTTAAAACTACAAAAGCCCATCCACCTTGATTTCTAGAATTAGCATAAGCACCGTCGGTATAAATTTCTATCATCTAGTAAGAGTTAGTCTAGCATCGGGCATGGAAGATAGATAGTATATTAATATACCAGTGTTTTTTTTAGACAGTCTTCCTTCTAAAACTGTAAATAAATCTATAATTTTTTCTGGAGTATAAGACTCTACAAAAGAAATTAATGGGTTATTGGGATCCAGGGCTCCATATCCATAGTAATTAATAAACATACTAACTTCTGGAGTTTTAGAATTTTTTTTATAAATATTTAATACCATTATAATATTCTCCCATGAATTATGTTATCATCATTTTCTTGGTTAATAACTAATGTTTTAATTTTCCGTTGGTCTGAGGAATTAAACTCATTAGACATTTCTCCTGTTGCAGAGTTATAATACATAAAATCCCTAGGCAATATTTTAACTACTTGTAAGTAAGAGTCATAACTTTTAGAGGAGATAAGATCTCCTTCTTTTAAATCTGCTTCAGTATTATAAGAATACCTTTTTAACTTAGAAATTTCAGAATCTAATTCTAATTTTCTTTTTGTAAATACAACTAATACAGTTTTCATAACTATAAATTTAATAATTCTTTTAAAATTGCTTCCCTAGCTTCTTCATAAGAAACATAAAGAATAACTTTTGTGTTTTTTCTATCTATTTTTTTATTTTTTCTTACATCTATAAAAAAATTATTTATCTGCCATTTTTCGTGATATGTACTAAAGAAAATTTCAGGATGTAATCCCTTTTTAGTCCTTAACCACTCTTGGATATCAGAAGTTTTATCTTCTCCATCATATCCTTTTAATTTTGCTAATTCTAAAAGCTCCTTCATATTGGAATAAAAAAAGGCAGCCCAAGAGAGCTACCTTATTAGTACTCCCAGCAGGATTCTAACCTGCAACTTCCACCTTAGAAGGGTGGTGCTCTATACCTTTGAGCTATGGGAGCAATTGTCCCCAAGTATCGTTAAAGAGTTTATCAGTTTTTATTAGTTTAACAAATTCTTCTTTAGTAATATTACCAAGAAGTTCTTGTTTCCATAACTCTATACTGTTACCTTCATATTCTTTTATTTTTTCCATAAATTTAGTGATATATTTACCGTATATATTAGATATAAGAGTTTCATATCCAACTATTATACCTGATAAAGTACATATCCTATTTTTAGGAATAAAATAAGCAGAAGATAATCCATAGTGAAGAACTGCTTCTTCCTCAAACCAAGGCTCTTCCATAAATACTTGAGATTCTGGCCATTCAATTAAAACATAATCCATATAATCATTTTTAAATTAGTAGCAAGGACGGGAGTTGAACCCGCATCGAGTGGCTTCACATTTGTGTATATTTCTATACTCTGTGGACTATATCATCACCCTCGTCTTTACGTTAGGGTGGTGAGTACTTAATCTGGTTATTAAGAAGACTTTACTTCTCCAGTAGTCTCTACACCTTCTGAAAGTGTACTTTCAGCTTGGCTCGGTATTGTCATATCAATTGACTTAGATTCTACCGAATTCACTCACTTTTTCAATAAATCTTTCGATTTAAAGTCACTATTTTCAAAAATAAATAATTCTGGATTGTGTTCTTCTGCGTGACAGTTAAAACATAATAAATACATTCCTTTTTCATTTACTTTTTTTCTAATGAGACCCTCCAGTTACCATTACTAGCACCTTGCATGTGAGCAGATAAAGAGATTCGAACTCTCAACTTTTAGTTTGGAAAACTAACACTCTACCATTGAGCTATATCTGCATAGTCGGGGTAGGAGGACTCAAACCTCCGATCTCTGCATCCCAAATGCAGCGCGATATCAACTTCGCTATACCCCGGTGTATTCTCATTAATAGCTCTTCCTTTTCTATTAACAGAATACTGAATTATTTCATTTATGGTTCCCTAAAGAAATTAATTAAACAAAAGAAGAGAAGTATATAAGACTGCCCCCTCCACAGCCCCTCTATATATTTTAAATGCCCGCAGGTAAGCATTGGAAGAATTAAACTACTAAAAGTTTTTGAAAGTTAGTTACAATAGCCTCTGCCCTTGTTTTTAATTCCATGTGTCCTTGCCAGGAGTCGAACCTGGCCCGCTACCTTAAAAGGGTAGAGCAATACAACCGGTTTGCTACAAGGACGGCCTAAGTGTGGTACTCTAGCCAACTGAGTTAAGGGAGAATGTGTAAAGTATAAATGTACTTTAAATTATTACATAATTGCGGTCTATAAGGGAATCGAACCCTTCTCATCTGATAGACAGTCAGATATTCTAGCCACTAAACTAATAGACCATAGTAGGTTCACTCAGACTTGAACTGAGATTACATGAGTATCAGTCATGCTTCCTAACCAATTAGAAGATGAACCTAAGTAAAATAAATATCCTTCCGTACACGGCTACTTTTAATAGCGGCTTCTGTACTCCCTTCTTTCTTATTAAATTTCTAATCCTTATAAGTTATAGGTTTCCTCCGAGTATATCCTCTGTGATATTGCATGCATTACAGTAATATACGAAAGGTTAGAACTTTTTGTGAAGGCTAGCTACTCCTTCCTTGGATATTTATTTTTAAAATGTGGGAGGTGATGGAGTCGAACCACCCGAGTCGTTAAACACTTGATTTACAGTCAAGCCCGCTACCCCTACGGTATAACCTCCCAATTTATAATTGCGGAAAGTAAAGGATTCGAACCTTTGGACCATTAAGATCACATCCTTAGCAGGGATGTACAATAAACCTCTCTGACAACTTTCCTTAGTGGAGACATAAGGAATTGAACCTTAGCCTTGGGATTTTCAGTCCCACGTACAACAACCACCTATACGATATCTCCTTTTCATATTAGGTTGAGCGCATAGCTGGATTCGAACCAGCGATATGCAAATTTGCAGTTTGCCGGCTTAGACCTCTCACCCATACGCGCATTACTACCATTGGTTATGTAAATAGTCTAAATAATCTTCAGCAGCGGTTTGTTCGGGATCTGGTATTCTTTTACTTATAAATATTTTTAAAGTTTTACCATCATCCTGATAATCAAAATGAACATTATTATCTTCTTTCCAATTTACATAACTTCTGCCTTCTTCGTCAATAACTTCTACTCTAGTTACTTTTTTTAAATTTTTCATGTTTTTCTATTAAAAATTAGTTGAACAATACTTTCTTTGATTTCCAGTTAATTCTTTTACTAAATTTCACAAAATAATTTTTCTCTTATACCTTTAAATATTAGGTTAATAATATCTAAAAGTAAGAAAAATTTTTGTAAAGTTATATAAAAGTAATAAAAATGTGGAAATCAGTTTTGGTGGGCCTGGAGGGTCTCGAACCCACCTGTCACCAACTACGCTTTCTATTGGTTATGAGCCAAAGGCGATACAGGCCCAAAATTTCATAATCTTTACGTTTAACCAGTTAAACTACAGGCTAATTAAAAGTTTTTAGCGGTTCCATCAGGGTATGATCCTGAAACAAATGATTAACAGTCATCCGTGATACCAATTTCACCATAGAACCAATTAGAGCCTTTGACAGGACTTGAACCCGCAACCTGCTGATTACAAAACAGCTGTACTACCATTGTACTACAAAGGCGTTTATTTCAACTAATATACTTTATCGGGAATCCCACATTTAGCTTCATACACCATTAGAGGATTACTTAGTGTATACCCTTACGAAATCTTCCTCCAGACTTGTATATCTACGTTTTGTAGTTGAAATTGTGGATTAGGGGGACTTAAACCTACGACCTTGAGATTATAAAACTCATGAGCTGACTAGCTATTCCACCCGCAATACTTATTTATTTTGTTCATATATATTAATCTTGTGGACTAATAATATATTGTGTGGATTTTTCCCCACATGAAATTTTAAACAACTACGACATTTATACGCTATTTGCTTATGAATTGTGCGAGAATCCTCATTCATTCTCTTTGCCCATGCTACTGCATCTTCAAAGGTTTTAAACGTCTTTTTAGCCTTGCCAAAAGCCGTTATACATTGTCTTAATGGTTTAGACATAAATTAAGAAATTTTATTTTAAGTTTTTCTAAAAGAGACTCGTCTTGCAATCCTCTATCTATTAATTTTTTTGCTGATGTTTCAGTAATTTGATAAAACCATCATCTCCATGTCCTGCTATACAGCTATTGTTATAATAAGAAAAACAGTCAAAACAACTTACAGAACAATCACTAAAAAATTTCATAATAATAGTTTTTAAAATTTATGGGAAGGGTAGGAATCGAACCTACGTTTTGTAATTAAAATTGTGGACCCAGTGGGACTCAAACCCACGATCTCTGGAGTGCAAATCCAGTGCTTTATTCATCTAAGCTATAGGCCCAAATAGTATCCCGTGCGAGAGTCGAACTCGCGCCTCCTGATAGAAAGTCAGACGTGTTAACCACTTCACTAACGGGACCTATTTTCTTTTGGACTTTTTAATCCATTTTTGTAAACTAGCAGAATACCTATCTTGAGTATTATACCAAAAATAATCTTGTCCTCTATAATTTTCATAATCAATAGTATAATCACTATAATCATAATCATTAATTATAGTTTTGGGGTTTGGAATATCTAAATTTTCAAAATCTTTACAACTTCTTATAACATTTTTTATATTCGATCTGATCCTTCTCCAATATAAAGAACTTTTTTTAACATTCCTAGGTCTATCTTTAATATAACCTTTTTTCTTACTTCTGCTCATAATACAAACTACTCCTCAATAATTTCTAAACTTCTAGGAAATACATCTAACTGTATTTCATTAGTAAACTTTACTCCAACAGCTCCCATCATTCCCCATTTTTCAGGGTCACAGGTAATACCTTCAATTCCAACTACTAAGCCTTCAGCATAGTCAGATAAATCTGTAGTTAATCTTACTTTTGTTCCATATCTAATAAGTATTAAAATATTTAGTATCAAGGGAGGGACTCGAACCCTCACGCTTTTAGGCACTAGTTCCTAAAACTAGCGTGGCTACCATTACACCACCTTGACAAAATTAATTTCCTCTTTGTCTATAACAAAAAATATAAGAGGGCTTAAATTTTAAAATTCTTACATCTACCTCACCAGTAACACATAAACAATCACATTTAATATGGTAATACTCCATAAAAGACCAAATTGTATTAACAGTATCTCCGGTAGAGATAAAATCATCCATAATAATGTTAACTGCATCAACGGGAAAATTATTTACAAAAATACCAGCATAATGTGCATATTCTCCCTCTTTTTTAATATGAATAATTCTATATACAGGAATTATCATAGCAGTACCATAAGAAAGCATAGCTCCTGAAGATCCTCTACACCATAATATTTTATGTCTATCAGGAAAAACTTGTTCTAACTTATAAGCTATACTTTTAGTAATTTCTATAGAATCCTGTACGGAAATTCCCACAGGATACTCATACATGTTACCAACTTTTATAAATTTAATATCTTCTTCCATAAATAATAAATTAATGGAGTATACGGGATTTGAACCCGTGACGTCAGTAGCTATAATGCGCTTCCCTTGCTCATTTAATCACCGCCATATAGGCTGCTATAGGTGCTTCTGCAATTCACTAGCTGAACGAGTTTATCATTACTCGCCGATCCTCCTCATCGTTGATACCCATTTGTGGACTAGGTGGGAATTGAACCCACGTATAGATCAGTTTACAACGTTAAATCTTTTTACATGCTTAGGTTTTAAGAGTTTCCTTCTCTTTGGGACTGCCGAGACAGCCGCTCCACCATCTTATTTTTGAGAAAACAAGAAAAAACAATATTGATTTCTAATGTTATTTAAATCCTAATAAATCAACAAATTTGGGATCACTAAATTCTGTTCCAAAGTTTTAGTACTCGAGAATTTCTTAAGCTGCAATAGCCATAGAAGTTCTAGCTTGTAAATTAATTACTTTGCCGTTTAAAATTAGTACAAGGCTCTTCAGCACGTTGCATGAATTTAAAATCTTCTTCCTGCCTAGCAAAACCAGTCTAGCCCATTATAGTTGAAAAGAGTATAAAGATAATACAATAAAAATAAAAAAAATCCCAAACTACTAATTTTTTTTCATTTGGGATTTTAGATTAAAACAAAACAAAACCAATCAAGTTCCCTATGAGATATAATCAAAAGAAACTCCGTAGCCTTCATCAAACTCTTTCACATAAGAAATAATTCTCTGTGATCTAGACATTCGTTTCCACCTTCGAGCTTCTTCCCAAGAAGGTACTGTATCTGAAACCCATCCTTCAAGTACTGTATCAGATATAGGAAGTCTTTTATAACATTCCTTGATCTCCCTATCAGTATGAAAGATATTCCTTGTAAGAGTACCACCTTCTATTTTTACAGTGTTTTTTTGCCAATCTTTATGTTTAACTGGCGCTCCAATAGTTCCGGGTAAATTAATTATTATAATTATACCATTCATAATAAATTCTCATGCCTTTGAGGTATTTTTAGTGGCAAATTAAGGTTCCTTTCCACCAGCAAGTCATTATATTTTATCCATAGGTTACTGTACTTCGCCTCAACATAAAAAGGTTATTGATAAAATTCTATTGATTTAATAATAAAATCAGACACTCCATGTGTAAAATTAGCAGAATGAACTGCATTATTTAATATAGGATATATAGGTAAATCATATAATCCTACATTAAGTTCTCCGGTTTTTATCCCATTAGTATAAAAAGAAGCTCCTTTAGGAGTATTAACAAGAGCAAATTCATAGTCCTCATCCCAATTAGGAACAAATACCTTTGTTCCTTTACCATAAAGTCGATAAGTATCTCTTGTAAAACCATAATGAATTGTATGCCCAACTTGGTTTTTTCTTAATACCTCCATTAAGTCTATTTCCGGTATAATATGGTCGGATCCTATATAACCATAACCAGAAAAAGTTAGATCACTAGGTTCATATAAAGTAATTAAATTTAGAATTTTATTATAATTATAAATTCTGCCTATTACATTTCTTTTATCATCTAGTATCCACCAATTTATACCAGGTATAATGGAAGGAACAGAGTTTAAAAATACCTTGTTTCCTTCTATTCTGTTAATATTGCAAGAAAATTGCATTTCTACAGGAGGATGGGGATGCCTTAAAAACCATATTGCACAAAAAGAATCTCTAGGAAGGTTTACTTTAAATACCCACGTTCCATAAGTATAATCCTTAAAGAATTTTTTATAATCTATGTAGCCGATCTTCCACCAAATAGATTTAGTCTCTCCCCAAATATTATATTGTTCTGGGGCATTCTTAATGGGAATAACTTTAAGATGAAGTCCATCTTCTTGCAATTCTACACATTCAGAAGACATTACCATATGATTGTGGTAAAAAATATGATTTAATATTTCGTAAGAAGGATTATTAAAATCCTCTTTCCACACAAGATTACCCCAATCAATTTTAGGTTTTATATATTCTTTAAAAAGATTATACCTAAGCTTTAGTAATAAATTTTTCATAACAAAAAAATTATACTATTACCAAATATAGTCTTTTATATCAGAAGACAAATTTAAATTATAAACATTGAAGGTATCATCAACGTAGTTTGCTACAGAAAGAGCCACATCAATAAAATCGGAATTAGAGGGAGGAAGTTTAGAGTTTAAAAGAAGGGCATACTTCTCTTTAATTAACCTCCCAGAGGCAATTGTCCTTCCTTGTTTGCGAGAGAAATTATCTCTTTTACTGCAACGAGATACAGCAATCTTTAAAACTTCATTGCTAAAAACTCCAACAACAGTAACTCTAGATCCTTTGTCTAGACGCCCAGAATGAAATACATAAATCATAATTTTTAATTTTTAGATTAATACTAGTCAATTAAATCTTCAAAATTTAACCAATTTTTATTAGCACATAATAGAGTAAGATATCCTAAAATATCTACCACATCATTTTTTCTTAAGTCATCAGAGTTTATAACTCTTTTAATTTTATCAGCAAGCCTAATTTTTATACCATCTTCTGCTGTATATTTAATACCTTCTAATGGCTCTAAAGCAGAATCTCCATATCTTTTATTTTTCTCTTGTAATAAATTATCTAGAGAAGAGGTTATAAGCGATATTTTATCGAAGGTAGATAATTCTTCAGTATTTTCCTTAAAAGGATTATATTTTGCAATATTATCCTTACTATCTTCTAAATGGTATTTGAGAATTTTAAGTTTATGCAGAAGATTATATAAGTCTATTAAGTCATTAAAAAGACTATCAATTTTATTATTTAACCATTCTACAGGTTCTTCTTTAAATTCTTCTGGAATTATATCTTTAGGAGTAGAGTATACATATCCTTTAATAATAGCTTTATAATTATTTATATCATTCTCTACTTCGTCTATTGAATCATCTAAATCAGATATGTTTTCAAAAGCATATCGACTAATATATATTGTAGGTTTAAAAGTAGTTCCCCATCCCATAATTAATTATTTTAATAGGTATTTATCATCCCAAGAAGATTGGTTTTTATCCATATCCACCCAAGGCCAAGTTTCCTTAGCTTTTTTGATATCTTTATCAGCATAATAAAGAAACCAAAGAATCTGTTCCCAATATTTATAAGGATTTCCTAAAGGCGCCTTTAATGTAATTACCAGCTGTAAACCAAAAAAGAATATATAGAACATAGGAGGAAACTCAAATCTAGGAGAGGAAAATTTATCTTTCCATCCTAAAGGCACAGATCCAATTTTAAAAGGCCAACCAACCTGTAAAAAATAATAATTATTAAATACTTTAAAAATATAATTTTTGGATCTTCTAACTATCGGAAAATTAGAAAATGTATTTTCTTCTTTTTTCCAAGGAAATCTTTTATTCTTTTCTTCTCTTTCCTCTAAAGATAATAATTTAAGCTTTCTTATTTTTATAATTGTAGATACAAACCCTATAGGATAAAAATAAGGAATGCCATATTTTAAAGGCCCAAAATAAATACTTAATCTAGGAAGTTTAAAATATTTAAAAGCAGGAGCATATTTTTTAATTTTCATATTCCAATAAAAAATCAGGATTTATAACCTTAAAAGAAAGTATTTTTTTACCGTTTTCTATACAACGTATAACTACCCCTTCTCTATGTATTTTATTATTTATAGTTGATTTGCCTTTACTAAATTCAACTAATTCTTGTAATGTAGAACCTAATTTGTACAGAGGAACGGTTGTTTTATTAGATTCCCATGCAACTAAAGGAACAGGAATTAATCCATTATCTTCACAAAACTTTTTCATTTCCTCGTAATTGTAATGATAATTCCTCTCGTGATCTATAACATTAAATACCCAAAACCTAGGCTCTTTAATATCATACTTATTACCTTGAACTTTAGTATCTCCCTGCTCACCTTGAATAGTAAGAGTTGGATTTTCTCTAAGTATTTGCTCAATATTATACTTTTTAGCTATCTTCCAGTAGAGAGAGTTCTTATCATTGTTAGTTAAGTTCCTACTACATACTACAAATTTATACTCTTTGATAGGAATTAATTTACCTAACCATCCATTAAACTTAGGAACCCTCTTGCCTGTAAACGTAACTGATTGGAAGTCAACCTTCTCTGTTACATAAACTTCTTTATCTTTAAACTGTTCAAGTACTTTAGGTATATTCTGAATTCTCTCTTCATCTGTCTTGCTTACCCAATAAGGAAATCCTTTTTTCTGTTTTCTTGAAATAAACAACCTCCTAAACCAAGAATATCTCATCATAAATTTCTTAAGTTTATTCTTTTCATTAGAAAGTTTTCTTTCTTGTTGAGATATTTCTTCTCTTTCAGATGGAGTTAAGTACTTAGTAACCCCTAATATTTCAGTTACATCAGTTCCTTTGGCCTCTCCCTTGATTACATATTCTTTAGGAAGGATAGATAGAGGTAAAATAAGTCCTTGGGAGATTTGATTTTTTAACTTAATAGTCCTTATTCTAAATTTTCTATTTCTTAGAAATTCAAATTCTGGTAATTCAGGAACAACACTGTCTATTTCAAAATAGACTACCAAGTCTCCAACAGAAACTTCTCCTTTCTTTACTACACACTCCCAACCTAAATCTTTCATTAAAGCCACCTCAATTTTATCTGCTCCAGGTATAGGCTTTAATTCAGATATAATTTGTAATGTTGCTAATTTTCTTTCTGACATTTATATTCATTTAAATTATCCCAAAGTAATTCATCACTATTAGTATCATATAATTCTACAGTATCATATAATTCTATAGTGGCTTCATCGTTTATAGGAGGCATAAGCTCCTCTGTTTTATAAAGTGTATCCCAATGGAGATATATGTCCTCTCTATTATATAAACCATCAATCCCTTCCTTTTTAAGGATATCAATAATTTGTTCTTTGGCTATATCTTCATTTAATGTTATTCTTTTCCAAATAGATGTTTTTATATCTATATACATATTATAAGTTAATTTTTAAATTTTTATATTTTTTCAAAAGTATTTTATAAATAACTTCATTTTTTTATTTAATCAAATTTAAAAATTCCTCATTATTTAATTTAAATCCAGAAGCTCCTTTATGGCCACCTCCTCCATATTGTTTAGCAATCTGACTACAGTCAACTTTACCGTTATCATTGTATAAGCTGAAGTTCCACATTCCATTTGCATAATGAAAGCAAGCACATCCATCATACCCATCTTTGTGATAATCTATACCAAAATTGATAGGATTGAATCTTTCTTTGTTGATACAAATGAAGTTTAATGTACTCGGAACATTATTTAAATTCTGACCCTTATCTTCTCTTACAAATGCTTCATGGCATCTAAATTGAATACCAAACCCATTCTTATAAGTTTGTTTAGCTTCTGTGCAGAGATATTGATAAATAGCTTTTCCTTGCTCTAATATTGAGCCAACTATTGCCTGAGCATTAAGAAACAAATATTCGCTTTCGTTTGTATTAATGCATTGAATAAGATAACTGTAAGCCTCCTCATAATTACTAATACGCTGCCTTGCTCCATATTGAAACTCAAGAACTTTCTGTTCTTCAGCAGTTCCTTTGTGGCCAAAGCAATCATATCTGCCAAGTAATCTTACTATTTCTGGCATTGATTCGTGGGAAAAGAAATATATCCAAGTAAGTTCACAAGCTGAAAAATTAGTATTACGAATACCCTTACTATCATCATAAGATAATATTATAGAGGAATGTTTACTTTCATTGATAGCCGATATATGATGATCTAACCAAATAAAATCTTTATCTTCATAAAGTTTGATCATTTCTTCCTTAGGGAAACTAATATCACACATTATCACTCTATCATATTCTGATAGATCTGGAATAGGTTGTCCATAGTTGTAACCTATAAAATTAATTGAGTCGTTTTGTGGAATAGTATTAAATCCGTTATTCTCTAAGTTAAACCAATGTTTTACTATTGCTGCCGACATCCAACCATCAAGGTCTATACTGTGGTATATACAAACTGTTTTCATTGTTCCATTTTTTTATTCTTAAATTTTTCATATTTTTCTAAGGGTATTCTATAAATAATACCAGACATTCTAGAAAAACTACAAGAGCAGCTCTTTTGTGAAGTTTAGCAAACTCAATCATAGTATCGGTTATTGACCTACTTATTGCACCTCATAATCTTATTCTTTAATTTCTTTTAATTCTTTACTGTGTTTCAACGATCCTAATAAAACATTCTGAGCAGTACCCATTATAATAGCTAAAGCTCTTTGTTCATATGTCATATCATTCAGATAAATAGGTTCTCCTTCTACTTCCTTATATCCTACACTATCCATTTTATATTCCCTATATACTCTTGTAATATAAGAGAATGTTCTTGGACTTGGTGGATAGTTATGAAGTACAATCTTATCTGTAGATTCCCAGATTATATTTTTATCTATCTTAAATTTCATAATGAATTTTTTAAATCATACATAGCCAAGAATTGTAGTACAGTTTATGAAGACCGTGCATCTTCGGAAGTTTCATAGGATTGTTCTATTTCAACATCCGAGATAGTCGTATAATTATCGCCCAAATCATTCATGAACAATTTTTTAGCTTCTAATTTTGCTTTTGTTTCTGCTATCTTTTTTGAATTAGCATTAATTATCATTGAATAGGTTTCGGCACCAACATATATTTCTTCATCCATGTTATCCGAATAAGAAACAGAACATTCTACATAGTAAATTTTCATGATATGTGATGGTTATGTGATTGTGCCCGCATTCCTGCACTGCATATATACCAAGACCGTTATCATTCAGTTTGCGATTACACCACCGCATTTTCTGCAAACAAGCGTAGCTGATGAAAATATCTTAGTTTGCTTATTCCATTTACAATTGCAAACCGTTCGCTTCGCAATGCTAACATTTTGTTTATTGCGTTGCTGCTCTGTGATTTTTGATTCTTTTTTCATTTTTTGTAATTATTTAATAATTTGACAATTTTGTTCTATTAATCGCCAAACTGGGCATAGCTGCGGCACGTTAGCAAATATTTAACCGTGGCATGTTGGACACGACATTTGCCCACAATCGCAACCGTTACTTTGCCAATTAGATGCAGAAATTATTGCATAGTATACCTTGTCTATAATTAACTGCTTATCTTCTGGTTTAAGTTCAATTCCATTCTTTTTTAACCCTTCAATGATTTCTTTACTTGTGCTTGTCAAGTGTGTCCAATTTGTTTCCATATACCGTCCGACAGTTAAAAGTTTCAACTTTCATAAATTAGGGTTTTAATATTGAGTAACCTCAATTTTAGCATGATGATTTTGCACTTCCATCCACGTTTTTACCTTTAATTTTTCAACCTCCTTTAGTACCACTTTTCCATTCCTAGATTTTTCTAAATCAATTTCCCAACCATCTGGAATAATAATTACTTTATCCATAAATTAAATTATTTTTTAAGTTTTTTTAAACTAGAATTAGGTAATATTTCTTTTTTACTCCTTAAATGTTTAAGAATAGAAATAGTGCTGTGAAATTGTTCTTGAAGTAATTTAGCTCTATTGGTAAATTTCTCTGTAGGAATTTCTCCAGGACCATATACTTTTCTTTCACCAATAAATTCCAGAGCTTGTTGAAAAGCTTTAACTTCTTTTTTATTATACTTGTTAGTGTATTGTTTCATTTTATTAATTATTAATTATTATTCTTCAATTTCTTTTGTTTCAAATCCTTTAATTATTTTAGAAGATTTTAAATAAATTTGATTTAATAACTCTTCTAAAGTATCTCCATAGCAGTATAAAATTCTACTTATAGAAGGATTAACTGCATAAAATACAACCTCTCCTTCTTCATCAAATTCATAGGAATTTCTTTCTTTTACTAAAACCTCTGCTAAAAATCCAAGTTTATTATTATCAATAAGATCAAAAATTATTCCATCAATTCTTTCAAAATATTTTGGACCTTTAAAAGACTTAATATCAGGAAATAATTCTCTAATATCTTCTAAAGTGTCAATGTCCTTTAGAAAACTCTCCAATTCATGAGTTTCAGTAGAAGTAACTACCAGCTATATTTAATTGCTGGCTTTGTGAGTTATTCAAGTTCTGTTCGTTGTTCATAATTAATCGTAATTTGATAGTTTAGTATTTCAAAATCAGTAACTAAACATAGCTGCGAAACATTAGCAGAAATGCCTAAACAGACACCTTGCCAGTTGCTTCACAATTTTCACATTGCACCTGAATTGGGCATTCACCACAACAATCGCCATCGGGGTGTGGGTGTGGCGAGTGGTCAGCATACCAGCCATACCCATCACATTTCGGGCAAGGCACTTCTGCTAACACGGGTTTTGTGCCATTGGCGGTTTTGTCTTTCAATTCAACTTTTTTGCTCATACTCAATATTTGTTTTTAATTTAACATTTGTGGTTTAAGTCGCCAACGGACACATAGCCACGAGTTAGCAGCAATTGTCAATCAACTTCTGCAACCCTACTGAATAATCAGACGGCATTGGATACCCACTAAATTTCGCATTACAGTATTCAGAACAAGCACCATTACCATGTTCAATGGTTTCTTTGTCCATCTCTTTTTCGCATATCAAACAACTGCTGCTAACAGCAGGTATATTCAATTGCGGTTTCTGTGATTTATCCAAGTTTTGTTCTTTATTGTCCATTTTATTTGAATTTGAAGTTTTGTAATTTTAAGTCCGCAACTAAATATACCTGCGAACCGTTATAGGTTATTTAAAAGCGACAAAGCCGACAGGAAAGCCGAAGCCAGACGATTTTAAACATTTATAACCTTTTGATTCTGCATGTTTGACAAGAGAATCAATTTGAGAGGACGATGGATTATCATCTTTCCAAAAAACGACATCTATTTTTTTTGGATTTGACTTTGATTTTTTATCAAATTTTTCTTTTTCAGATTTTAAATTCATAATTATTAGATATTTAGATTAATAAAATTGAAAATAACCTATAACACAGTATAGCGGTCAATAAGGGTATTAGTGGTGTTCGGAGCTTCGCAACCCACAACAACTTTTTTTGCAACCCGACAGCGACACGCCCCGCATCCCTTACATGCCGCTATATCCGTCCGTTGTGCGTAATGCTATTTATTATTTTATTCAAATTGAGAATTATGAACTTTAATAATAGCATCAATAAACTGATCTACGGTATAGAAAGTGTTTACAATTCCAAAAGATCCATAATCAACAAAAAATCGCTGATTATCAGCATCGTATTCTATCTTATCTATTCCAGAAGATATATTTACATAATTTCGCAAGAACTTATGAAGCAATGTTTTTAACTCTTGAATCTCTTTATCATCCATAATCTTTAATTTTTTATAAATAACTTACTCTGCTCGATTGCTAAAGTAAGGGATAATTCTATTATTTTAAAGACAGGATCGGTTCTTTTAGTATTAATTACTTTATCACTTTTTAACCACTCTTCCCACTCTTTAATTGTTTTTTGTATACAGCCATATCTTATATGAGAATCGGTTAATGTTAAGTTATACCCAAAGTTTAAAGTAAATACTTTTCTTGTTGCTTTAGCTTCTCCAGCTATTTCTGCCTCACCGGATACTTCTGCCTCTCCAAATACCTCTGCACTACCAGATACAAAAGCACTTTCATATACTAGTGCATATTCATATACTTTTGCATTATAGGCTATGTGAGCATTGCCGTATATTCTAGCGTTTCCATATACTTGAGCATTTCCATATACTTCAGCATTTTGAAATATAACAGCTTTATCAAATATTTTAGAAAAACCATATACAACAACATCTCCACTTAATTCCGCATTACCAAATACTTCAGAGTTACCATATACTATAACATTTCCTCGTATTATTGCATTGTCATATATTTTAGCTTTATTTAATATGGATGCCTTATCTTGAACTACTGCATTACCACATATTACTGCATTACCATATATTGTAGCATTACCGTACACAATAGCCTCATCAAGTATTAAAGCATAATCGGAAAAATTCGATTCTTTTTCAGCCCATCCTCCTAAATCTCCTTTTTTATAGTCTAAATAATCTTCTTTAAACCTAACTCTGTATATTATAATGTCATAGTATGTTTTTGAAATATTTGTTAATTCTATTATTTTACTTGAAAATGTATTCATTTATTCAATGTTATTTAGAAATTTTTTTAAGGATATATATTTTTCTAGCTCTGATTCTTCAAAACTTTTAATTATTTCAGAAGATTTTATATAAATTTGGTTTATAAGAGCTTCTAAAGTATCTCCATAGCAATATAAAATCTTGCTTATAGCAGGATTAACTAAATAAGAGGTAGGCTTTTCTTCCTCATCAAAGTCATAACAATATCTTTCTTTTACTAGGACTTCTGCAAGAAAACCAAGTTTATCATTATCAATAATATCAAAAATTATTTCATCAGTTTTCTTCAAAAAATACTCTGAATTTTTAAAAAAATCAATATCAGTAAATACTTCTTTAAGATCTTCCAAATTTTCAATATCTTCTATCATGGTTTCTAGTTCATGAGTATCACTAGAAGCAGCTATCCAAATAAGATTAGCTATTTCTATATTATTTTCAAAAAAATAATCAAAAATTTCTTTATTATTCATTTTTTAAAGTTTATAAATTTCCCAATCATAAAAGTATTCTGGGGAAAACCCTCTATTATTATATCCTTTAGGATTTTCTAAATTATCAGTCACTCCTATATCTCCAAACCTGGAAACCATCCAAACTAATAATTTAGTATCTTTAGGACAAGTATGAGTAGAAATATTATTTTCAACAGGATGTATACCATTCCAGGTTGTCATAATAAGATCATTTTTATTTTTAGTATATATTTTAAAATTATACCAAAAATCCATATTAGATAAATCTCTAATTTTTTCTGAAGGATATTTGATAGAATAAAGATTATCAAAAGAAACTTCATTAAAACAAATTTTATCTCCAGATTTCATTTGTTTAAGTAAGTCAGTAAAATCTTCATTTCTCATTTAATAATTTTTTAGCTTTATTTATATTACAAATTGTTTTAATAAAAATAAGATCAGATACATTAGTCCAAAAAATTTTTTTTGTTCTTCTAGTATATAATCTGGCTTTATCTCCCTTAATTTCAGCTAACACAAATCTCATAGCCTTATGACTTTGCCAAGTGGTATGATAATTACATCCGATGATTATAGGATTATCCATTAGTGGGCTTTATAATTATACAAAGGTTTAATAGTATCAATGACAATGACTGTATCTTGAATAAGAGATACAATTTCCTCCATAGACTTATAAGCTAAAGGAGCTTCATCTAAAGTACTTTCTAATACAGAAGTGCTGTAAATACCCTCCATAGAATTTTTAAATTCTTCTAAATTTAAATTTTCTCTAGCTGAAGTTCTGCTCATCAATCTTCCAGCCCCATGAGGAGCAGAATAATTCCAGTTTTTATTTCCCTTACCAATACATATAAGAGAACCATCTCTCATATTAATTGGAATTAAAAGTAATTCTGATTCTTCGGCAGATACTGCTCCTTTTCTAAGAATCATTCTTCTAAAATCAATGTAATTATGAATAGTTTCAAATCTACTAGATTCTTCCCATTGCATCTCTTCAATAATAATTTTAGCTATAGTTTCTCTATTAAAAGAAGCAAATTTCTGAACAATAGACATATCATTCATATAATTATCAAAATCCTTTCCTGTAAGAAAAGCAAATTCTTTATCAGTTGATGAAATTTTAATTTTCTTCAATTCATCATTAATTTCTTTTTGCCTTCCTTCAGATTTAAGTTTATCAATGAGATTTTTAATCTCCTCATTTGATTTACTAGAATTTTTAAAAGCTAAATTTTGATAATATTGACATACTTCACTTCCCAACTTTCTACTTCCAGAATGAATAATAAGAAATATATCTTCTGTAGTTTTACTTTTCCCTACTTCAATAAAATGGTTACCTCCACCTAAAGTACCTATAGAAAGAGAGGCTCTACTTGCATTTATATGATTTGTACATTTAAGAGAGTTTAAGTCAAAAATATCTTTACTTTTAGTATGTACTTCTTTTCCACTTGGGATTTTATTATTTATAATATTATCTAATTTAGAAAAATCTATATCTCGATTTTTTAACTTAATAGTTAACATACCACATCCTATATCTACTCCAACTAAGTTAGGAGTAACTTTATCTTTTATAGTCATGGTAGTACCTATAACACATCCTTTGCCAGCATGAGCATCCGGCATAATTCTCACAGTAGAATTTTGATATGCTTCACAATTAATAAGTTTTTTTATTTGATTAAAAGCTTCTTCTTCAAAGGTTTTTGCAAATATAACTGTTTCTGTTCTTAAATTATTTTTTATAATCTGCATAATTTAAATTAAAAAAAAATAATCCCACAAAAGTGGGATTATTTTAAGATTTTATGCATTGAGCAGTTTCTCAAGAGCATCCAATTCCATTTTTCTTTTAAGTTCTGGAGAAACAATAGCGTCAACTCTTTCTTCCAGTTTTTTAAGTTCAGCTTTACGTTTAGCTAATTGTAGAATAGATACCCGAGTTTTAAGGTCAGTTGTCCATTCTTCTACAGTGAAACCTAGCCAAGTAAATACTGCATCAACATTGAGTTCTTGAGCCGATTCTGCATATTTTTGAGAACGTTCTTTCAAAAATGTCAATATTTCTACTAACTTTCTTTCATCACGTACTGAAATAATATCTACAGAATTACCCATTGTTTCAGAATACCGAAATTGTCCTCCAGTTATATACTGAGGTCTTTCAGCATTAGCTACTTCAGCTTTTTTAGCTTGCAGTCTTTCAAAAAGTTGCAATACTTTTTCGTCATGTGTAAGTGTTTCTTCTTTCATGTTAAAAAATGTTTAAATTGTTAAAAAAATGTTAATGAATTATAAATAATTCGTGAGAGAGCTTGGACTCGAACCAAGAAACCCATTAGGCAGCGGTTTTGGGAAGTAACTTATATATAGCCCTAAGGAAAGTATAAAAGAATACACCGCCGTGTTTACCATTTCACCACCCTCTCTTGACGGAAAGTATATCACTAGTATTTTTACCATAAAATAAGAAGTAAGTGATATATAGCCGTTTAAGTTGTATTGGAAATTATAATACTAAACGAGGAGGCAATTAAGCCAACAGAAGTAAGTATTATATAGCCAATTTAAAAGATAAGGAAATTAAATAAGAAAGATCACTCATGTAGAATGATCGGATATCAACCGATTAGAAGTATCTTATTTATAGCCTTATTATGAGATGAGGTAAATACATTACTAAAACAAATAAAAGGTTTGCTGAGAAGTAAGTAAATGTATAGCCTCATTATATTTTAAAAACCGGAAAGAATATAACTAAGAAAAGATAATATAGTCCTTTAGAAGTAAGTTATATATAGCCGGTAAGATGAAAGATCTTAAAAAAGAGAAGCGTGCTTCTCTTGTGTAATTGTACCAATATTGAGTAGTTCAAATGATTAAATTAGTACATAGCACACTATATTTAGTTAAAAACTAATTATCAAGTTTTTTATAATCAACACAATATTTTATTGGAGAGTGTCGATGTTTCAAAATGCTATTAAATCTAGAATATGTGGGATTTATACAAGTTTCATATGTAAAGATATCACCACTTATATCATGAGATTTTGGTCTTAATTGAAATCTATAATAAGCACATGATTCACATAAGTTTAAATAAGGGTTTGTACTTTCGGAGATTAACCAGGGTCTGCGAGTAAGTAATGAAATTTTTTCATCCAATATTTCATGAATTTCTTCATCTGATAAAGTATAATAAAGGAAGACTTCATTATATCCAGGAGATTCAATAGACTTAGTATAATCTTTAATGGTTACAAGTCCACCAAGTTTTTTTAATTTTTTAATTTTATCTTCTATACTCATAGTAATAATAAGGAAGGGGATTACTCCCCTTCCAGGTTTGTTACGATAATGACAGAAACTTTGATTTAGTTTGGAAGGAATTTAGTTAGTGATTTTATTTCCATCACTATCTTTTACTTGTAGTTAGAAGTAACCAACTAATAGCCTTTTATTCCAAACGCACAAATATTTTAAACTCCTAAATATTTAAGAGTATTAGTATAAGAACCAGAAAAGTCTTCAAATAAGAAATGCACATCAGCGTTTTCTTTTGAGACTAATCTACCACGAGCCTCAACATGCCACTTAAGAAGATCATACACAGAAAGTTTAGGATCTTCAATATATTTAACAATCTCTTCCTTAATTTTAGAAGTACTGTTATTAAATAAATCAAAGTCTAAATCTAAATGAATATAATCTCCAGTAGTTAAGTCTATAGCAGCCACAAGAGTAAGACGAGAAGAGCCTGTTACTTTCATTGAATTAGTAATAGTAGAAGGAAGCCAAGTAGAATTAACTTCTGGAAATTCTCTAGACATTATACCTACAACACAGTCTTGAGTATCAGATAATTTTCCTCCATTAAAATTATGGACAACCATTAAGAGATAATTATATCCACTATCGAGAGTCTTTTTGATATCAATATCAACATACTCAGCACAAGCTCCTCTGCGATGGCGAACATCTCCAGAATAACACCCTAGATAAGAAGAATGGATACCATTATATCCAAAAGAAACCTTTGAGCCTGTATTAAAGTTCATAAGATATCCATGAAGATCAAGGTCTATCATTCCAACTTTATCATACCAATGAACAAAACATCTTATTGTTTTTGCTTCCTTATTAAATAATGGGATACGTTCTCCTCTTACTATAGGAACAAGAGAATCGTTGAGACTTCTCATATTAGTTGGAAGAGGAATCTTTTTCAGTTTTTCATCAATCCAACAATTTCCAAGTTCTGGAAGATCTTTGAACTTACTTTTAATAGTTTCCCAAATTTTATCTTGAATGAGATTAACAAGACTTGAATTAAAAGCAGGTAAATCTGGAAGAGAAGTTCTCTTACGAGCCCCTTTAATCATTATAGAACGACCTGTTACAGCATTTCTGCGATTTTCAAAATGAGTAAAAACTTCCAGAAGTACTTTATTAGAAGAATTTTCAATGATTTTACTGAAGATATCTAATATCATTTGCTGCATATTACCTCTTGCATTTCTAAGTAGATAATCTAATCTCCTTAAAAATTCTCCAGGTCTTTCTGATAATTTATTGAGTCCTTCCGAGAAACTTTTGTTAAAGGCCCGATCAACTTCTCCATACCAAGAAACAACTTTATCATTTCTTAATTTTTGAAAAGCATAAAAGGCTTTAGGAAATTCTGCATGATAATCCCCAGGATGAAGTTTTTCTCCCAATCTTATCCATCTTTGTGCTTTAAGTTTCATTTCTCTAACGTCACAATTAGAAGACTCTAGAAGATAGAGAATATACCTTCTTTCTTTTCGTTTAAAGTTACGAAACTTAAATTTCTCTCTCTCAGTATTATCTACATAAGAGGATCTCCAACCAAAAGTTTTAATTTTCTTTTTTGGAACTTTAGGAAGAGACACATCTCCTCCAGATAAACCAACCACAATTCTAAGAATATCAGTAGTAGTAAGTTTAGGTAAAGCTGCGGGAATTTTATTTTCCTGTATAAGTACAGAAAAAATAGTAGATAAATTTTCCTTAAAAGGAATAGTATCCGGAAGAACAAGTTCTTCATAATTTTTTGCAAACCACTTAAGAACAGACAAATCATTTGGAGTAAGAGACTGTCCAGAAGAAGCTAAAGTAGTAAAAATCTTTTTAAAATCCTCTTCTGTGCCCGCAGTAATAATTTTATAATTTACATATTCAAATGCTGTTCCTTTTTTATTAGGATATTCTTCAGCAGTAAAGGAACCACCAGATAAATAACCCATAATTTGATTTCTCCACAATTCGTACTCTGTCATAGACATAACTTGTTGAGGAAATCCTTTATAAATAGGCTGATAATTCCGAGATCCTCCTGTTATTTCTTTTAAATAAGAAATAATTTCTTGGTAAAATTCCTTAATGTCAGCTGCATCAGACAAACCTAGTTGTCTAAGAGCCTCTTGATCAAGCATATAACCATATTGCATAAGTTCTGCTTGAACTGTCATAGCCATTGCACGATTGTCTATACCAAATTCTGGTACAACAAGTAGTCCTTTTTGGAAAGCGATTACATTTTTATTCATTTTTAAAAGTTTAAAGTTTGTTGGAATAGAGAGGATCGAACTCTCGAAAGAAATAGCTACTTTCTAACTTGCCTATCAATATTCCAGAGATGAGAGTTCTCACCAGTAGTTTTAGTCTCAAAACTTACAAAATAATACCCCCTGTAAAGGACAGAGGCGTACCTACTTTTTTTATTAAAAAATCAAAAATCAACCTACCTTTAACGCTGTAGGTGCCACGAAATAGTCTCTCAAACTATTTGAACTCTGGGAAAGAATCGAACTTTCATCTCCTAATTACCAATTAGGGCTCTAGCCATTAAGCTACCAGAGTTGTTTTCATATGTTTCCTGCCTTTCTTACCTTTTTAGGATTTTTAATTTTAACAGTGGAAAGAATTTTAGTTACTCCCACAATGTGGGCTTTTAATGTATTACGTGCATTTTCAGCAGCAACATCACAAATAGTAGTACTTCGAGTTTCTCCTTGTACCGTTTCGTATGTAATTAAATATTGATTCATTGTAAACTTTGTTTAAGTTTATTGATATGATATTTAAGGTATCTTTTCTTATCATCATATAATCCTTTTTTAAACAAAATGCTTTTGTTCTTAAAAAACATTAATGTAAATACAGATTCATGATGAATAAGGTAGAACATCAGAAGAAAAGTATCTTCTTTTTTAAGGGGCAGAATATCAAGTATATCAGTTAATCCAGGAAGTTCAGATGAATCTTCTTTAAAAAGACTAACATAATTATACAAAAGTTCCATTCCTTCAATGATAGTATATGTGTCAATCAACTTATCTAGAAATTCAATTCTAGAAGTAGTGTCTCTTATATCCCACCAATAATTATAATTTATTTTCATCAAGTAATGTTCTAAAGAAGGAAAATTGGATAACCAACTAGAGTCAATCTTGTATATAAATAAACCAATAAAGTATCTTAAATTCTTAGGACGTCTTGCTTCTAGAAACTCTTTAAAGGAAATTAAATCAAAAGGATAAATATGGGAAATTTTTGCAGAAATTGTACATAGTCCCATAAGATCTCCTATATTAATACTTTTGTAATATTCTTCCTTTATAGCGATTAAGATTTCTTTTTTATTCTTTATCATATCTCTTCAAAAGTTGTTATTGGTTTGTATATCTTATAACCTTTTATGGAATTTTTTAACATAAAGATCATGATTCTGAATTTTAGTTTCCAATACTTTTGCAAAACTTCCATAAAAAATAGGATCTTTACTTTTAAAAGTATAGCCTTGTTTTTTTCCTATAAGGACTATATTTCCACTTTGTATAAGAGAGTCCAATACAAAGACTGGATAAGAACATTTATGCTCTTTAAGAGAAGTAATAAATTCTTTTTTCGTAAAGCTATTAATAGCTTTTTTTGAATATCCATTTCTTATCTTTGATAAGATTGCTGATACATTTTTTGCTCTTTCTTCTGTCTTTTCTTTCATCTGTATTTTTTTTATTAAAGTTAAATTTTTGATGCCCTGATAGGATTCGAACCTATACTATCTCCTTCAAAGGGACACGTGCTAACCATTACACCACAGGGCAAACTATTAAATAATATTATTTAATTCCAATGCAATTTCTTTAAAAGCATTAATTTCAGGAGTTTCTTCTTTTGAGCGAGAAATCATAAGGCCTTCTTTCTCTATTATATAAGTAACTCCAAATTTGTTTTTAATA